TCTAAGCAAAAAGTATATGGCACTACCAAAACACCAAGAGCGCAATTTGCTCATGTAAATCATTATCCAAATTCACTTTTAATTTGTATTTGCTTAAAGCCATTGAAAATATGGTTCTTTCATGGTAAAGATTTATTGAATCGCAAATCATTAGACGAATGTAAAAAACCTTACTTTAAAGAAGCATTGTGTTATGATAAAGAAGAAGGTATCAATAAGCTAGAAGATTATTTAACCACTTATTTGAAAAATTATGAGGAACATAAGCTAGATTATTATAATTTACAAATAGGCACTAATCACTTTCTTGAAGATTATGCTAACAGGTTATACAAAGCACATAAAAATCTACCAATGGTTTCTGAAAGAAGGGGATTAAATGAAATAGAAAACAGTTGCGTTGACTGTGTAGATGTAGATGGTTCAAGAATTCAAGAAAAAATATGTCATGTTCGTGAAGATACTACTGGATTTCACTTGAAATTAGCTAAATCTAGTGGTAGGAATCTTGAATCTAAACTAACTAATAGACCCTATAATGAGAATGATTTTGATATATTGAGAGTTTATTTGTTTTGTAAAGTTGATGAATTGGGTAAAGTGAGTTTTAAAAGGGAAAATTATAGTATAAAATACAATGGAGAGAACTATCAACCTGCGATTAAAGATATTGAGTCTTATACGCTATTTGGATATTTTGATATTCCAATGAAAAAACTAATAAGTGAAGGTTGGGTTTCAACAAAAAATCAAAAAGGAAAAAAAGCTCTCAAAGTATTTTTGCCTGAAAAAGTTGCTAACAGCATTCATTATAGTTTACCGAAACATATTCAGAAAAGAAGTCCAATTTGGACAAGAGACTATTTTCAACAAGTTTTATAGATAAATATATTATATAAAATATGTCAGGCATAAGTTCAGAAAAATTATTAAAAAATCCGGATTTAATAAAACATTCTTATAAGGTTCAACCTCATGCTCTAATCCAATATACAGAAGATGTCAAGAATCCATATAAAGAGCAGCTCAGAAATTTAGATGCTAGTTTAAAATACAGCATCAATTATTTGGGTTCTGGCGTTGACATGAAAGGCAAGGATATTGCTTTAGGAGCCAATTACTTTATTGAATCTGGAAAATGCGATGATGAAACCTCTTCTGATAATTGTAAAGACAAAACAAAATATACTTATGTTAGAAACATTCCAACCGGAACAATCCCGCCATTAAATTTAAGTTTTTACAACGCAACTGGTTGTAATCTAACAGGATTGACAGAAGGAAGAGGTCTAGTTCCCGGGTTATTTGAACAAGTTTATGATATCAATCCTGTCGAGCTTGGGAGAGCAGTGAGTGGAATTGGGAATTTAGGTTCGAATAGTTGCAAAGAAATGAGTCTTCCAGTGGGATATAAAATCTATGATTCAAAAAGAGAAGACGACACTTGGAAATGGGAAACAAAATGCACAGCTGGTCATCACACCATGACCGAGACAACAAATAATGATTTAAATAAAGCAGTAAGAAATCAAAATCCAACTATACCTAATGCCAGATTACCGGGACCATTACAATTAAGAGAGAATTTTGAACAAACTACCGAATCTTCTCATAATAAATATTCTATAATTATTTTACTTGGATGTATAACGGCTTTAGTTTGTTTACGATCAGCAAAATTGCGTTAATATATATCATCAAGGACGTCCTAATTTATCATATACATATCTCGATTCCAACGTAAATACTTCATCATTTGAATTAATAATTCTGTCTGCATTATTTCCACTATCTACAAAATTGTCAATATTAGAGATACCTTCTAATGATAAATCTGCAGAAAGTCCATTTGAATATGCTTCTTCAAGTCTTTTCATAAAAGAGTATAATTCTTTGAATTTTTTGTTCGTTAAGTCCATTTCTGATTTTAATGATTCTTTAAGAGTTGTAATATCATTTCTAATATTATTCACATCATTTCTAAGTTTATCTACAACTTTATAGAGATTATCGATTCGACCATTAACTTCAACTTGTGTTTTTATTTGATTAAGTCTAGCTGATGATTGCATATATTCTATCTTTAGATATATATTTTTATATAAGTTTATTCTCTATATCATCTGAAGGAAACTCATTAATATGTTTAATTTTTGGATAAATCCGATATCCGTGATACATCCCCGACATTACAAATAACAATAAAAGTAATCCATAAAAAAATTTAGTCGAAGTTAATATCCAAATCATACTCGGAACTACAGCTAAAATTATTCTGGAACGAGTGTATCCATAATATGATTTCAGTAATTCATTTTGTTCTTTAATGTTTCCGTTAGTATCTTTTGTATTATTTTTAAGTTCAATAATACTAAAATGAATACCTTTTGTGAAATACCAGAAAGTGGAATATAGGAAAAATCCCATTGAATATGCTGATACAATACCTTCAAAACTGTTAGATTTTTTATGATATATTGATTTATGAACTAATAAATACATTGAGAAAGTGACGATTGCATTAAAATTACCACAGTAAGAAATGAGATAATACATGTCGCTGTTTCCTTTTGTGAGATTTGGCTTATAAATTTCTTTATCATTCAATATATTTGAAAATCCAGCGATTGCAATATCGCAATCACTCCATGTTAAATCAGTCATTAAATAGATATACAAGGGTTAATCTTATAATTACTTTACCAAGGTTTTTGTTCAAGTTGTCTATTTCCACGAATAGATGTGTTTACACTATGTTCCATAATTTGTCTTCCTTGAGAAATTTCTTTATTATAAGCAACATATTGGTTAAGTTCGCTAAAAACTCTTTTAATGGCATAATTGATAACAATGACATTCAATTCTTTTACTTGTCCGATGACATCATTTTCTTGATTACGTGAATTTTGTAGAAAAACCGAACGCATGATAACAGTTAATTCTTCAGGACTTTGTTTTCCAATAACATGTTTTTTATCGGATCGTAACCAGACTTGATATCTAATATTTGTTTGAATGCTATCCATATTTTGCGCAGAAAAGAAAGCGGAAGATAGTGGTGTACTATATTGAATGCCTTTTAATTCGTCCATGATATAATTATAGCTTTTTATTTTTAAATTTCATCGTCAGTATCAATCAAACACATTTCCAAATTTGATGATTTTATTGGAGATTTATTTTCTGGAACATTTAAAGTGGATATTGGTTCATCATCATCTGTATCAATGAGACATATATCTAATTTTAATGGTTGCGGTTTTTCTGGTTTTTCTGGAAACATAGTTTGTTGTATTTCACCATTCTTATCATTTTCAAGTATGTCTCTCTTATCTTCTACATCTTTCCAGAACGTATCTATTTTTGGTCTAATGTATTTGAACCATTCTCGATTCCTTTTAATCAATCTATTAGAGTATTTAACTAATTCCCAATAATATGAACGAACATACCAAGTATTTTCATCATTTTCTGAAAATTGTTTCAAATTATTAGAACTCCAAGTAATAAATTCTTGTTCAGTTAGATTGATCGGAGAATAAATCCAATGATTCTTCGTTTTATTGGTTTTACTATCCTGTACTGCATATTCGATGACAATCCCATAAAACTGCTTATGGGTTTTGTCCCTAATCTTAGAATAAAATTCTTCTTCAGTAAGGTTTTCGTTTAATTTTATTTCAAAGAAATCACAATATTCGAGTTTACAAACTTCTAGCTGTATTTGACATTGAACCCAATACTTATACAGTGGTATACCCGTTAATTTACGACTATATAAGCATTTGATTTCCAACATATGGCCTAATTTTTTTTTAGACTTTGAACTTGTTACAATACCATCAGGCGATGCTCCAATATACGGTATACTTGGATGTTTTATACATCCATATTCAGAAATTTTAGTTTCTGTTAACATTTCATATATCCACTGTGCCACTGGTTCGTTTCTGATACCATGACTTAAAGCGGGAGTACTTGAAAATTGTCTTTCTTTTTCTGGTAAAACTTTTTCTTTTAGTATATGTTTGTATTTGGATTTACTTTCAAATATTTGACTCATACTACTGGCAGTAATTACAGTATGTCTATATGAATACCATTCTGGCGTTCTTTGCTCCGGTTGTGGTAAGCTATTTAGCCATTTTAATTTAGGCTCAACATTTTTAACAAGTTCTACTTTATCACGACTAATCATGCTATCTGATATATATGTCAATTCATCTTCATTATTACAATGAGAATGCTTTAATACCTCATAATTCTTCCAACTATTATAAACTTGTTGCTTATTGATATTAAATTTTTGAATAATTGGTTTCATTAACTCAAACATCTCATCTGATAAAATTATATCTTCATTTTTTTCAGATAATTGTCTTAAAACGTCAAAAATAGGTTCCATATTCTAATTAGAATATGTCATATAGCTGTTATGTCATATTTTATCAAGTTTAATTGGATATTGATTGCTTATCACCATTGGCTCTATATTTTCCCAAGGATAGAATATAATTACCATCTGTACGATTCTCTTTGGTAATAAACAAAAATGAATAATTTCTTGAATGCTTAGATAAGGAGAATTATATGTACTCCTACATATTCCAAAATTGATAATGTTTTGATAAACAGAATCTGAAAAATTAACTAATTGCTCATCCGCATCAGTACACTTGATTTGACAGGCTTTTTCAAAAGGAAATATTACATTGGATTCTGTATTAAAATATATACGTTTGTCTACAAATGCTGGCTTACCAGAGCAGTATTTTCTGATTTTACACTTACCATATAATATCAATTTTCTTGAATTTCGAGAAAAAGAGGATACAATAGTTAGTATATTGATTCCAAAATCAAAAATGTTATTAATTAAGATCTTAAAAAAATTAAAGTCCATAATTATATGTTGGTTATCGAAACCTTAATAATTATAATCAGTGTTTTCGTTTTATGGACCCAAACATATTTACAAGATTGGAAGTCGGTTATTCTCTTCCTTTTTGTAATTAGCCTGTGCCATTATGTACTCAAAACTCCTGTATATGTTGCTTTTGGAATAGCCGGTATTTTATCTTGTTTACTTTATTTATCATACTCAAATGTAGAGGGTTATTCAGTAAAAGAGGATGAAGACGATTTAGATGATTTAGATGAAGATGAGGAAGATGAGGAAGATGAGGAAGATGAGGAAGAGGAGGAAGATGAGGAAGATGATGAAGATGAGGAAGATGAGGAAGAAGAAGTTGATTCAAAACCGGTTAACAATAATCCAATTGATATGGAGGAAACAATAAAGGGTGCTCTTGAAAATTTTGATCCAAAAACACTTAAAAATATGACTAAAGATACAACCTCTTTAATCAAATCTCAATCGGAACTGATGGGTATGATTCAACAGATGCAACCTGTCATACAAAAGGGATTATCACTTGTAGATAGGTTTCATGGAGAAGGTAAAACCGAGAAGTTATTCAAACAATATGACAATTTAAAAAAGTTACAAAAATCGATTAAAGTTTAATTTTTTGCGTTTATTTCTATTGGAAACAGATTGCAAATAATATTATATGACAAGTGAAACAACCCCTTTATCGTCATTACCGAATAATACGGAAACTGATTCAGACCTTGTTAATAAAATTCTTAATCAACTTGAAACAACAAATGAGTCGGATGCGCCAACATTTGAAATTGAAAAGCCTCCTGAACCAGTACAAGTAATAAATAATGTTCCAGAACCACAGCAAGTTGCTCCAAAGGTTGTTAATCAACCAACAATAGTAGAAAGTCCAAATAAACATCAAGAGAAATCTGTAAATCATTTAAGTCCACAAGGAATACAGAATATGATAAATGTATTTGATATGAATTACATAAATAAAGTTGGTAAGTTTGCTTTATTAATCTCAATATTGTTCTTTATTTTCATTAGTTGTAATAGCTCATTTGTAAATTTGTTTTCAAAAGTGCCATCTTTAAAAGCAATAACATTGGCGAATGAATTAAGTAATACTGGTAAAATACTTCAATCTATTTGTTTTGGTATAGTATATTTTTTGCTAAAATTATTCTTGCCGAATTAATCAAAATTTATTAAATATGATGATTCATTTTCAATTTGAACTGGTTGATATTGTTTAAAATCTTTAGGTATTATTTGATAAACTACAAATTTAGATGTACGAACATACTTTTCCTTTGAGGATACTGTTCGATTGACACATCTTAATATTTGACGTAATATTGTAATCGAGTTTTTGGGGGTTATATCATTCAAATAGGTTCTTGCTTTACACGGTATATAATATTCTTCAAGTTTTGGCTTAAGCTCATATAATTTATTAACTGTTCCTAATACTTCTAGATCTTTTTTTGAGAAATTTGTTACATCATCGAATCCTTGTAAACCGAATGCTTTAACAACATCCAAACATAAATCTTCTGGTGGGTTTGTTTTAAATAGTTGATTTTTTACCATTAATATTATAAATTATTTTTAAGATAAACGCATAAAAGGATACATCTAAGTGATCATCAGTTCATGGTTATATCTTCTACCCACCATCTATTAGACAAATATGGTTGGTTATTTACCATATGGGTTAAGGTTTCGGTTTGTTGATGGCCTTGAGAGTTTTCTTTAAGAGAAGGTCCTGCTTTTGCCAAATCATATATTTGAGAGGGTGCTAATACATAATTAAAGTATTGGAAAGATGATAAGTATCCGTGGAATCCACCATTTTCTGTCATATACAAATCATAGTAATTTTGTCTTGGTAGTGTTAATAAAGTATGAGTTGACTTAAGTCTTCCATTAATGTATATATTTGATACGAAATTAGATTGTGTATATGTGAAATGAATCCACTTCTTTACAGGCAAATTACTAATCTCAACATATTCGTTAGTATCATTGTAGCTATTTACATATAAACGCATTACGTTGTTTGAAGGATGTAACCATAGACCAGGACATTGTATTGGGCTCAAATCTTTAGGATCACTTGAGCCAAAAGTCTCAATTTTTGGTCCTTTGTGGAAAATATGCTTCCAAACAGTAGAGTCTGATGCAGGCAAAGTATGCCATGTTTCTCCGTCAATATAAAGCCATAATGAATAAGAGTACTCTATACCATTTTCGTTCATTGAACGCTTTAATGTTTTAGCGTATTGTTCATTAGGATTTTGTTTAACATTACGAGAATATTTTGCATTAACAAGTCCATCTAATAGTACAGGGGAGTCTTCTGCTGAACTGGAGACTTTATTCATAGCCATTCTGATGATGTATAAAACAAGATATATAGCTACACAAATTGCGATTCCAACAAATATTTCAGTTGCAACTTTGTTGTCACTTGAGTTTATGATATTTGCGATCCTATCCATTTATCTTATCTAAATTTTTTTATATACAGTATTATCATTATGGAAGCTAGACCCGCATTTGGTTTTTTATTGCTTCTTGTTTTGACATGTGCTGTCGTATTTCTGATTTACAAAACTTATGGATGGCTAAATAAGGGAAATGATACAGATGTAACAATATTAGACAAACCTGTTAAAATGGAAGCTGATATGCATACATGTAGTGGTATTTTACCACCATCTGGAAATGAACACACCTATAGTTTTTGGACATATATTACCCAATGGGAGGTAACTCCAAGCAAACCTAAATATATATTTAGAAGAGAACATGCCAGATATGTATTAAATGTCGCTGTAGGTGATATTCATAATGAATTACAGGTGTTTATTACCGACAAGGCCAGCGGTGATAAAGTATCAAGAATAGGCGAATTAGGACTGGATGATGATCATACTCATCGTTTAACTAATCTCCCATTACAGGCATGGAATCATATTACGATCACTATTTGGAATAAAACGCTTGACCTGTACTTAAATGGTAAGTTGGCAAGAACTTTTGTTTTAGCGAAGCCATTAGAGGCTTTTGAAAAGGGGGCATTTACTATTGGAGGTTCAAGTGACGATGCTATATTAAATGGATTTGTCTCACGCTTCCAATATTTCGGACGTGTTGTTTCACCAAGAGATATATACTCAATTTATATGAGGGGACCTGCCAACAAGAGCGACTTATCTAATAAACCAAATAGTTCCCAAGTTACTCTTGATTTATCTGTTGGTCAAACACCAGAATGTGCAACTGCTAACTAAAAATAATAGTTTAAATATTAATGACAAGCTCGGCCATTAAGAATCCGAAGTTTCTTAGCGATACGAAATATTTGTATAAACATCATGATGGATTGCCACTTGATTCTGATGCAGCATTAAGTACTTTTATATCAGAAATAAAAGCGGATGCGAACGAATATTCTCAATATGCAAATTTAACTCATTTACTTTCCGCTCTTCATGCTATAAAAGGTAGTCAAAATGATGATGCTCAAAATATTCTTGATTTCCATCCAGAATATTATTATAAAGTTATCTCTTCTCTATTTACAGAAGCATTCCATAATACACTTCTTTCAACAAGTGACTACTTCTTAGAATTACATAATAAAGCCGCTAATTCAAGAAAAGAACGCCATATTCATCTTAATGATGTACAAAATAGTGCTACAAATGCCACGGAAAATTGGCAAGAAGATGCAGAACAACTAGCGCTTTTATATGAAAGACTAAGGGCAAATCGTAATCATGAATATATTAACCTTGTTGATGATAACACAACGCTTCTTAGACAAGCCCAACTTAACCACGATATGTTACTTCGTAGACAATTTATTAATAAAATGTTACGCGATATCTTAATTCTTATATGTTTGTTTATTCTATCTGGATTCTTAAATCATATGGGTTATGCATCAACTACAATCCTTACAATTAATGTAGTTTTATTAACTCTATTCGGTCTAAATTTCTTATATTCGATTTATATTAGACAAAAAAGACATCAACTTAACTACACCCGATTTGGGAAATTCCTATATCCAAAGATTGATCCGGATGCACAATTGAAATATGCGGAAGGAGTATGCTCTGAAGATGATTCCGATCCTAACAGCAAAAAAGCTAAATGTGGTGGATTTGTATAAATAGGGATTGTGTAATAATAATTAAATAAAAGATATAACACCTATTGTTATGGGAGGAGGTGAAATACAACTTCATAAATATGGAGCGCAAAATATATACTTAAACGGCAATCCTCAAATTACTTATTTTAAATCTGTATACAAACGCCATAGTAATTTTTCAATGGAAACCATACGTATGGATTTTGAAACCTCTAATTCTCTTACATTTACTCAATCTTCAGTTGATAATATACTTAGTTGTACAATTTCTAGAAATGGTGACCTTGTTGATAAAGTATATCTTTCACTTAATCTACCGGATATATATTCGGGTTATGACCCAGATACAAATGTTTCTTATGATTTTCAATGGATTCCTAATCTTGGTTGCCAATTGATTAACAAATGTACTCTTAGTATTGGGGGTAATAGTGTTAGTGAATTATATGGTCAATGGATTGAAATTTGGCATGAAATGTTTCAAGATACCGGTGCTAAAAATAATTTCGATTTAATGACCGGACATCACTCAGATTTATTTATGCCGGCACATAATGGTCGGAATAGGGGTTTCTATCCAACATCAACACTCAAATCAAATCTGAATATAAATCCGGATTCTGCAAACTTTAGTTTTACTAATTTCAAAAAAAATCCTTTCCTACAACCACCATCTATATTAGGAAGACAATTATATATTCCTCTTCCTTTTTGGTTTTCAAATAATCCGGGTCTTGCTTTACCACTTGTTGCACTACAATATCATGATGTCAAAATTGATTTTGAACTAAGACCAATACAAGAATTGTATACAATTATCGAAACAAAAGACAATACACCTTACACAAAAGGCTCAAGAGTTAAACCAGACCCTTCATATTCTCATCACCATATCGGTAATTTTATTACATCAGTAAAACCAACTTCCTTTTTTCCACAAAAAGCAATTGAAGAAATCGATAATAACGTTGCTCCAAAAGATTTTGGAGACGGTGATAGTAATATTCAGGGTTGGAATATGGATTTACATCTTCTTGTTAATTACATATTCTTAGACCAAGATGAAAGAAGAAAATTCGCTCAAAGTAATCACGAATATCTTATTGAACAAACATATCGACAAGACTTCTATGGAATTTCTGGTACTAAAGCACTAAAATTAAACTTTAATCATCCAGTTAAATATCTTGTATGGTGTGGACAAAGAAGCGATGTTGATGCAAGATCCGGTGGCTCTTTGGGAGGAGGTTTTAATAATTACACTAACTTTAAAAGTGAATTTATTCATCCTTCTTCAGATGCTTACATTGCTGATTTAGGTAAAGAAAAAGATGACTTTCTATACTTTAGAACAAGAATGGATGAAAACAATAATGAAATACTGGATTATGATAATAATGGTGAAATAAATTATCTTGTTCCTATAGAAGAAGACACAAATATAAATGAAATTTCACTTATACCAAATAAATTCAACTTTAGATACTATAGTGAAGACATTATTACAAATAGTCGTCTTATGTTTGATGGTGTTGAACGATACTCAAGTAGAAATTTAAGATACTTTCAATGTGTTCAAACATATCAACATAAAGTTAAATGTAATAAACCAGGTATACAATTTTACTCCTTTTCTCTTGACCCATATTCTAATCAACCTTCTGGAGCATGTAATATGTCCAGAATTTCAAATGTCGAACTTGAAGTAGAAACATCACCATTAAGACTTAATAGTTATGATAATTTTAAGGCATATAATTACAATATTTTTGTATATGCTGTCAACTACAATATTCTTAAAGTTACTGGTGGTATGGCTGGTACTGCATATTCTAATTAATTATATTGGTATTATTATATGTGTACTATTGAAATGTTTCTGCGATTAACATTGCTTATACTACTCTCATTATGTGTTATACAATTCTTTTCTCAAAGAGAAGCTTTCCAACCTTGGAATAAATATGGGGCTATGACAATTATTCGTAATAAATCAAACCCAACTAATACTTCCCGCATTGAATATGATTATCTTTCAAAAAACTTTCCATACAAAAATGCACCCATTCGTGGACCAGTTCCAATACCACCAATTACTGCAAGACAGGTAAAATTGAGACATCTAGAACTAAAATAAAAACTTATTAAATCTTCTGAATTTTCTTAAAAGCACCTGTTGCTTCTAATTCACACGTTTTTGGAACATACTCCTTTTCTAAAATCCTCTCGCATTGGTGCTTTGCCGGAGCATAGTGTTCAAGACATAATACCTTACCACACGTACACGACATTGTTACCATTTTCTTTTTATTACAAAACGCACACCTTAGAATACCCATTTTATATATTAAGTCTATTACAATTAATACACCGATTCATTAATCATTTTTATTCCATCTCAATTTCTTCTTTTTATTACCACCTGCCCTATTTATACGATTAGAACGAACATTACACGTTCGAGCAACTTGTTGTTTCAAAACATTTATTCCTATCAAAATCTCGGGTAAATCTTCCTCTATATGTTCGATATTCAATCCATTTATTTGAAAAAATACCGGACCTTGGAGACCTCCAACTGGGTTTTGACCAGTTCGTTTTTCAGAGATATTTATATTATATCCTTGAAGTTCATGTCCCTGCACTTCAACATCCCAATTCTCAAAAATATCATTTGCGCTATATGATAATAAACTTGAAAGCAGGGTGCCACCAAGTGGACTGGGCCCAACTATCATCTCTTCGAAAACAGTTTGTGGCTGTGGACCTTGTTGGAAAATACCTCCTGCAACTCTTACAACCCCCATAACTATATTTTTCAAAAACAGTTTTATATTCGCTTCCACATCTTCGGATGGAGTAGTATTTCCTAATATTACTTGTATTGTTCTTGACAAAGTGTCATGATTAAATATTTTTGGAGGAGTATTTGGAAAAAAATTTCTAATCTCAAGATGTATATTTGGATTATTTGGTTGAAATTTATTTATAATTTTTCTCATCCATCCCTCTAAAAATCCTATCTTATCATATATATCAGAACAAACAAATTTTTGATGACTCCTCTCTAAAGGCATTTCATCTATTCTATTTTTTTCCATTTGAACAAAGTCCCATGAACCTGGCATATATCTGTCCAATTTTTCAAGCTTTTCCTTATTAAATGGTTTCAAGTTCTCCATACCACCATAAAAATCGTTTATTTTTCCAATTGTATCAGGAGGAAGTGTTGGAGATGAAGACCGACCCACATATTCCGTATATACTCCAGACCTTCTCCTTTTTGCGTCATGTATTTCTAATAATCTCATTATTTCTAATCTTGCACTTAATGTTTCCTCCGAAAAATCCGGATTTTGGCTTTCCTCGTCGTCGTCGTTATAAATCTCTAAAATTCTTTGTTTATTCCATTCCGGTGGAGTCACACTTATGTTTTGCTGAGATTCCCCTTCACCAACTCCCATCACTGCCTTTAATTCAGTATTTGCTCCATTCTCGAGTAAAATACGCACTAAGCCAAGATTCTTCCTAGCTACTGCATAATGAAGTGCCGTCATATTGGTTGGTGCTTGTGGAATATTCACATTTACACCATGTTTCAACAAAAGTTTAATAATTTCTTGTTGATCTCGTGATAATTCAAGCAAATCTTCTCCATCTGAAGAATCTGAAGATGGATTATCTATATTTTCTTGTGGTAATATGAAGTTTGATATACTGTGTATTATATATCTATTACCTCCTCTATAAGTTGTATTAGGATCAGCACCCAATTGTAATAATGCTTTTACCATACTTACATCCAATTCTTTCACTGCTAAAGACAGTGGAGAATAACCATTATTATTTCTTGAATGTATATCCACGGGTTGACTTAGTAATGCAATAAATAGTCTTTTTTTTGCCCATACTGGGTCAAGTGGTGTTTCATTGTGTATATGTTTAATTACTTTAAACAAATCGTCTTTAGGTGCGCCACCACTTTGTTTTTTAGATATTATTTGGTCAAATTTCTCCAAACTCATACTATATGTTATTTATTTAATTCAATACTATTAATGACGTTTGCTCAAAATTATACAAATGTTACTAATCAATTATCTCAACAAATTAATCCTGTTGATATACGTGTTTGGTTTTTAATTCCCTATTTTTTGGCATTGCTTTAACTATTATTATTGTTAGTATTTGGCAACCAAAATTTGAAGGAACTTATGAATACAATGATTGTTCTAATGCAAGAAAGGTTAATGGTAAAGTAGTTGATACTGATGATTGTGAAAAAAAAGAGGGTAATGTCGCTAAAAGAAATGCGATTATCATATTAATTTTATTTCTGATAATACCTGCAATATTTGGTGGATTGGGTTATAAACTCGGATTTTACATTGCAAATCCTAAACTTGGTGCGGGTATATATGCAAGTGGACTTTTCTTTCAAGGTGTCAGAGGAAAATAAGATTATGAAACATAAGGCTTTCAAAACAATTATTAGTAATGTCTTGGTATCTTAAATATAGACCACAAACTCTTGATGAAATATCATCAAATGAAAATGTTGTTGGATATCTTAAAAATATGATAAAACTTAATAAATTTTCTCATTTTGTGTTATCAGGTGATGCAAGTAGTGGAAAAAGAACATTGATAAAAATTTTTTTAAATACAGTTACACCAAATGAGAATACACTATGGTTAAATCATTTGTCGCTAAAAACGATTGATTCTAAGGAAAAATTGAACAGTTTTATTAATTCCAAGACAAACAGTGCCCATAAATGGCTTATAATAGAAAATTTACACAAAATGTCCAGTCAATTTTTGTATGTTTTGTATAATATCCTTTCAAGTACATCAATTGTAGTTTGTGTCTTGGAATCAACACATCATATTGATCTTTCTTCCTGGGCAATGACTTTTGATATGAAAACACCATCTGAATCGAATTTAACAGATATTGCGAAGAGGATACTAAAAAAAGAGAAAGTAAGATATAATCGTAAGTTTGTAGATAAGTGTATCCAATACTCTGAAGGGAAACTATGTACTTTCTTATTTTTCTTACAAGTTAAATACAAAACGCGTAAGGATATAACAAGTTTTTCTCATTTGCCCTTTTCTTATGAAAAAATATTGTATAATAAGAATCTAAAAGAAAGAATTACAGAATTGTTTAGACTTGAATCGGTTGGTTATTCGCACATTGATATTGCAAGACAATTATTTAAACATGTTTGTTGTGATTCTTCTAAAATTGATTATTCTATTATACTTGGAGATGCAATAGAGCATCTGAATCATTTTGAACACGATCCATACTATTTATATGCATCAATTTGTAAATTATGGAAAATTGATACAAAATTAAACGCTACTGTTTAAAGATTGAGTATAAGGGTTGTTAATATATGCTTCTAAATCAGTTGCTTGTAATCTTGAACCAGTATCTAATTGACATTTATCAGTAGTCATATTTACGGATTGTGAATTAAGACTTGTATTTTGTATTGGAGTAACTCCTCCAAAATTTTTCCTATTCTCAAGTGTATCTTTTCCTTCAAATTCGCCCAAATGTCCTACTTCAGAGACTTGTTTTATACTTGATTGTGTTGGAGCACGACCTTTTGATATTCCCTCTTTTAAGTCATTTAATGTTGCATTGTAAATATCAGAATATGATGTGGGTTTAATTTCACCCTCCGCGTTACCAGTATATTCATTATTTGATAAATGTTGCTTGTGTGTTTCTGGGGCAACTGTGTCAGTAACTGAGTACGCGCCATAAGTTCTTTGATTTGCTTGACCAGAATATTCTACTGTGGATAAATGTTGTCTGGCTGTGTCTGGCGCATTCTTAGGATTGGTTAAATATCCTGCTGGACCACTTGAATTTGTTGCAATTCCTTTGCGATTCGTCTCATTTATGGTTTCTTTTACTGTTTTCTTAGCATTATCCATGTTTTGTACTGTGTTCATTACTGCTGGACCAGTAGGATTAGAATAATCTACCCACTGTTTCAATGTTTCACGTGCAGTTTTCTTAGTAGGTTCTGGATTTACCGAACGACCAGTTGATAATACTGACAAAGGACCAGCCCGATTATCATGAATTGCTGTTTCCTTTATTGTTGTTCTTGCTGTATCATTTGTATCATATGCCGTTGAACGTTTTTCAACACTGTTAAAATTACGCTCTGGAGCAGAATCATGAATATTCGTTTCTTTTATTGTAGGACGTAATATATCTTGAACAGGTGCCACAATCTTGTTAACAAGACTTGTTGCATGACCCATGTAAGATAGATCCTTCGAATCTTCCTTACGCGCTTCAGAGCAATATTGTATCTTTAGTTTTGATTCACGGTTTTGACTTTGAGCATTACGTAAACCAAAATTATCCAATCCTTGTTTGTGGGTTGTTTGATTAGAATATGACTCATGTGACTCTTGTGCTTTAACAACAGCTGGTCCTGCAGCAGATGCATAAGAATATAAAGTATCTTGTCGATTGGTTTTCTTATCTTGAAAATTCTCTCTTGATGCTTCACCTGTTGTTACTACAGTCGTATTCATTCGCGGTGTATCACCATATGAATGGAAGCGAATCACACGATTTTGACTAACAACTGGTTCCATTCCTCTACGAGTTCCCTGAAAACCACGAACAATACGCCCTTCATAACTAATCTTTGGATTCGTTTTTACCCTCAACTCATCTACAGATGGTTGTTGAGCATATTTTTGAGCATCTGGTTGCTGAAATCCACCAGACGGTTGAGAGCTATAACCCTGATTTAATCCAGGTCCTACTCTTACTGGCTCTATTAAAGGTGTTCCTTGATGATAACGTGACGCGGAATAACGGTCCATCATCCTATCATTCGAATTCTGTGTGCCATATATATTTTCTTGATTTAATCCAAACATTGGTTTTACCTCCTCTTTACTCTTGTCAAGATGTGACACCCCCGTAAATCTTTCAACTAAACCAGTTGATGAATTCAAATCGGTATTTTGTTTCACATTACTACCATAAAATGGTACCATGTTATTGTGTGTAAATGCACTATTATTTCTCATTTCTCCAGTTAAAGAACGACTTGAACCTACACCATTATCAGAACGCCCTGATTTTGGACGATCTAAATATAAGGCATTCACATTATTATCCTTTCCTAAATGAGTGTTCATTATCTGTCTATCATACATCCTAGAATCTTCTACGCGATTATCAAAAACATCTGGAGATTTATTTGAAACCCCCTTATTTTTTTCATTTTCTTGTTTTGCATTTAAAAGCCAACCGCCAGCGGCCAATCCACCACCAACTAATAAAGCATCCATATTATTTGTGAACTTTTTAATATAACTAAACTTATTACACATTCTTCATTTTAACCCCTTATTGAATAGACTTGCAATATCCAAAAATAACAGTATCGTATCATATAAAGATGGACTTACTATTGCGGCATACTTCTGTAACTGTATTATAAACATACTCATCTCATCCATACGACGACATATATCTAAAATAGGCAACTCGCTATAATGATACTTTTCTGCAATTGAGTGAATTGATGATACATCTTCAGCATTCTTTAGCTTAGTCTTTATTAAATCAGCAACCTCTTTATGAATATCAGAATATGTATCATAACCTTCCCTATCAGATATTTTCTTATGTAACATCGTTAAATGCTTTAAACTATTCAAGTTTCCACCTGACTCATTCACCATATTCATTAATAATTCAATTGGTTCCTTTGGAGATTTCTCCCTTGCAAAATATATCATCTTCTCCGGAGATGGTGTAGGCACACGAATCAAAAAACACCTACTATTCAAAGCCGGATCGACACTATCTATATTCCTACATGTAAATACATATCTACATGTCAAATACGTATCTTCTACCAATTGCCTAAACGCCTCCTGCTGTTCGCCCAAATAATTCAAATAACGTATATAAATTATTTTACTACAATCGGCAGATATATCCCTTGTTCGACCTATCTCCTCGATTATCTTAGGCAAATTCGCCTTTCTTCTTACACACTCTTTTGCATCAAATCTTATATATGTTGATGTTGAATAAAACCTAACACCAGTATCCTCCCAAAATCTTATCTTTTCCTTCTCATGGTTTCCAGAATTCAACATCTTTAATACAAGAGTATGTTTACCAACCCCTCTACCACCATAAAATATTGTATTCAACATACCTTGTGAAAAATACTTTGTTATTCGATCCTCAATCTCGGGATGAATCTGCATTATTCATTATATTGTATCACTCTTTATTTCACTTTTAGAAATAATATAATAGGTTGTCCATAACATTTATTAATCACCTAAAAGAATGGACCAATTCTATACTAATGAAGATGTATCTATTAAATGTTTTGAAATACTTAAAAAAGAGGTAAATATAGAATCATATGATATACATCTTGAACCATCTGCTGGTTCTGGTTCATTTTATAAACTTATGAACCCACAAAAAAGAATTGGACTCGATATTGAACCAAAATATGAAGGTATAATTCAGCAAGATTTTCTTACATATAATCCTGATGCCAATAAATCATATATTTGTATTGGAAATCCCCCATTTGGAAGAGTCTCATCACTTGCAATCAAATTTTTCAATAAATGTGCACAGTTTTCTGATTGTATTGCCTTTATAATACCAAGAACATTCAATAAAGTTAGTGTACAAAATAAACTTAATCTTAACTTTATATTACAATATTCTGAAGATTTGCCACTTAATCCTTGCTGTTTCACTCCAAAAATGAGTGCTAAATGTTGCTTCCAAATATGGGTTCGCTCATCTATTCCAAGACAAATGGTTGTATATAACAAAACACATCCTGATTTTGATTTCATACCATATGGTGAAAAAGACAAGAATAATCAACCTACACCACCACAAGGAGCTGACTTTGCAATTAGAGCATATGGTGGAAAATGCGGACAAATTGTACACCAAGATTTACAAAATCTTAGACCTAAAAGTTGGCATTTCATTAAAGCTAATATAAATATCGATTTATTGAAAGAACGCTTTAACAGTTTAGATTATTCTATGTCTACTTGTACTGTTCGTCAAAATTCTTTAGGAAAATCTGAACTTATACATCTTTACTCGAATCTGTAATAAGTTTATATGCTTATTATATGAGTTATATGGAATCTCTGTACAAATATATTCTTTATTCATGTCTTATGGCTATTTCTCCTAAACTTCTTAAAATTTTGAGATATGGTGGGGCCGCTTCTGGATATGTATTTCTACATAAATCTTAAAATTAAGTATCTATATCGAAGCTTACCTCATATATTGACTCATTATCACTGCTTTCTGAATCACTACTTTCCGAATCAGAACTACTATTAAATTCTCTTCTATTCTTTTCGGTTGCTTCATCCATTATTGTTTTATATCCGCAATCATAAAAACCTTCTATTGTTGATGGACTAAAATCAAATGAACTACCAAATTTATGGTTACACAAAACTGAATAATTTTTACCCTTATACCCCTTTAAATCAACTTCTTGTATCTTTGTTAAAGGTGAATTAATTAATATTCTCATATATGTTGTGATATCTATCTTATCATAATAATCTGCAGTTTTTCTTAGACAAAAACTTATTGAATCTTCGCCACTACATGTACACATATCCACGGGATGATTACTTACTATAAATCCATCAACATACAATCTATTCTGATACGATACAGGTAAAAACAAGAAAGGTACAGCTATAGCCATACACAATGCATCCAAAATCTTTAAAGTTGGTGTTTTTTCATGATTCAATAATGCTAATGATTCGGTATTTAAGCAAAATGAAGTAAATACTAACTCTATATTCGTTTTTTTATAAAATTCTATAAAAGTTAAATCTACATCCAACCCCTTATGTGATAGCATTATTTCAAATAATCTTCTAAAAGAATTTGTATTATGTAAACCATATTTATCAAAGAAACTTAACCACTTATCGGATGATAATTTACTTATTTTAGATAACGGTACCTCCTTCAATACCTTCATTACCGTTTTCGTATTATAGCCTATTGCTAGAAGAAAACATATCACAGCACCTCCCGATGTTCCTACCCATCGCTTCACATTTTTTGTTTCAAAATTTTCAGAATCTATCAAAGCTTGAATACATCCTAAAAATGATATAGTTCCAAAATTACCTCCACTAAATATCACCTCTTTGGGACATTTCGCCTTTACCATGACTTATTTTTATTAATATTCAATCAATACTTAACGCAAAATTTGAGTAAGACTTTAGAATTATAATATATTTATACGATTATGACTTCTAAAAGACTACTTGGAAGAGTTAAATGGTTTAACAGTAAATTAGGTTACGGATTTATAACACATAAAAACAACAATGAAGAATGTGATATCTTTGTTCACTGGTCTAATCTTGAACTTTCAGAAAAAGAATTCCATACATTGTATAAGGGTGAATATGTAGAATTTGAACTTGAAACATGTAAATGTGACTCTAAAACAGTTGGAGTTCAAGCATGTAAAGTATCTGGACCAAACAATACGCAACTCCTTACTACTACACATGGCGATTGTTCAAGATATTTACAAAACTTTAATCGATTCTCGCATGTGTATCAAGTAAGACAACTACCAATATCTGAATTCTCAAATCCAGATAATCTTTCCAAAAAAGCTTTTGAATATTATCAACATATTAAACTTAATTAGCTCCAATTATTTCATCTACAAATCCTAATTCAAGGCACTTTTCGGACGAAAGCCATAACTCTGACTTTAATAAATTGTCCAGCTCTTCCTCATCCACATTACTATTTTCTAAATATATGTTCCTCAAATTACCCATAAAATGATTGAAATTATTTATCTCCTCCCTCATTTCGCTTAATTTTCCAGCAGTTTGTGCTCTTAACTGATGAACTAACACACATGAATTTTTTGTTATAAATCTTTTATCACCGCATAGTGCCATTAAAGATGCGGCCGATGCTACAAAACCGTCTATGTAAATATGTACTGGTGTATCTAAAGTTTTTATTAAATCGCATATATAAAATGTTGGCAATAACTCTCCACCCATACTCTGTAAATGAAGCCTTATTGGCATCCTTTTTCCAAATAATGCCTCCGTTTGTTTAGATTGTATATCCATTTGTATTAATGCTTCCGCTAATTGAGTACAAGCTTCACTCGTTACAGGTACATGAAACCTAATACTTAATGGTTTAGCTGCAGGTCTTGAAGTGACAGGCTCAGAATTTGAGCCAGATGCACTACCCCCACCTTTACCTTTACCACTATTCATTGGTTGATGTATTAGTCCATTTGTTGAATCAAATAATACTAAAATACTAAAAATGAAACCAACCAGTCTCATTACATTGCTATATGTTAAAAAAAATACTCACAATATTTAAGCATTTTCATATATAATTAATATATATGAGCCATCAGGATTGGAACACAGTTGATATCGGAAGAAAAACTGGAGGCGTCCTTACAAATTCGGAAATACTTATGAAAGAACAGCAAGCCAGAAGAAGTGGTAATACTGTTTCTAAACACAAAACTGTCTTTAAAAATGCTCCAGATAATGCTAAAAAACTTGACGATGCCACAGAATCTTCCAAAATTGATAAACTTCGCCACGGTAAAGATATTATGCAAGCAAGAACATCTAAAAAGATGACACGAAAACAACTCGCAGCTAGACTTAGTCTTAAAGAAGAAGTTATCGCAGGTTTTGAAAACAATTCAGTTCTTGCTACACCTGCTAATAAGCAAATACTAAACAAAATTAAACGATGCTTATCTATCAAATAGGTTTACGTCTCGTTATTTTTCCATTACTCTTTATTTTATCCCCTCTACGTCTTGTTTTTCCTGAACCACCTTGGTGTCTCGCTCTTTTACTGTTGAATTTTGGAGGCGCGGAGTAAGGCATGTTTTTCAAATGGTCATGATGAATAAGCATCTCTTTTTCATTGTCCTTAGTTTTTTGTTCAACGTCAATTACCGTCCAGTGGTTACTAGCATAACTATTAGGCTCTGTTCTATGTCCTGTTTTTGGATCACTATCTTCTACTAAATTTAAAATCCTATTTGTAAAAAATCCACATAAATATCCGCAATTTTTATCAAAAGTACACATTATTGGCATTACCGGTTTAGTTTGAGTTATACGCGATAATAGAGTGGTATTATTTTCAACTTGTAATGTATTCTCCATTAGGCAAATATAATGGAATGAATCCATCATCATTTTCAAAATCATTGGTTTTACAAAATGGGCATAATTTTCTTCAGCTTCTTCAGTATTTATATTATTAAATATCCATTCGCACAATTTTGAAACTCCAAATGTACCCATTTCATCCTTTTCTTTAATATAGTCCATGTTACTTATAGAAGTTATCATTTTGCTAAACCAATCATTATCATTAATAATTCCCCCCAATATATTATATAGTTTTACATCTATACTTGTACTCGGTTTTTTATCATTAACAACACTATATGATCCATTTCTATAATCAATATGTATTCCCTGTTTTTCACAATATTTATTATAATATCCTTCAAAAACATGATCAAGTGATTTAATTATATATAGAAATTCACACAAAGATTCATTGATTGAGCTTCTATTTGAGTCTGATAGTTCTATAAACTGTATACTGTTTATCATCCGACGGTAAAACCCCTGTTTTACAGGAGAAATATGGTTATCAGAACCACTCCACTCGTTTATATATATATTCACTCGTTCTAATATAGCATCTTTCCAACTATTAAAAGCAGACCCATTATCAGTAAGATACATTGCTATTATGATATTTCGTATCATATTCGCTGGTTGTAAATTATAGTCACGGTTATAAGCATGCTTATGTATGTAAGCATACATAAATTCCATACATTCTAAAATAAATGGTGCAACCGATTTTGTTGGAGGAGTCTTAGTAGATTTCCTTTTAAAAACGTGAAACATATTTATCTTATTTGACCACCAATCACCTTTCACACGAGGAGGTGTCCAACAAGGAGTCCCCCTCGTACGTCTCCTTCCCCTATTCCGATTTACAGTCTGATCCGACGAGTCTGATTCTCTGTTTTGGAGAGAACTCTGTACAGTGCTCTTAAGTATAATACCCTCCTTAATTGAATAAGTATGTAATAAACCCAATAAAAACTCGGAAATTTTTAATTCAGATAAACTTTCAGAATCAGTTTTCACATTTCTATCAATTTCATATTCTAAAAAAGTTTGATCATCAAATTCATTATCATTATTAGTTATTCGCTTTATCATCTGAACTCTAACACTATATAATTCCGTATTATCATTTCCCGGATCATCTTCTTGGGTATGCTGGTCTTGATTCTGTTCTGTAGGATTCAGTTCCCTCATACGACGATTATATTCTTGCTCTCCTATTGTATTTAACGAAGATAAATAAGTAATGGTATCTTTATCAAAATAGTCATCTTTAATTGACCTTAAAACCCTCTCTATTTTTGGATTTGTAGCTTGATCAAGTTCATGTGATAGTGTCTTCAAGTATATGATCGGTGCAGGTGTTTCATATTCTGTTCTCTCCCATTTGCCTTGCTCTTGATCATAATATTGTCTTGTTATAGCAAATTGTTGAAGAGAATTTTTATCAGCATCAACAATGACTGTTTTCGCATAATAACCATTTCTTTGTTCTTTTTGATATCTTTCAACAATCTCAATTAAGTTCGAAAAATTATATGGTTTCATCTTATCTTTACTGAGATCAGCAGATAAATGAACATTATAACCTGTTTCTAATATTTTATGTAATTGTTCTTCTAAATTTTCTAGCTCGTCTTCATTCTCTATATTGATATTTAGCAAATCATTTAATGTTCTTGGTTTATTAGTGATATTCTTATAGAACTTACCGTCTTCATTACCATAATATTTCAAGTCTGGGAAAATAGCACATAATTTTTTTAAATAAGACTGGTAAAATTTTAAAAACCTTTTTTTATTATCATCATCAGATAACAGACGTAATCTTCCTGTAGTCGTCATCTCCGCTTTATCAAAGAAATCATGTAAAGTATCTATTACAAATAGTCTATATAAAAATGTTTTTAAAGTGATCCACTCTCTATCAGAATTCTTGTTTTCAAATATTACTTGAATTATTTTACATTTTTTGCCATGAATCTCTTCAAAACTGGAGGACATCCACGTTTCATTTCCTCCTCCATCTTTTTTAATACTTTCTCCTATTATTTGTAAGGGATATTGTTCTACTGTTTTAATCAATTTGGTGGCATCTTTAATTTTTTTGTCATTACTTAATACTTCTTTCATTTTAAAGATTTTTGCCATGTCATTCATACTAATATTTACGATTTCATCGCCATTTTCAACCATGTCATCTAACTTTCCCGAAGACTGTTCTGTATTTTTCATTCGTATAGATACATCTGGTAATTCTTGCTGAAGTTTCGCAATAGTCTTTGAGTCGATATGTTCTGCTTTTAAGACTTCACTCCTTGCAGTTATCGCCGCGTTTTGTATTTCCTCCCGGGTTAATGGTTTAGTCTCGGTAGATTCAGTTTGTGGTTGCCCTGGTGCTGGTGTTAATGCTGCTGGTGTTGATGGTGGTGTTGGTGCTGGTGCTGGTGCTGGTGCTGGTGCTGGTGCTGGTGCTGGTGCTGATTCTGGTGCCCTATCAATGCTATTATCACTAAATAAAATTTTCCCCCATGTCCCAAGTTTCTTTCTTGGAATATCAGAAATACATTCTCTTACTCGTTTCGTTTCGGCATTAGATATATAAATACCATTTTTTATCATCTCCTGAGAATAACTGGTGTCGGAATCATATTGTTGTACATCGTCCGAGATCAGAAACATATTTATTGGTAAAAGTACATTAATTATTCCAAAACTTTCGAATAAATTCATGGGTTTATTTAGAGCCGCCGCCGCGAGCGTCATCAAGAGATTAGTCGTCCATAAATTTTGTGTCTTAAGATTTCGAAAAGAGCAACAACAAAGACTACATTCAGTGCTTTGATTGTTTTCTAGATAGTTATCGTTCCAATCCCTGAATTCATCTTGTAAGATTGTAATAAATGTGGCGCTTGCTCTACCGCCATCATAAGTAATTATTTTATCATATTCAGTAAATTCAAATATAATATCTTCAATTATTTGGCTCTCATTATTGTCATATTTTATTTTTATGTTATTGAAAAATAATTTTGAATAATTTTCATAAAACGTATTCGGATGTATACTTATATTCATATCCAGTAGTTCACTGGAATTTATTTCAGATAACATACTGACATGAATAGGTAATACTAAATCTTCATAAACTAATAGATGAAAATTCTCTTTTAAATTTGATTGCTTTTCGTTAATTAAGTCTGAATCCTTTTCGTTAATTAAGTCTGTATAATATTGTGTTATATTGGCGGATTTTTCATAAATCTTCTGGTTATATCTTGACTTAAAATTATTAATGTTTGTGTTTGTAGGTAAATATGAGTTTATTTTGTCCCAGAATTTGGATGTACGAAGTATATATTTTGGTGTATTTTCTTCAACAATTAATTCAATTTGATCTAAATCTACATATATTTGTAATATAATTGGTATATCAGTTGGTGGTGTATTTTCCATTATATTTTAAGTTTATAAAAAAATGAAAGGGGGTATATCACAAAAAGAATAAGACATAGACAAGAATATTAAGTATGGATAAGAACAAAACAATTGCGAAATATAAGTCTCACACGCATCGCGAACATATCTACAAGATACCAGACACGTATATTGGTTCTGTGGAGATGTCTACAGGTCCATCGTGGAAGATTGATGAGAATCGAATGGTTCAGTCAACATTATCTCACATTCCCGGATTGTATAAAATTGTAGACGAAGTAATCGTGAATGCATGGGACCAATTTATTCGCTATACAGATTCAAAATCAAAGCATAAAGTTACATATATTTCCATGTCAATCAACAAAGAAAGTGGCGTTGTTTCAGTTGAAAACGACGGTAAAGGCATTGACGTTGTTGTTATTCCAAAGCAGGGTATTTACGCAGTTGAAATGATATTTGGTAAGTTACTAACAAGTACTAATTATACTGAAAATGAAGAGCGTATTACTGGTGGTAAGAATGGATATGGTGCGAAACTTGCTAATATTTTCTCACAATGGTTTGAAGTTGAAACAGTTGATACGAAAGAAAAGAAACGGTTTTCACAGCGTTGGTCTAATAACATGCAAGTTCGTCATGAGCCTGTAATCACTTCTGTTTCAGCTAAAGAAAAGGAATTCACAAGAGTTAGTTTTCTACCTGATTTCAAACGTTTTGGACTTTCTGGTTGGACTGAAGATATGATTGATATTTTCAAACGAAGAGCATATGAGATTTCAGCATGCTGTGGAGATAAACTGAAAGTTACATTTAACGATGAAGATGTTCCAGTAAAACGATTTAAAAACTTTTGTGAGTTGTATTTTGATGAACCAAATCAAATCGTGTATGAACGAGGTGATAAAAGATGGGAAATTGGCATTGGAGTCAGTGATGATTTCAAGCAAGTATCTTTTGTAAACGGTATTTATACGTCAAAAGGTGGCAAACATGTCGATTATATTGTGAATATGATTAGCAAAAAGATGGCGGAAATCATTCTTAAAAAAGAGAAGGTTAACGTAAAAACAAGTTATATTCGTGAACACATTTTCGTATTTGTCAATTGTATTATTGTGAATCCTTCGTTTGATAGTCAAACTAAGGATTTTCTAACAACTCAAGTTTCTAAGTTTGGTTCTTCTTGTAAATTTACAGACAAGTTCTTTGACAATCTAATCAAGATTGGTTTGATGGAAAGAGTTCTTGAAACATATCAGTTTAAAGAATCAAAACTTCTCAAGAAAACTGATGGCAAAAAGAAGAATCGTATTTTTGGTATTCCAAAGCTCGATGATGCAAATGAAGCTGGTGGTAAACGTTCTGAAGATTGTACTCTGATTTTAACAGAGGGAGATTCGGCAAAAGCTATGGCTATTGCTGGTCTAAGTGTTGTTGGAAGAGATCTATATGGTGTTTTCCCATTACGCGGTAAAGTTATTAATGCAAGAGCAGAAGCTATTACCCAATCAGGAATTAATAAAGTAATGAAGAATGCTGAGCTGATTCACATGAAACAAATTTTAGGTCTTGAGCAAGATGCGAAATACAAGGATGTTTCAAAGCTTCGTTATGGTCATATTATGATTATGACAGACCAAGATTTAGATGGAAGTCATATTAAGGGCTTGCTTATTAATTGGTTAGATACGTTTTGGCCAGAATTGCTTAAGATTAAGGGATTTGTGTGTTGTATGCAAACCCCCATTGTTAAAATGCTTCAAAAGAAAAAGGAGATTTTGTTCTATTCTCTTCGAAAATACGAAGAATGGAAGAATAAGAATCCAAATTATAGTAAGCTTGGGTGGAAATCCAAGTATTATAAAGGGCTTGGTACAAGTACAACCGCTGAAGCGAAATGCTATTTCAAAAATATGTGTAAAATGGAATATATTTGGGATGCAAGCGCTGCGGATACACTTGATATGGCATTTAATAAAGATAGAAGCGATGATCGTAAAAAATGGCTCGGGAAAAGAGACGAGGCACTCGTTCTTGAAGAAGAAAAGAAAGTTCCTTATTCTGATTTTGTGAATAAGGAACTGATTCATTTCTCGAACTATGACTTGGAGCGTTCTGTTCCACATATTATGGATGGATTCAAGCCATCCCAGAGAAAAATTCTGTTTTCTTGTTTTAAACGTAAGCTTAAGACAGAAATTAGAGTTGCTCAACTGGCTGGCTATGTATCTGAACATTCGGGTTATCATCATGGTGAAGAAAGTCTTAATGGGGCAATCATTGCAATGGCGCAAAACTATGCTGGTTCAAACAATATCCATCTTCTGGAACCAAATGGTCAGTTTGGTACTCGTTTACTTGGTGGCAAAGATGCCGGTAGTCCGCGTTATTTACATACAGTGCTATCGGATGTTACTCAAAAGATATTCTTACCAGAAGATAGTCCTATATTGGAATATTTAGATGATGATGGAATTCGAGTTGAGCCTAGATATTATGCGCCTATTATTCCATTCATATTATGTAATGGTGCACAAGGTATTGGGACGGGATATAGTACATCTATACCACCCTATAATCCAAAGACTATTGTAAAATATATGACCAATAAACTTACCAATAAAGAAATACCAGAACTTATTCCATATTATCATGGATTTGGGGGTGTAACTAAGGTGGTTGATGGTCAAGTGTTTACAAAGGGTAGATACGAAATTATCAATTACAAGACGATTCTCATATCGGAACTTCCTATTAATCGTTGGATTGATGATTATAAAAAGTTCTTAGATGAGATTGTGACTGAACAAAACATATCTGCAAAGGAGAGAAAGGAAAAAGAAAAATTAGGTCTTAAACTTAAATCCACTTCTAAATCGAGTGAATTTATCGGTGTTAAGTCTTACAAAAGCCAAAGTACTGAGTCGAGAGCTCATTTTGAGATAGAAGTTGATCCAAATGTGTTACAAAATTGGCTAAAAACAGCTGCAAGTATTCAAAGAAGAGGAGAATTTAGTGACAACATCGAAAAGAAATTTCGATTAACATCGAAAGTATCTACTTCGAACATGCATTTGTATTCTGCTGATACGAATACTGTCAAAAAATACAAAACTCCAGATGATATATTTGAAGAGTTTATTGTTCATAGACGTAAAATTTATGTTGACAGAAAGGATTATATACTCAAACGTCTTAAAATTGAAATGGATATACTTAATGAAAAAGTTCGATTTATTCAGTTTGTTATCGATGATGTTTTAGATATTCGTAAACATACTAAGTCAGAACTACAAGAATGGTTAGAACAAAAAGATTTTAAGAAGGATGATAACAACAGTTTTAGTTATCTTATTGGTATGCCACTCTATCAGATGACAAAGGACATGGTTGAACAGCTTAAAAAATCATTTCATGACAAAAAACATGAGTACGATATGGTTCTTGAAAAGACAATTGAAGATATGTGGTTAAAAGATTTGTCCGAACTTGACAAAGAAGTTGATAAACACCTACTAAAATCGATTAGCATTGATGATACAGTTGTTAAACTTTCAAAGAAACCAAGAAAAACCAAACCAAAGACTAAAAAATGAATCATACATTCTTAGATGCTTCATCCAAATCAATAGAATTTGTAAGATTAAAGTCTTTATAGTCTTCTAAATCTAATCCACTTCCACGAATAATATCAGGTAAAGCCACTTCGCTGTTATCTATTTCAGTTTTGTATTTTTTTTTATAAATATCTATTATTTCATTGGGAATAGATGGACCATAACTTATCAAATCAACGTAACGAACCTTCATCTGATTTACAAATTCAGAAGTTTTGATACTTGGTACACACATCTCAACATATATCTCATTTTTGAATTTTGTCCAATTTTGAAACGATTGAATATGTAATTCACTTTTCTCTCCAAAACCAAAATAATCCTTTAATCCAGTTAATAATACGCAAAACATGTTGATTGTTCCAACTGTAAACTCAAAAATCAACATCTTTTCCTTTTTTTCCATAAAACTATCAGCTTTATATACAACTACACCACTTACCGTATTTAAAACAAGTAATGGTATTGAGATATATAGTTTTTTTTTAAATAGAGCTTTAGCAGATCTATCATGTAACCATTTGTATACAATTGCATGCGAAACCCACGTTTTTAATAAAATATTCTTATCTATCATTAAAAGTATTAACACTCATGAATTTTTTTTTATTTTTAACAACTATCATAACAACCTGTAATTCTTTCGGCGAACAATTTTTACGTTACACTAAACCGCAATTATTCATCAAAATGAGACCAATGATTGATTATACGAGTGAAAGAATCAGACAATTGGATTATGGTACACCAGAAAGAGAACATTGGGTATCTTCTAATCGTAATTTACATAAATCGCTTAAATATGCCAAATTACGCAGCGATAAATGTTTGTATCTTGGGTGGATGCCAACTAGTGATATACAACACGACGCAAACTGTGCAGAAATAGATACACCTTATATTTTCGTATTCCTTGATATTGAATCTCAAAATATACTCCATTTAACTCATATAATTCAAAACCCATGTATTAAAGTAAATATTGATTATGGAATCTTCAAAAAGCATTTACAAGAATTTACAGATAATGTTGGCATATATCTTGATATTTCACGATTGAAAAAATTTGATAATGGCAGATGGTATTTAGACTTTATCCACTCGCGTTCATAAAATATAATAGAATTATATTACACAAATTATACAATGTCAGAACATCTTTTGAAAAAAAAATCTGAACTTATTCAGTCATTAGATAAAGAATCCAGTAGAAAACTATTCAAATACTCATCATATGATAGTATCTTTCATATGAGAAAATTTGAAATGTCCAAGAATATGTCACTTTTCAGAATTAAACCTCAACCCAAGTTACAACCAGTACCAACACCAACACCTGAACCAGTACCAACGCCAGTACCAACGCCAACGCCAAAACCTGAACCAGTACCAGCACCAGTACCAACGCCAACACCTGAACCAGTACCAGCACCAGTACCAACACCAACGCCAACACCTGAACCAGTACCAGCACCAACACCTGAACCAGTGCCTGAACCGGCTATGAATGAACCAACGGAAGGTCTTTTATTGGAAATAGGTGATTCAGATGAGGGTATATATATTGAAAGTGATTCAGATGGTTTAGTTGTACATATGGGAAGTGGAACTTCTCTACCACACACTGTTCAAATAGATGAAAATGGCGACGAATATACTCTTCAACATGGTACTGATAAAGCAATTGAAGTTAGAGTTAGTAAAAAGGCTTTTAAGAAATATTTGGACGATTCAAGCATGATGATTGAATTATATCCGCAAACAACGGATGATATAAATATTGGTGGAATGCGCATATGGTTTTCTGGAGTATTAGTTGCAAGTTACCAACATGATTTTGTGACAGAAAATTTACATAGTATGGGAAGTGCTGGAGGATTCCGTTCAATTAACAATACAATTGTAACCAATAAACAAGTAAAATCTTGGAAAAATATGGAACCAAGCCAATGCAAAATATTTTACCAAAAAAATGGTAGATTTATAACTCCATTCGTATTATCAAAAGCCAAAATTTCTGGAAAAAATTATAAAGATTTAGGAAACTATAGCAAAACAATTATTGATTATCTATCATTGAATGTATCAAGTAAATATCAAGAATCTTTGACTACAAATAGTTCGCAATATATTTCGAACAATTCTCAGTATGATTCCCATACTATGCTTATATTTTTCCCAAGTATTAATTTTGAATAATATATTAGCGTAGATAGGGATCTTCATCATTAAACATCGCATGGAAATCACCCATAATGTTTTGGTCGTATAATTGCTCTTCGTAAATTTTTCGTGGAATATATCTATATTGTATCTTTTCGGGGCAAGTATATGACATCTTTGTATATCCGATTGTTATAAATACAATTCCTGCAAGTAAAAGTGCTAAGGCTAATGTTCTAAACATATTATTATATACTGTTAGACTTTTTTTTAATGAATATTGTAATGGAAGATGACCCAGAATATAATTATATGGAAAAAGTACCAAGTACTCTAAAACCACCTAAGAAGCTGGGCATTTTTGATGCTATGTATTTTATAGAAGACAATATTGCTCGAACAACTGGTATTCTAATAACCGGTAAAGAAAAATGTCCAAAAAATAAGAAGAAAAAAGACCTAAGAATTGGTGAAAAGTCGTATTTTACAAGTGGTATTTGCGGTCCAAAAAGTACAAAAGAATGTGTTGGACAACCAAGAAATATTATTGTTGATAACATGCCTGGAAAAGTTAAAAACAATGAGGGTCTGATTCCATCAATGATTGGAGATATGTCTGCATTTGAGCCAATTGAAATAATTAAAGGTATTGCTGGAAATGGTGTACATGTCAATGAACGTTGTTCTATGAAAGATGTAGAAATTATACAACTACAGCCTAACACTAAGGGGAATCATTATACACGAAATGAAAGATTATGTGTTCCAGATTATAAACTGAATTTTCAAGAAAATTTTTCCAATAAAACAGACATAAACAAAACGAAACTCTGTCCACTGGATATATTTGTAATTCTATTGTTTTCTATACTTATCTTGTTAATTGTATTCAATCACATATCATATAGAGACGCAATATTCATTATAATAAATGTAATCGTTTTTCTCGTATTATTTCTAATGCTTTATAAGAAAACAACGGATATAATTTATAATATTAAAAATAATTAGTTTTGTAATATGGGAAAAGGACCACATGCAACTCAACCCCATATGCCTGAAAAAGATAGACAAATGTTCAAAAAATACTTAGATAATGCAAAGATATATTTTGAATATGGTTCTGGTGGTTCAACATATATTGCATGTCAAAAGAGTAATCTTCAAAAAATTTATTCTGTAGAAACGGATAAAAAGTTTATGGAAAAGTTAGATAAGAATATAAAAGATGTTAATAATGGTTCTAATTTAGTATGGTTGTATGTCGAAGTAGGAGCAGGCTATTCTCAATGGGGTCATCCAAGTAGAAATGTAACGGATGAAGCTTGTATTGATTATAGCAATCAATTGAGTAATCTTACAAAAGAAGAAATTCAACAAATTGATTTTATACTAATTGATGGACGTTTTAGAGTTGCATCGTGTTTAAAATGCTTTAGCTTTATACAAGATAGTTGTCTTATTGCTTTTGATGATTTTATTGTAAGACAAGAAACATACGGAAAGGTACTGGATTATTATGATATAGTAGAACAAACTTCGGATAATTCAATGGTCATACTTAAAAAAAAACAGAATGTTAAATCAATTCCTTTAGAAGTTATAAAACAATATGAGCTAGACAAGAGTTAAATAACAATTGCGTCTACGTGTAAATGATTGAATTATATTGAATATCTAATCATAGAATGATTTGTAAAATTTCCTGTAGTGTTGGTGAGTTAATTGATAAAATTACTATACTGAACATTAAGCTTAAAAAGTCTGAAAAGTCTGAAAACAATGAAATTAGAGACAACATTCTAAAAGAATTAACATGTTTGACTAATGAAAATCCAATTTCAGAAACTAAAGATGACTTATTTGTAGAACTGTCTAAAATTAATAACAAATTATGGATATTAGAGGATAATATTCGACTTAAGAGTAAAAACAAAGAATTTGATGATAAATATATTGAAATGGCTGAGCGAATTCATATTACTAATGACGAAAGATATACCATTAAAAAGAAAATTAATACTAAATATTCTTCAGACTTAAAAGAAGAAAAAATATACGCTAATCAAACGTCCTTACCTTGTATATCAATACAAGATAAAGATAGAATTATGCTTGAAAAGGGTAAACATTTATATACTATCAATAATTATGAAGAATCGTATCAGATTATAAACAGCATAATGAATAAATACAAAGATTATGATAAGTTTGACGATTTTTACGTAGATTTGCTATTTTCATATTCAAATATAACTAGTATATTTGGTTACACAAATAATCATATACATAAGATAGATGTATTTATGAAAACAATTGAGAATTGTAAACTTAGTTCAGAACAAATTGTATTTTGTAAGACAATATATGTAATGATATGTTTAAAGTCTCTAAAATATAAAGAATCTAAACCATATTTGGCATACTTTAATGATATTAGAGGTCCAAATGTTAATCAAGAAAACATGTCCTTTTTTAAAAAGAACGATATTGCTGAAACTTTATTAGTGTATGATGGTGGCGGACTTGGTGATGCATTTATGTTATCACGTTTTATCCCGATTTTATGTGACAAATATAAGAGAAATTATATTGTATTCTTTACACACGATGAGTTATATTGGATTTTTATAAAAATATTTGATAATATAGACAATCTAACGATTATTCCATACAAACAACATAATCGATTACCTAAATTTGAATATCATACAAATTTGATTAAACTGATTGATTATTTGAATTATGATTACGATACATTGCCTAAACCTTTGTTACTTGATTCAATACTAAATGAAAATGTATCATATAAATGTCAAGAGATTCTATATTGTTTAAAGTCTTGTAATAAAAGAAAATATATATTGAATTGGTTTGGAGGTTCAGCTAACAAACATGAGAAAAGAAATAGAAGAATGGAGCTTAAAGATGTATTACCTCTTTTTAAATTAGAAAACATACAATGGATTGTAATATCAAAGAATACAACTAAAGAAGAGCAAAAAATTTTGTCTGAACATAATGTATTATTTTATGGTGATTGTATTGATAAACGTAATGCATTTGAAGAATCCCTTAATATAATAAAACATGTAGATGCACTTATTTCAACCGACACATCTTTAGTTCATATTTCCCCAAGTTTGAATATAAAAACATTTGTGTTGTTAACTATTGGATACGAATGGCGATGGGAGTCATTTAATTGGTATCCAGATTCAGTTTTGATTAAGCAAACTGAATATGGTAATTGGACATCTGTTATCAGTAGACTGATTCATTTATTGAATAAAGAGAATTATTAAAAGTTTTTAGTGAATGTTTATATTACATATATATATAATATTCATGCTTAAGATTTGTGTTGTTATGTTTTATACTAAAGATTATAAGATTGGTTCTCACACAGAGAATATTAATAGAGAATATTGTAAGAAAAATAATTATACACTTATCATTTACAATGAGGTTCCAAAAATATTAGAATCGCGCCATACATCTTGGTGTAAACATTACTATCTATTAAAACATATTGAGGATTTCGATTATGTTATGTGGATTGACGCAGATGCTTTTTTTTGTAATCATTCAATAAAAATTGAAGATTGGATAGACAAATCGGATAATAAAGACTATATTATTACACGTGATGCAGGCTATTCAGAACTGAAACATAGTCAAAATAAGAAATATAATAAAGATCCTTTATTAAATTCGGGGGTGATAATAATGAAAAATACTGAAAATAATAAGAACTTATTAAATCATATTTTGTACGACCCAATACATGAAGCCAATTATAAAAACAAACGTAGTACTAATCCTATTACTGGTATGCACGGTTGGGATCAGGCGGCCGTTCGCCATGTTTACAAAGCAAATGTGTTTGACATGAAAAATAATATGTTTATATCTAAAGATACAAATCTAAATAATAACTGCCATCCGAAAAATATTGATGAATATATAGAAAATGGTGGATATATTATTCATTTAACAACTTTCAATGGGACATATAAACCAAGAGATATGAAAACTGTTAAACGATTCAAATCAATATTAGGATTAGACTAAAATTAATTATAAGACTTATTTAGTATGATAGATGTACTTTCTGTTAATTTAAGAGGAGGACTATGTAATAAACTAATTTGTTTGTCAGAAGCCTGTATCATTGCAGAAAAAGAGAATCTGAAAATACTTGAACCAAAATTTGGCTGGGGAAATAAATGGCACAAAGTAAGATTTTCGGAAATTTATGATATCAATTTTTTTAATGAGAAAATCAAGCAATTTACCAATGGAAAAGTTAATATTGTAACAGAAAATCCCTTGGAAAAATACAAAGAAAGGGATTATAAATATTATAAAAGAGCTCGTGAATATCTTTGGCATAATTCTGTTAAGACGTTTAGGAAATTAAGACAACAAAATGATTGGACGAATAGTATGATTTCTTATGTGATTCAATCCCTTAGACTTAATAAGCAAAATCAGGAGATTGTTAATAAATTTGAAGATATTAAAAATATTGACGCATTACATTTAAGAATCGAATCAGATTGGATTAAATATGCCAAATGTAAAAAATCGGACCCCGATAATATATATCTGATTGAGTTAAAAACACTTATATCACTTTATAAATCAACATTTCCAAATAGTAACACCACATTTTTCACTACAGGCGAAAATCATGAAAATATCAAGAAAGAATTCTTATTAAGTAATATTGATAGCTGCTACCATTATAACAATCATTTAGATTATGAAACCAATGCGGCTATTAATTTTGAATTATGTTGTCAAGCGAATAGATTTATTGGTATTTCAAGTAGTACTTATTCAAACTTAATAAGTTTAAAAAGGACTCTAAATAACCGAAACTCTTCCTTTATTTATAACTATAAAAACGCTATTCTAGAAAGACATGATTCTGGATTACATCCTAATCCAAAAAAAGCTGTTACTAAAATTATCTAAGGCTATATATAATTCACAATGAAGGTGGCAGTTGGTTTTTTTGGTATAACGCGCAGCTTAAAGTTTACACTAAATTCAATACTTAAAAATGTAATAAGACCACTTGAAGAACTTGGTTATGATTACAAAATTTTTTTACACACATACGAATTGAATAATTATAAGAATATCAGAACAAAAGAGAATTATACTAATATTGATAATGAGGAGTATAAGTTACTAAATCCTGATTATTTTCAAATTGAAAAACAGGATTTAGTACTAGAAAGTATCAATCCCGAGAAATATCGAACACATAAAGATCCTTGGAACACAAACTATAATTCCGTGAATAATTTTCTACTAGGTCAATATTCAAAAATGAAACTAACAAATATGATAGAAAAAAATCAAATAAACTTTGACTATATTATGTTTTTAAGGCCTGATGTAGAGTATTTACATCCCTTGGAACGCTCATTTTTTAATAATGTTATTAACAAAAATATTTCAATACCTAAATTTGGCACATATAAACCATCAAAACCACATTTTAATGATAGATTTGCTATAACAAATCAAGAAACTTATAAAATATATGGTAAAGTTTTTGATGAATTATTTGAAATTAGTAAAAAAGAACCTCTTCATTCTGAAACAGTTTTAACCAAATATCTTACAGAAAATGATATAAAATACAAGTATATTTGGTTTGTTTTTAAAAGGATACGAATAGATGGTTCAGTAGATGTACATGATAAAAAACTTCGCAAGGATATTAGATTAGGATAAGAATAGATGGTTCTGTAGATAAACTTGATAGAAAACTAAAAATATAAAAAAGGGATTTTTTAGGGAAGGGAATTTTTATGGATTTTATATAATTCTAACTATAGCTCATCTTCAGAAGACAACACATAATCCTTTCCATCAGTCGCAACAGGAGTATTGTTCTCACTGCTACCATCCTCATCATCATCCGAATCTTCGAAGGCATACGTCTCAATACGCGTCTTCGGCGTAAGCTTCAAAGAATGCAAATCCCATTTCATACCAAACTTTCCACCAGCAAACCAAATCCCGGCCAACTTTACAATAGCCCGAACACGCTGACCCTTTCCGACCAGAGTTGGAAAGGGTTCAGTAATCAATTCCTTGGAATCGTTGTAACACTGCACCTTAAACTTATCATCGTAAAACGGAATCTTTACCTTAAAAGTAGGAGGATACTTATCCGTTGGTTCACCATCTTCGGTCGCAATTTTAATAGAGGGAGTAAATAGTGCGGAAGAAACATCTCGACTTTGGCTCTTCTTTTTGAACCAAGCTAGAGAATTCTTGGTACTATCGTCTAATACCTTTTCATCAATACTTTCAAGACACTCCTTTAGAACCTTTACACTATCCGAATCTCCACCAAAGGACAAATCAAGAGAATACTTCATTCGTCCACCATCGCCTTCAAAGCTACTCAGTCCATAAGGACATGACATTAGTGGCGTCTGAACATAAATCATTTGGTCATTTAAGTTCATGTATGCAACTTTCGCCTGACTTTCTCCAAGAGCGGTAAGCTCCTTGTAAGTAATATCGGAAACATCAATCTCTTTCGGGAAATAGACCTTCATTATTGCCACTTATATGAAGAGTAGATTAACTAGAAAATATGTAATCATTTTTTTAAAAAATATGATCATCAATGGAATTAAACAGCATTAGAAATACCGTCCCAATGAGTATAAGCATTGTTAGTTTGAACTTCTTCTAAATTATCTCCCTTAAAAACTGGAACTTCTGAATTTATAGCACCATTTACACCACTGCTATTAATACATTTAGTATTATCATCCGGTTTTACTTCCCAATACTCGGGGCACTTAGACACATGTGGAGGCCAAGGTTTTTCTTGCGCCGCTGCAACCTTAGCTTTGTACCAATAAGAAAAGACTAAAAAAATGCAAAAAGCTATTACAATTCCTCCTACAATTAACATATTATTTAGATACAATGTTTTTAATTCTTACAAGTCTTGTCTACAAATCGGACAATTATTATGATTAGAAAACCATTCCTCAACACATGCAGCATGAAAAAAATGTTCACAAGAATTTAATCGACGTACTATATCTGATTCATTATATACATTTTGACATATTGCACATCTTCTTTCTTCTGAACCAACATCTTCGGCCGGAACTAGCATTAAAGATGAACCCGAAAATAAACGACTTACAGGAGTTTCTTGAGAAGTTTCAGTATTTCTATCGGTTATCTGTATATGGAATTGTTCTACAGGTAAGTGATGAAATGCTTGTTGTACCAAACTTGTTAAATCATTTAATGAATTATTCGTATTACCAGAAGAATCATTTAGATTTGTATTAGTATTTTCATTATTTTCATTATTTTGATTATTTTCTGGCTCTGGGTTTTGATTTAATATATCCAGCCAATTACGCGTTGTTCTTTCAAGATTACTGATTGTTTGTGATAAATTTAATCTTCTATTACTCTCATTCTGTAGACTTGTTGGAGTTAAAAATACATGAGTTGGACTTAATCTAAAAGGACTTGGTACAGATTGATTATCTCTATTCAATACAGGCTCGGTTGTTTGAGCCGAATTTTCATTTGATTGATTTATTCTACTTGGAACTTGCGGGTTTCTTACTATATTTTCATTGTTGGAATTGTCATCACTATTGGGGACATTGTAAATATATACTTGACTATTGTGTATATTTAAACGGATATTTGGTGTCATATCTAATATTACCTTTATTTTTCAAAAAAATGACATACCTTATTGCTTAGATACTCATTTGTATTGATTCAGAGAAACATATAACAAAGAGATTTTAAACAAAATAAACACACACTTTGCCATTTATAATGGCTGCTATTTGCAATCGTTCACAATCTTTTCACCAATATCTTGTTGATTGGGAACAATATATTCAAAAGAACCATCTTACAGATTGGTTCGATGATGAACCGGACCTAAAGGCAGATGGGTTTGAAATTGTTGTGAAAAAAATTCGCATTAAAAATACAAAGACTCCGCGTTTTAGAGGTAAACTATATAAATGGATTGAATCATCCAGTGGTGGATTTGGATTCATTATGCCTGAAAAAAAAACCAAAAAGGAAGATTCCATTTGGGTCCACATTTCAGAAGTATATAGTAAACCAAAAGTTGGTGCGAATGTTAGTTTTGAAATCGTCAAAGGTAATAAGGGTTTAACTGCCAAAAAAGTTAAAGTTCTCAGAATCAACTAAATTTTAAAACTAAAAAGGAAGAAAAATACCCTTTTTTTATATTACACATATGTTTTTGCCTCCAGAAATTGTATCTAAAATTATGCTGTATGTTCCACCAAAATATCCATTTTTAGATTCCATTATCTCACATTATAAAAACTATAGACCAAACTATCAGATTCATAATGGAGCTTTATCCATTTTGAAATTTGATGAAGATGGATATATATTTGAAATAACCGACCCTCAAATCAATTCTTCTACTTTCTTTTTTAATTTTCCAATGGATTGACCAGGATTCAATCCCTTTGGACAAGTATCTGAACAATTCATAATCGTCTTACATCGAAACAACTTCATTGCATCATTCATTTGCTCTATTCTTTCTTTAGTATTGTTATCTCGAGAATCTTCTATCCAACGATATGCTTGCATTAAAACAGCTGGACCAAGATATCCATCATTTGAACTCCACCAATATGATGGACAACTTGTCGAACAACACGCACATAATATACACTCATACATTCCATCCAGCTTTTTTCGTTCTTCTATACTTTGTAAATTTTCACTTTCACCGACTACCTTATCATTATGTAGCCATGGTTTTATTTCTTTGTATTGTTTATAAAAGGTATTCATATCCGGTATTAAATCTCTTAATATTGGCATATGAGGTAATGGAAATATAGTATTCGTTTCTTCAATAGGAGTTAAACATGCCAGTCTATTTTTTCCATTTATATTCATCGCACAACTTCCACAAATACCTTCACGACAAGAGCGACGAAATGATAAACTTCTGTCAATATTTTCCTTAATATAAATCAAAGCATCTAAAACCATAGGACCACATTCTTGCCTATTAAATTTTACCTTTTCAATACCACTTTTCTCATTTGAACGACGATATATTTTGAATAAAGATATTCCATTCCTAGTCAATATCTTTCTCATTTATTATATACAAATTTGTAATTGTTATGTATTAAATACAGAAATCCAAATGAAGATATACAATGTAAATTCAAACTTAAAACTCTCGCACTTCTTTCTAAGTATCTTACCTTAATATAATCCGATATTACACAAGATATTGAGATATAAGAATGTAATCCCACATTCATCATTGCTATACTATCAATAAACTTTGTTGAATTATTATAATCACCTTTCAATCTATGATTTAATAAAGATAAACCTATAAATGGCAATAACAACTTGGTAGATTTATGATAAGGACCTACCATACTGGTTACTTTATCTGGACTTAGTATTTTATTAAACATAATACTATTTAACGAAAAACCTTTACATTTATGTAATGAAACCCCATATATCTCCTCATGTTTCTATCTATAAATTCCCAGTAACCGCACTTTCATCTATAACAAACAGAATAACTGGAGTAGTTATATCTGGAGGATTTATTATTGTTGGTATATCATCATTCTTTCCAAAACAACAAGCAATTATCCTTCAAAAATACGAATCACTAAAAAAATATGAATCAATACGAATAATCAAACCTATTCTGTTTTTTCCAATCATTTTTCATACTTTTGGTGGAATTCGTCATTTTTTATGGGATTTTAAACCACAATTACTATCTAACTCTAAAGTTACTAAAAGTTCATATATTCTATTTGGAACAACTGGTATATTTTATGCTATACTTGAACTAATAGACCAAAAGCCTTATTATTTTCAGAATAAAAATGATACTTAACAGCAACCTTATCCTAATAGAGCAATGTTCTCATTATATTATGTAGCATCTTATGCCTTATTGTGGGATGATAATGATGAAGAAAAGTACTACATTTCATATGCCAAAAAACTGGTTCGTAAAGGTGCTGACATAAACCAATCCTTATCAAAGTGTTTTGAAAGACTCACTTATAAGTTTCAATCACCTTCTTTTCAAACAAATCCCATTTATTCCGAAATATTTGGTAATATTTGTACAAGGAATGCGGTATCTTATTCAAGTGATAGCGAATATCATCTTAATCCAAATGAAGTTCGAAATCAAATCAAAATTGCTTCTGATATTCACAAATGGATTCTTAATATTGTAAAAGAGATCAAAGAAGAAGATGAAAGAGCATTAATGGCTATCAGAGTCGCTATTAAAATGAAACTTCCTTTTAGAGGACCCAATAAAATTATTCGTTCTTACTTATAATTTATATATCTTAATAGTCATAATATGCCAATATTACCAAACGATGTTATTCAACATATACAATCTTTTCTAATCAAATGTGAATATTGCCAGAGGTTTTTTGACATTAATCATTCTAATTTATGTATTTCATGTAAACGCTCTTGGTGTGATGATTGTAAAAGAAATACCAACTTTATCGGATACTCATACCATCAACTATATATTATGGCTTGTAAATATTGTATCTCTAAATATAAATATCCTAAAATGAATTAAACTCTATTTCTTATTGAGAATCATATCGTTTTTTATCATATGTTCCTGACAATCATTAATTCGTCCAATAACCTTCTTTCTTAACTCCTTCTTTTGTTTCGCTTCTTCCATCTCTTTCCAATAATTCTCCCATTTAAATGATAGACCTTTTGATGAAGTTGTTAAAAATTTATGCTCATAATCATCCAATTTTCCTCGAATATTCTCTATCATTTCATCGACGGTATTATTCCTATCCTGTGTCCGCCACATTTTACCATCAAATACCTTTATTTCTGGTCTATTTTTATTCTGAATCTTAATATTGTGATTTTCTGGATGCTCTACATCAAAATGTAATCTCTCTACAATCGCCGGAATACAAGAATTTACACCACCCATTATCTTAAACATTTCCGCCTCAGAAATATAGGTCCAGTTCTCTTGTCCAAATGCCGTTGTAGAAAAATAATTGATATTAATATTGTTCTGCGTATTGTTAATATTACTTACATTATTTACAGTACAATTATTATTTTGTTGACTTTTATTTGGCTGTAGCCTATCCTCCAGTAATTTTACTCTGTTTAGAAGCTCTTCTTGTTGAATTTTCATCTCTCTTAACTCATTTTCTATTATAGGCAATATATTTGCTTTATGTCTATCTGATTCAATATGCCTCTTTAATTGCCCAGGACGTTGACAGTAAAAATCACAAAGCTCACATTTATATTCTGGCATCCCTTATTCTATATACATCTATATTTTGTTAGATTTATATTTTTTCTATTAAAAACACATCACCATTTTATATTCATAACTTCACCTCATATAATAACATATATATGAGAACAAACATTATTTATGAACGAGTTGAGTTCAAATGAACGATTTGCGTTCATAAAAATTTACTCACATAATCGTGAATATTAGAGTTAAAATCGCAATTTTTTAGCAAAAAATGACAAAACAATAGTTCATAAAATTGAGGGGGGAGAACGTTTTTTTTTTCAAGTTTGTTTTTTATTTTATCAAATTGTGAAATTTGATGTTTTCTCATAAAATGCTTGTTTTATCAGAAAACGGGATTTTGCTAAAATGTACATTTTTTTCATGTTTTTTGTGCTAGAATTGTCTTCTCTAAGAACCCTATTTCTTAGAGATTATTATTCTTCTTCTTTTTTTATTTTTTTTCTAGAAACTTCAGAAAAAAAAACCCCCCCCTCTCTCAATTTTATGAACTCTAGTTTTTTGATTTTTTACTATTTTTCTTCAATTTCTCCTCTAAACTCTAACCTTTTAACCGTAAATTTTTATGAACTCAACTCGTTCATCTGAACTCAACTCGTTCATTCATTATTTTCTTTCTGATATTTTTGTATTTTTATCAGAGTTTTTTTGTTTCTTCTATTTCTTCTATTTCTTCTCTTTTTTATAAAGAATATAGAGAAAAAGAATAAAAGAGTATAAGAAATAGAAAAAGAGTATAAGAAATAGAAATTGAAATAGAAATTGAAGTTCAAAATTCGTTCATTTAATATAAATGAGAATATCTATAATATTATATGGTGACTCTTGACAATATTCATCAAGATAAGGTTGGAGAAATAAAAGATAAAGACATTACAACTTACGAAGGTGAATTGAAAGAGTTAACCACTAAAAGAAATGAGTTATTAAAAGATACATCAAGTCAAAACTCCGCACAGATTATGAATATCAGTGAACGCATTCGCGAAACAGAGAAAAATATAGACATGCTAAAATCAAACGGATTTATGAAAGATTATTACTTAGAAGCGGGAGACATATTATTTAAATATTATGAAGGAATCGAAAATGTAGAAACAACACGGACAGACGCTTCTCCAACAGATGGTGGCATTTTATCATATCTTGGAACGGCAACAGACGAAGAAACAACTGGAGATGAAGTATCCGATACATCAGATACTTTTGATTTCTTTGATATTCCAGCTTCTAGAGAAGACCTCAGACATATGTATCTGAAAAAAATTGATGTTGAGGATGAAACAGATACGAAAAAATCCACTTCTAAACTCAAACCAACACCCAATGTATGTGCTAATTGTAAAACAGAACTATCGCATATTCATGCAGAAGGCGTTGTAGAATGTAAAACTTGTGGTGTTTTATACAATATTATAAATGATACTGATAGAGCATCATATAAAGACCCACCAAAAGAATCGTGTTATTATTCTTATAGACGCTCTAACCATTTTAATGAATGGATTGCCCAATTCCAAGGAAAAGAAACAACCCAAATTCCAAGAAATGTTTTGGTTCAAGTTGTTAATGAAATTAAGAAGGAGAGAATACACAATCTAAATGAATTATCTACCCAAAAAGTTCGTTCAATATTAAAAAAACTCAAACTAAACAAGTATTATGAACATATTCCCCATATAATTAATCAACTCAACGGTCAGCCACCACCATATATGTCAAGACAAACAGAAGAAGTATTGAGAATTATGTTTCAAAAAATTCAAGGACCATTCCTCGAATTTTGTCCCAAAAAACGTAAAAACTTCCTTAGTTATTCATATGTTTTACATAAATTTGTTGAATTACTTGGAATGGATGAATTAAAACCATTGTTTCCCTTATTAAAGAGTAGAGAAAAACTTGCAAGCCAAGACATGATTTGGAAAAAAATCTGTGAAAAAGTTGGATGGCACTTCTATAAATCTATATAGTATTTTATAGGCTAACTTTTCCCTTCCAATCTTTACTACATACGCGCTCTAACACATATCTATCATTTTCGTTAATCTTGCTATGATAATAGTCTTCGAAATCTCCTGATTTATCAAAATCCCACTCCAGCCATTCCTTGCATGTATCCTTAAATTCGCCCCGATTGTCTATGTACATTTGGGAGATATCATCCTGTGTGTGTTTTACAAGAGCATGGAAGTCGGCATCCGGAGCTTCTGCGGGAGAGCACTCCTCGTCTGTAGTTTTACATTCGTCGTCCTCGGAGTCCCAATCACAATTATGTCGCGACTTCAATTTGCCGACGACTTTGTTATCATTTTCTTCCATTTCAACTTTGTATTGTGTTGCATCATTACATTCTTCTTTTTTTTCGAATTTTGAACATCCTGGGTCGTCCGAGCGGGCGAGGAAATTGTTAGGATTACAAACTTCATCAGCGAAAGATTCATGAAATACTCTACTAAAAATACATACATATATAACAATAAAAATTAGTATGGCACTAACAAGTATACATACTTGTTATATTTTCCATTATTAGTATAATGTAGAAGTTTTTTCAAGTCCTGACCAAAATATTTGAATTGCATCTAACATTTCTTCGCAATTATATAGGAATAATTCTTCATCTTTTATACGATTGGATAAATATACTGATTTAAGTTCCTCTTCTGTATGTCTTGCGTGTTCTTTTTCTAATTTTGAATGAAATGTCCAAAAGCCTAATGGTAGTGGAACTTGATGAGTATCTTTTCTTTTCTTGTTAATTTTACGAAATCCTTCAACTAATTCATCCCAAAAACCAGCTTGTGCCCAATTTTCAATAGCATATGATGCGGCAATAGCAGTAGTATCGTATGAACTACCATATAATCTTGATAATTCATCACATAAATATAATGTAGATTTACTACCATGATATCTCTTTCCAAGGTCATCATAATTAAGTTGTAAACCTTTTCCGACATCAAGCAACCATTCAAAGTGAGCAGATTTGTGACTATAAATTCCATCTTGTATAGAGCCATTTGAATTAAATGCAACACCTAATTCATTACATAATATTTCCTTACCATCTCGCATTTCAGTTTGTGTTGGTGAATTAATAATTTTCAATAATTGTGCAACTAAAAAGAGTTGACTAAAAACGCTAAATTGTTGTACAAAGATGGCTTGTTCTTTCGATGACATATTTCCTTTTGCGAATTTTTTAGTATAAGTATTTTCTGTAACAACCGGATGATTAAGTACAACTTTGGAAACTTTTCTGTGGAAAAGTTTCCATCTATATAAATCTACAAACTTACTGGGTAATTGTAATGAGTTAATTGGAGTGAATAGCAACCAATATATCTTCATTTTAAATAATAATAGGTATAAAGTATTAGAAAAAATCTACATATTCGAACTTGCGTTGTTTTTTTGTAAATCTTTAAATTTTTGTACGGCATTGATTCCTATATCGGAATACGCATGAAAACATAGAATTTTAATCCAATCAAACGTTTTGTTAATGTTATCATATTTGTTGTTATTTCGCATTATTATTACAAGTTCTTGAACACGTCCGATTAATGCTTGGGCATAGTTAACATCTTTCGAATTGGTTAAATTTTTTTGTATTACTTCAGATGGGTCGTAGTTTAAAAAGAAATCAACATTATTGGCGAGTATATTTGATACAAAAATATCTCTCAATACATTTTGCTGAAAATGACTAATAATAGTCCGGGCATTAACATGTGTAATTTCAATAAAAGTTTCAAGTTTTACTACATCAGATGTCAAGATTCCCATGTTTTTTAGATCTGCGACAAAATTATGAAGAGAGTTGTTAAATTGGGAAAGATGGCTCATAATATATTATGTGTATGTAAAACTTATGCTTAAAAAACGAATAATCCGAAATGAATAACCCTAAAATCCATATGGGGCACCTGTTTCTAAATTCCAAAAGAGGTTTGTTTTTTTCCAAGTGTCTTCTTCGTCTTCATTTCTCTCTAATATTCTCAAACCTTTAGCAGTTACACCAATCTTGCGACCATCGTATTCAATGACCAGAATTTCTGTTGTATTAGAATTTGAGTCTGATTTATCAGTGTAATCCGCAGGTTTAATACAGGGAGATAAATGCAAAACATCAGATATATTTGAAGAACTGGTAGGGTGATAATGTTCTGATAATCGCATAGACAGTTCAATACATGCACCTTCTGTGCTTAATCCTAATTTAAGCAAATTTTTCCGAAGTTGTTCATTACTCATTTTTCGAATATTTGCCTTTGTAGGTATGGAACTATTCAATGAGTTTATAAGAGATACATTTTCAGTATTTTTCTTATTTTTAGGCTTATCCTTTGTCTTTTTTTCTTGACTATTCTTATTCGGTCGATAATAATCTTCAAGTCGATTAACGAGAATATCTTTATTGCCATCTGTAGGTAAACAGAATTCTTGTAATTTTTTGGTAATATCTCCCTTTTTCATAAGTCTAATCGCTGATTTAGACGGGATTTTAGTTTTTGTTTCAACTGGTGTTTTTTCTGTTTTTGTAGTACTGTCTAATTTTGACTTCTTAGAATCATAGTAATGTGTTCTAATGCGGCTTTGTAACTCTGCTCTGTTTCCATCACTAGATAATCCTAAATCCTTTAAAATCTCAACTGCTTCGCCCTTTTTAAGCTGATTAATCTCTGTCTTAGTTAGTCGCAACTTAACAGTCATTATAATTTTATGACAGTATATGAGTATTTACTTTAGTAAGTCTTTTATCTCTTTGAAGATAGAACTCTTATCATTTTTTTTGAAAATATATGTCATCATTTTTAAATATAGTGTTCTTGTATGGACTTTGACAGTAATGTTCAAATAATTTCAAAGAGTAGTAAAAGAGCAAGAGGAATAAGAGTGGCACTGGTTACAATCGCAGCTTGTATGTATGTAATTGCACTTTTCAAATCAACAACATATTCGGCATCTACAATGGCATGTTTAAATCAGCCAAATGGCATTGTTAATGGTGGAGCAATATTTATGACTGCTGTTACAATACTCTTCTTTTATGGAAGTTTTTTTACCATTCTTGATTTTGATCAACCAATGCCTATTTTAATTTGTATGTTATTATGTGCGATTGTTATAGGATTGGGAGTTCACTACTATTTTAGATGTTTTGAAATTAATAAAGAAATTTCAACTAATTTGAATGAGGGTAGTGCTATTCAGTCATTATATAGTCAATATAGTCAGCTTATGGAAGGAGTGAAACCGATTTCAAGATGTTTAACATATCATACCGGAGACTATTACAAAAATAGAAATACAAAATGTGTAGCAATTGAAGGATGTCTTACGTCAGGTACAGCATCGTGTGATGAAAATAAGGGAGCAAAATTAGTAGATTTTTATGTTGCTTCGAGTCATCAAAGTTGTGTGGCTCCATTGTCATCTGGTTCGGGTAATTATGTAAGTTCTGAGATGTTAAAAACAGTTCTTAATGCTGGTGCTCGTTTTGTAGATTTTGATATATTTGCGCATATTTCCGATGATGAAGTTATTCCAGTTGTTCGTTCTGATTTGAATAATGAAGAATCTCACAACTATATTCTACTTGATGAGATATGGGAAACGATAGATAATTATGGATTCCCCGATAGTCATGGAGATCCTCTATTTGTACATTTAAATTTAAGAACTAACAATGTTGAAGTTGCAGATAAAATAGCAGAATCATTTACAAAGTCTATTGGTGGGCAGCATCTATTGGATGTAAGATATTCTTATAAAGCAAAAAAATCAATTGCAAGAGAACCTATCTGTAAATTTTTTAATAAAGTTATTCTTGTAGTAACCGGTGATACTAGCCATACTCTTTTAGATGAACTTGTTAATTTACATACATCACATAATGCCAGAATATTAACTGCGGAACAAGCTAGAACACCCGTTAATCCCAGAAGTTTTGCATTCTCAAATCAAAATAAATTTACAATTATTAGACCCGAGATTTATGATACAAATACAAACCCCGAAGATGCATGGACACACGGTTGTCAAGCCTTTATGATGAACTATTGGAATTTAGGAACATTAATGAAAAATCATTGTGATTTTTTTAAGGAAGCTTCATATGTAATGAAGGATTTTCCATTACAAGAGACACGTATAACAGCAAGAGTTAAAAAGCAAAAGAAACAAAAAGTCTAACATTCATTATAATATATTTTGGACAATAGAACACAATCTTTATTTATACAAGATTTATTAGTGTTTGTACTATAGCAGCATTGTAATAATACCTCCTTCATATTAATACAATCACTATTATATTTCGTACATTTTTTATCAAATATATCATTAAGTATAATACACTCTTTACTGTATTCACCCCTTTTCCTACATTCATTTTGTATTGAATCAAATATATGAACACAATATTCGGATTTTGTAGACATTAAATAAATTAGCTAAATAAAATTCATTATCGAATGGTTCGTTTTTATAACCTTGTTCTTACCTTTAAACAAACTTGAACTTTCTTTCTTTCGTGGATGTACTCTTCTTGTTTTTGCCTTTTCTCCCATACTCATGATTGAAATTGTGTCGTTGTTAATCTGATGAATATGTAGCTTATCTCGATTTTTACACATCGTCTTATGTGTATTTGGTATTTTTTTCATAAAACATGGAGCCGAATTGAACAATTGTTTGGGCCCCGTCGCAGTATTGAACACATGAACTTCGTGTAATTGTTTACCCAAATCCGAATCAAGTAAATCAATAGAAATGCGTCCACCTAATGAAGAACCAACAAGTATGACTTTATATGTTGGATATTTTTGATATATTTCAGTAAGATTTCTCTGTGCTAATTTATAACAATTTCTACATTTTTCCATACCCAGTAGCAAAAAGGCATCTGTTAATAAATCATTTTCCTCAATTTGAAATAAATCCGTTCCTCTAATTGACATAATTACCTCTTTTTTCTTGTGATTAGAATAAGTTACATATCTGGTTGTTGTCATATCACTTATTATTTCATATCCTCTCAATTCTTTTAATCCAAGACTTACTTTTCTTGTTTTTTTATGTAATATCTTATTTCTTAATTGACTGTCTTCATCTAATATCCTACGCTTAGGATAACTGTGTGCGGCTAAAAGCGCATATATTTTAATTTTATCAATTGGCATATTAACGATTAAGATATTTTTAATAGAATGATGGAACCATTATGCATATGGTGTTAGTATTGAATGTTTCGTTTTATCAATAATTATCCACATTCCTGTACATATTGTAGAAAAATGCCCATATTGGTTCATACCCAAACTCAAATTATTTGTATGATGTAGTAACATTGCCTCAAATAATGAATCAAAATTGATTTCTTCATATCCAATATATTTCTGAAGATAATGCATTCCAAATATTACCATAAAAAAGGTTAATGCGATTGTGTTTGGTCGTATTCCATAATAAACGGAATAATTCAAAATAAATAAGCAAACAAGAACAGTTATTATTGTTGTAATCGTATCGCTGTCGAGTATATATGATATAATCCCTTGAACGTTGCTTCTGTCAATATTAAATTTTTCTTTACAAACAGGACACTTATAATCTTTTTTGTGATTTATCCATTGTTGTAAACATGACTTATGTACCCATTTCATACTCCCAGTACATTTACAAGGAGAGATGAGTGGTTCTGTGCCAGTGTCAAAACAAATTCTACATTCCATAATTCAATAATCTTTATTTGTCTGATAAAATATATTCAAAATTTTACTTTGTTGGTGTACCACCATTTATCATCGTTCCCCTCTGGGTGAGAATAGATACCACGCTCCAGGCGGAACACTTTCATTTTCCATGAAATCATCCATGTCAATTGATCCCAGTCGTGTTTGTGTACGGCTTACCATCGCTGGTCTTTGTAGATTCTCCCATAAATCTTTCTCCTCTTCCGTTGGTCCGTCGCTTATAAGTGGGCGAGTCCTATTAAGTCTATATCTATGTTCTCTTCTACGATTTGTTTCAATTTCCCCACTTGTTGGAGTAGGTTCATTATCAAGTGGAGGTGTATTGAAACTTACAAATGGATGAGGGTGATTTGGTCTTGAAACATCAATATCCTCAAATGAATCTTTTGATTCATCCATATATGAATCCTTTGATTCATCCTTTGATTCTTCCATATTTGAATTTTGAGAATCTTGTACACTTACATCATCATTTCTATTTCTCTCTGTAACATTTAACGAAAGATTACGCATATGCTCAAACATATCTTCGTAATCATGTACACTTTGTCGTCGCGGCCTTGCTCTGTCTACTGCTCTTTCTACTTCATCTTGTGCATTAATATATGGACCTAATTCTCCTCGTCTTTTGGCAAGCTCTGCTTGTTCAGTCCAATATCTTATAATCTCTACATCTCCAATAGATGATAGAGTTGTAGCTGCTTCTGTTATATCATTCTCACTTTGTATAGGAGTTTCATCATCAGCTCCTCCAGTAGTTCTTCTTGTATTACGTCTACTTCTTCTTAGACGAGGTCTTACATTCGATGATTCGTAAATGTTTCTTATAGTTTCGAGCGAGTCTTTCTGTTCATCTCTTGTAGAACTTTGTTCTGCAATACGAAGACTTCTTCTTCTGGGTTGAAACATCTCACCCAAATCATCTTCTTTTGCCTCAGATTTTTTTTCTTCTTGTGCTGCAATACGACTACTTCTTCTTCTGGGTACTGGAGTAGATGATTTATCCTTTTTTAAAGCACTCGCTACAACGGGACGCAGTGAAGCAGCAGTGTTTGAGAGTGCCACGCGTCTTGCAACACGTTCTTGAATCTTACGCCGTTCTTCTCTAACCGCTTTAGATTTTGAGTCTTTAACATCATCTTCGGAATCAGATATTGGTTCTTCAACTGTAGAGTCCGATTCTACATTATCATCACTTTCTGATTTGATATAGCTGGGAATATAAGGCTTTAGACCTTTAAGGCGATCACTTCTTCTAAGTTCAGGCTCACTTTCCTTCATTTCTGGTACCCCTTCCTCTTCTTCATCTGAATTCTCATCCATCAAAGACTTCATATAAGAGTCTCCAACTTCTCTAAAAAATTTTTTTACATCTTCATTATATTTACGCCTTTCTTCATCCTCCTTTTGTTTAAGTCCTGACTTAATATATTCAATGCGCTTACTTTTTCTAACTTTAGGCTCATCTACGTCGCTGATCGTGGCGCCACGCGCCTGCCTTGTTAGGTTGAAGATCTGCTCCGCGACCGCCTTCACTTCATTACCATCATCATCATCATCATCATTATTATCAGAATCATCATCATCATCAGAATCATTATTCTCATCATTCTCATCGGAATCATCATTCTCATCCTTCTGTGCCGCACGCCGCACCTCGGACGCATCGACATAGTTGAAGACTGCGGTGTTTTCGTCGCCTAATTCTTTCACGAGGGCTGCGTCGTAAACGCGCGGGTCTGTCCATTCTACACGGTAGCTGCCGTCAGATTCCACACTATCGATTATTGCGCTGTACCATTTCCCTTCCGAATATAGCCCCTCGACGCTGTCGCCTACTGCGAAGCCACGCTGGGATACGTCTTCCTCCCATTCATCATTCTCATCGGAATCATCATTCTCATCAGAATCATCATCCGACTTGTTTAAGGGCCAACGCAAATCAGACTCTAGTCTCCCGAGCAATTCGCTCCACATCGGCATACCATATTTTTCCAATTGGTCTGTTCGAACATTAACTACATAATTCGCCTGTGGGTTCGTCGACGCAGAAATAGCTGGTGGGGCTCCAATCTTTATAACAGTTCCATCATACCATTTGGTTATATACCTAAATTGTACTTTAGAACCAACAGGAAAACGCGGTTTCCAGTCCGCGAGCTCAATAACCTTTTTAAAATATTCTTCATCTTTCTTTTTGATTTCTTCTTTTAGTTTCTCTTTTGCTTTTTCTTTTGCAAGTTTAGCATCTCTCCAAACTCCTTCATCATGTCCATCATAATGACCGTACCTTTCTGGATAGTCTTCTGAAGAAAGTCCAATATTACTCATGTTGTCCCTCCTTTTCTCAATTTTTGGCATTTCGTTTTTGCGCCAATTCAATACATCACTCCGTGTTGGTTTGTCTGCTGATTCTATATCAGGAAGTTTATTATGAACATAAGTAAACTTATATTTCTTCCCCTCTTTGGGGAACGCTAACTCTTTCCATTCTAATTTACTGGGTACCTTAATTATAATATTTTCTCCAGTAAGTAATTCTAATTCTAAACTGTCACCCGGCTTTGCGTCTTCAGGTACGTAAGCACTATATCGTGTAACCTCCAATGCTTCTTGAGTATCAATATTCATGTTTTTGAAATTCTTATAAAATCTTTCGAGTTCTTTTCTTGCCTCTATACGATCATCTGAGGTGGGAGGACGTATACGTCGGTATTTTTCTGCAGCACTCTTTTTATTTTCAAAGTATTCGTCAACTGACGCAAGCTTTGTCTCTAAATCAGTCTTCTGCTTTGTCTCTAAATCAGCCTTTACCATGCTCTCTCTTTCTTCATCAGCCCTTTTTTCCTCCTCCGTTTTTTCCTCTACCACTTCTTCCTTGGGCTTCTGTATTCTTTCAAATAATTTTTTGTATGTATTTGTCAAATTCTTCGATGGCGGCGGCGGAGGCGCGCGCACGTGTGCGGCGGCCATGGGGGTGAAGACCGCGGGTATGAAACCTGTCCACTTTACCTCGTAGCCATCTTCCAAGACCTTGTTGACGATGGCTGGATACCACTCGTACAAGTCCGTCGCGCCGATGATCCCGTCTGCGTCCTCGTTGATGACCGGGCGCAATGCCTCGACGCTATCGCCGACGGCGAAGGTATGTGTGGGGGGCTCCGCGACCTCGGGGTTCGTCAAATTCTTTGTTCCACCTGTTTTGGATATTATTGGTGTTTCTCCAATAATAATTGATTCATTTGGGCAACATTCGTTTAACAATTCTGTATTAATACCCTGTTCCTCCAGATTTTGTTCAAGTTTAAGAGAAGAATATAAGTGGCTTGGTTGATAAAGATAAACAAGATTTGAATCATTAGATAAATCTAAATATTCTTGTAAAGGTGTAGTTAGAGATATATCTTCGTGAATGTCTAATTTTCCATTGGATTGAATATGATGAACGGTAAATAAAGAAATCGAATCAAGTGAATTTTGTTTTTCATGTTTTTTAATTTTAGAAATAATATCATTGTCATTCATCCAATTACCGTCGGTATGTGTTCCTCCTGCTACCATAACATTGTATTGTGATCGTCCCATTATTTATAATACAATACTTAAAAATGTCAAAGAAATAATATAGATATGTACATAAAACTGTCTGTTCCAATAATATTATTAGTGACGTGTTTTAGAGCATGTACACAAAAAGAGTTATATACACCAACACTTAAAAATCAACATAATCAAGAAATCAATTGGAAAGAATGTAAATACGTAATTATTGGAAATAGAAAGGGAGATGGGGATACTGGTAAACTATGGGCAGATAAGATATTGAAGTATAGGAATAAAGAAAGTGAAAATATATGTGCGATAGCAACAATACCAAAATGGATAACAAGAACCCCTGGTTCAAAATATTTTATTCAGAAAAGTATTTTTATACTCGAAAAACATATATCGATTTTTATTGATTGGGGTGAAGATTTTTCCAATAGGAACAACATATATGAATATCCATCATTAGTGATTATATACAACCACATGGGAAAAATAACTGAGATAGGAAGAATAACTGGAAACTACAATAATAAAAATTGGAAAAAATTCCTCATTTTATCAAACAATAAGATTGAGAGTTAAGATACTTAACATATAGTCTTACTGTTAAATTAAAGATGAGATTAGGGTGTTTATTAAGTACACTATTAAATACACGTTCGATTCGTAAATTTAGTACTTGTAGTCTAAAAAGTCAATTAAATACTCAAGTTAGTTGGGGTGATTATACGCACATAATAATATGTGATAAAAACAGTCATAGTTTTGGGTTAGAATGGGGTGAAAGTTTTGTAAAAGAGGGTATAAATACTAAGTCCATTTGTGTAATTGCACCAGTTCCAAAATGGATGACAAAAACAATAGGTCATAAAACTATTATTAGAAATGCAGTAAAGAAACTTGAAAATAAAGTCCCGGTATTTATAGACTGGAAACAAGAGATTGTGGAATCAAACAATATAAATAAACTACCTACAATAATTTCAGTTTTTAAAGGAAAGGATGGTAAATTATACGAGAAGCGAAGAGTAACAGGTAAATATACTCGTAAAAAGTTAAAGAAACTTTACTCTAAATAGTCATATATTAGCATATAGGGTGGTTCTTGATACATCCATTCGTTAGAATTTATATGAATTCTTGCTTCATCGTTATATAAATACCATGAATTAGATTCTTTACAGAAAATATAATAATGTTCATTATCGTGTATGACAACTGATTTTAGATAATATGTTGTATTTTCAGAACAACTACACCATTTTGATATGTCAAGTTTTAATGGATATTGGACTATTTTTTTATCTTCATATGTTTGTCGAAGTAAAATGAGTAAATTGACGGGATTGGTATTAATACATGATGTTTTAAGAAGAGTTCTTTTATTGTTCTTAGAATCTTTCCAGTCATTTATAACATCAATTTTGAAGAAATCATCAATACACTTATCTAATGTATTGTGATTTACCCATATTTCAAGTGAGGTGAATTCATTTCTTCGGAAACAATGTTCGAATGGAGAATTACGAGTAATCATACATTCAACAATATGACCTTTGAAATTAGAATCATCAATTAAATCAATTAAGTAAAGAAATGCCTCGTGTGCATCATGTTTTTTCCCATAGCGAAAATGTTTATGCCAGTTTAATAGCCTATATAATAATTTTGGGTTATATATTGTGTTCGGACTTAATCCTTTTAATTTATTTATAATAGAATACCAACCTTCACCTAATTTAGTTTTCTCCATTTTGTTGTCAACTTTGCTGTGTAAAATAATTTGCATAAGAACATTGAAATAACAGGTATTTCCGTTATTTAAAAAGGTAACCATATCTATCAACTAATCATAATAGATTTAAATGCTCATAAATAACGCAGGAGCTTCCTAAATAGTTTTGTAAGTCAATTAACTGACATGTTGCTCTAATAGTTAGAATTAATTGTGGAGGAAGTTTAGTGTTTGCAAAATGAGTGTATTGTAATATATCTGCGAACTTTGTTTCGTTTATAGTATGATTTTTATCATAAAATATACGAGATTTTTCATATATAATATCTACTAACATATCTGGAGCATTCCAATGTTTAAGATATGAACGAAGAGTATCTTTAGATTTTTGAGCTTTATGTAATGAGATAATTTGTTGTCTTTGATTATTATCTAACTCAAAAACACATCCATAATCAATAAATGTGATGATATCTGTTTCAACATTATATATAAAATTATCAATATTCATGTCTCCAAAAAGGATTTTGTGTTGATAAATAGCGTTAAAGAAACAAAGCGCAATTCTAAAACCAATACTATCAATAATAGTCTTCTTTGTGGTTTTTACAACATTTCTTAATGAAATTCCATGTACATGATTGTATACAAAAACATTTTTAATGTGAGTAAACTCTGGGATTGGTTGTATAAATTCAACACCTTTTGGACAATTATTAGATAGTTTTTGTTGTATTAGATTACACATTTTTTTCTCTCTTTCAATGCTAATTTCATGTGATAATTTATTACAAATTTCATTAGTCATTCCGTTAATATGTGGCAAAAAGTTTGAAATAATACTGCCAAAATAACGAATTACATTCAAATCATTAGATACATTTTTCTTAGTTATATTTGAAATAATCTTGATTGAAACTGTTTGATTTTGGTATATTCCAAGGAATATAATACCGACCGTTCCCGTATATTTTGGATATTCGTCAACATTTATAGTTTTGAGTAAATTTTTGGGTAAATATGTGGATTTTTCCTGACAAGTATTGATTCTAATATTTTTCGATGGACTATTGTTAAATTTGTTAAAAATGCCCCCGCTTTTATGTATTATTAAGTTTCTAAGAAACTCAGAAGGATTCATTTATTTTAAGGGTTTGTTTTAACATTTACACGACAAACTGGACAAATTGGTTTGATACACTTTTTTCTTAAATAGGTTTGTAAACACTTTGGATGAAATAGATGACCACATTTTGGACTGTGCCAAACTCTTTTATATTCTAAATTTTCAAGACATATTGGACAAACTCTATCATTTGAACAGTCAAGTAATTCTGCTAATTTTTTAGAACCCTTATAGCGTGTAATAGAGTCTGTATATTCTTTTAGAGAAAGATACTCATGTTTTGGAGTTTGTTGTTGGGTGTATATATTTACTCGAAATTGAACATATGATAAAAATTCTTCAAGTAATTCTCGTAATCTTTCTTTGAAAGTTTCTGTTGATAAGGTAGATAGTCTTTCTTCTCCTTCTGGAGTGTTTAAGTTTATATTATTTGTTGTTAAATTACGAAATTGAGTTTCAACAGACCGAACCATTTCATTTTGAGATCTATTTAAAAATCCTATACCAAATGGATATGTACTACCTATATCTTCAAAACTTAATGTAAAACTATACCCTAGTTCCATAATAAATATATTCTACGTTTTGTTTAAGATAAAAAATAGGACATTTATTAATGAGACTTGGGGATCGTGTTAAACTAAGTTTGATTAATAATACAACTGTAGGAATAATAACTTATTTAGATTCAGATAAAAACTATGGTGAAATAACAACTAAAATATTCGACAGTACAAACTCTTCAAATCATACTATAGAATCAGAAGATTGGTTCGGTTTTGAATTTAGAAAAGAGATAACAAATACAAGTGAATTAGTATATGGTAAATTTTTAGAATCAGATACAAATGAAGAGAATGAGTTTAAAATAACGGTGATTGAAGAGAATTTAGATGGAGATTTCTTTACAACAAAATACAATATATACAATAAAAATTTAGAATCAAATAGATTATATCACGTTATAACTACAAAAGAAAATAAGGAATTTGAACCAGGTACTATATTTGAAATAGTCTCTGTAGATAAAGAATCTGGTTTTATAACTTGTTACAATTATACTGCAAGAAAGAATCAAAGATTATTTCCAAATAAAACCCCAATTTTTAATGAAGAAGTAACGATTGATGTTTCGAATGGTATATCCAAGAAAAATAACAATTATATTATCGATTTCTGTGAATTATTAGAAGATAGTGATAGTGATAGTGATAGTAATAGTGATACTGATAGTGATTTACAAGTAGATACAACACAAACATTCTACATTAAAGGAAAAATTCCAGAATCAGATAGACAATTAACCGAAAATCAAAAGCGTGAAAAAATAACGAGTTCAATACGTGAAATGTTCAATGATACTTTATCAAATAAGGACTTAATGATTTTGAATAACCATATTTATAATTCATTACATAATAAGTATGATCTGGAGAAAGATTGGGTTTCTAGACTCGAGTTGTTTAGAACTGGAGGATTAATACCAGTATTAAATAAACCCACTAAAGAAGATAGCAATAGTAGTGATGATGAAGATGAACCAGAAATCGAGAAAGATGATACAAGTACGGATTATTATACATTTATAGAAAATCAACTCAACCCACTTGTTAGAAACGATAATAATGAATCCGAAAATACTTTAGTGATAAAGCATAGAACAAGGGGTATTTATTCAAAATCGAAAGAGAATGTTGTTTTAAACTCAGCATATTCATACCCATATGCGAATTCAATCAATAATACTGAAGATATTGTTCACATAAAGGAATATATTGTTAAAGATACAAATCATATATTAAAGACTTTACCACCATCACCTGTAATATTCTCTAATATTTACAAAACTATGGGGAATCAAATATTTTCACATTTTGATACATCTAATGTAGATATTCACATTCGTTATTTGGATAAGATAAAGTTAGTAAAGGATAAAATTCCAACAATTCAATTAGATACACTAACAATAACAAACGATGATAAAATGTATAAAGACATAAACAAAAAAACAAAACAAGTAGATTTAGAAAATAGTGAAGTACCAAAATTGATTATAGATTCAAAGTCATTAAACAAAGATATTACCAAATTGTTAGAAGAAGAATTAAAAGAATTTGTATGGGATGATAATCAAGTATGGCCTCGTTCTCTTGTTTTTTCAAGATTAGAGGATAAAAAGAAGATAAATAAAGAACAATTATGCAAATTTATCAATTCAATGGAAGGAAAAGATGTTGTCAATAATACCGATTCATATATAAAAGATTATTATGATAACTTTAAAGGCGTTGTTAATTTAAAGGCATCAAAAAACAAAGAAACGATTACATTTTCTGGAGTTTATAAACCATCCACAAAATTATATATTAATAATGAAGAAGAGATTCTATCAAAAACATTGCTAATGTGGCAACAAGCAGATAAGATAGAAGATAGAGTATTAAGAAGTAAGAGAAAATTAGAGATATTAAATAGTGGAGAATATGTACGTAATGCAGAATTTAATGGTGAAAACCCCTATTATTATATAGACGTTTTTACTGGAAAATCATGTTTTCCAAAACATGTATTATTACAATTAGAAGCCGAGCTTTCGAGTCAAAAAAACGAGATAAAAATAAAGAAATGCTTATTTAATCAATGGGGAGAAGAAGAGATTGGAAATAAGAACATAGTAAGTATAATAAATGGTGACATAATAGGTTCAACAACAAATGATTATGATGTAATTGGTCACTCAAAGATTAGTAATATTCAAAATATACCTCAAGAAAGTTATAATCATTTAGGTAGTGATTTAAATGTTTATACAAAGATTATAAAAAACGTTTTTATAGAAGGATTTATGAAAATATTAGAAAAATTAAATGCACATTCACAATATCATAGAGGTAATGTATTATCAATTGAAAATTACAAAGAACCATCGAACATATTCTTTAAAAATTCAAACGAATGGAGAACATATGTTTCATTCTTTTCATTTGATGAAAATGCGTTAAGTTCATCAGATATTCCAGAAAAAATTGTAAAGAATTTGAGCAGATTTAGTTCAAAGTTAAAAAATACATACAAAGCATTAAAGGCATATCCTAAGAGCAATGATATGTCAAACGAAAAATCAAAAAGAATTTTAAGAAAACTTGAAGCACGAGTAATAAGTGAAATTAAAGATACAAAGATTGAATTTGAGGAACAGATTACCGAAATTGCTATATTGTATTTAATATCATACATTTATTCGCATATTACAATCAGTCATGAGGGGAAAATGAACATTATTTTATCAATATTTCCTGTTAATAAAAAAACACAGCTAACCGAAGATAACATTTTATTATATTCCAGATCAGAGTGGAATTATACAGGGGAATTAGAGACTAAATATAACTATTCTTACAAATCAAAATATGGAACTTTTAAAACTGTTAAATATTACAAGAATAGTAGTGGAAAAATGTCTGGTATTATCAAGTCTATATATCCAATAGTACCAAATATAAAGTCAAAGACGACTAAACCTATAGATATTCCAAGCTATACATTGAATAAACCACACAAGTTAGGAAAACAATGGGAAAAATATCATAAAAACGTATTATCCATGAAAAAAATGGAGTGGGCGGAAATATATGATGATAATATATCTAACGAAGAAGAGGATGTACAGTATAAATGTCTTGTGTTACAAGTATCAAATATATTATTAAAGTCAAAACCAAATGATAAATTTGTTCTACCAAAATTATGGTCAATTCTAAGCGAAAAAGGTCAATTGGAAAAAATAAGAGGATGGTTATCAGATGTTCATAATGTTTCAGAGAATATTTCAAGTTTAAAAAACTATGATGAGTTTATAGAAGTTATAAGAGACGATTTAATCGATTTCAGAAAATTTGTTTCAACAAATACTATAACCTCTTGGAAAAATACGTGGTTACATCTTGTACAACATTTACTACATGAAATGGACACACTTGATTTAGCATTTCCCGACTATAGAAATATATTAGAATTAGTAATAAAATCTTTGATTGAAAATGAAGAAACAGTATGCGGTCAGTCAATTATAATGACCCGTTCACGTGTAGAAAATGTTCATGCAATAGTTGAAGAAGATGAAGCTCAAGGTCATTTTGGAATAAATTCTGATAAATCTTCCCAAAGAATTACGCGTGAAGATATGAAACGTAATTTAGGTAGATATAGGGAGGGACTTAGAACACAGTTTGATATAAGAACCGTATTCGATTCAACTGAAAATATATCAAACAATGAGCCACAATCAAGTGATATAGTTGATGTAGACACTATGTTTGATAACGATTATTCTAATAATTTTGAAGATGAAGCTAATGATGATATATAATTACTCGTCTTTATTCTGTTTTTTTTCTTCTAATTCCATTAATTTAAAATTAAGAATACCTCTAAAACCTGTAGAAAAGGCCATTACAAGCCACATTTGTGGCAAAGTATTACAAAGACGAATAAAAAGTAAGTATAATCCAGTTGATAGAAAAGTACCAATTCCAAGACAATTATACATACCATAACCTTGAATCATGCCCTCTGTTATAGATGTTAATCCACATATCAACTGAAGAATAGATGAAACAGGTGTAACAGTACCGGATATGTTAATAACATCAACGTTTTTAGAGAAGATTTTCATAAATTTGTTACTAATCATAAAATTTAAAAACATCATACATACTGAAATTGAAGTACCGAACCTATATAATGCATATTTGATTTGCTTCTGATTTGGATATCTTGGGATAATAATAGGACAAACCAATGCAAAAGAATAGGTAAATATATATCCAATTTCAAACAACTGTATTTGTAAAACATGTGCTGCAGCAATATTGCCAGACAAATCTATTTGTTGTGCTTGTCTAAATCCGAATAAATAAACTAACGATAAACATATAGAACGTATTTGAACACTAAATCCTCTTTTAATAAGGGTCTTGATTAGTTTTGTGTCTATCAATGAAAAATTTATAAGTTTTTTGCGTATCATAGAAGAATAAAATAGTGTAAATGAAACAAGCTCAGAAATAACTGTACCAATAGCGATACCTTTAACGCCCATTTTCAACATAAGAATTGGGTCTAAAACCATATTAACGATTTGAGAACAAAGGTTGATTTTAATTGGAGTATTAACATCTTTTTGTCCTCTCATTGAAGCGAATGCGAGTGAATTTAATAAGGCGAAAGCTAAGCTGAAGATTCTTATTTCTAAATATTGTATTGCATATTTGTAAGATTTGGCACCAGATGGTATAATTGTACTTGTTATAGCATCTTTAAATATGAATACCGCTACACTTAAAAATAAACCAATTAAACCGACTAAAAAAACACTGGTTGATATAATCGATATTATCTTATCATTGTCACCTATTGCATGATATTTTGAAATTATTGGAATAATAACCGCTGGAGCAAATGATGAGACTAAAAACATTGAATTAAATATCCGATCTGACGTACCTTGTCCCGCTAAAATCGCCTCATTATTTAGTTTAGATATCCAGAATGTATCAACTGCTCCAACAAGTGGATTCATAATATAGTTTAACACTGTACCTTGGGTAAGGTTTAAAAGCTCTTTATTTGTAACAATACTTGGAGATTTGTTTTTAACCATATTTTTGATATAGGATACGGGTATTTTCAATGAAAGCATTTATTTTTAGATATATAAATATATTTAAGATAGGCTTACACATATATCAATATGAGAGCATTCATTATTTTTTCAATATTGTTTCATCGCGTATTTTCTCTCAAAATGGGAACGTGGTTGCCGATTGGCTCAAAATCATCATTACCAAACAAATCTAGATTAAAAATCGCGAATCAGAATTATGTTGTTTGGAATAACCCAAAAACTTTAAAGTGGTCATTATTAAAAGATGTATGTCCTCATAGATTAGCACCCTTATCTCAAGGACGAATTGATAGTGAAACCGGGTGTATTGAATGTCCATATCATGGCTGGCAATTTACACAAGATGGAACTTGTAAAAGAATTCCACAATCAAAGAATAACGAACAAGGTAAAAATGTAGAATCGATTAATGTGATAGAAACAGGCGATTTATTATGGGGTGAATTTGATGTAGAGGGGGCAGATTTCAATACTAAACCAGAGCTTCTTTTTCCAGAATTGAAAAATGCTAGTAAAGTTCTCTCAAGAGAACTTCCTTATTCTTTTGATTTCGTAGTAGAAAATTTTATGGATCCGGCCCATATTCCATTCGCACACCATGGTCTGCAAGCTATTCGTTCTGATGGAATAGATATACCAATGAAGATTTTAACTTCAAAAGGAAATTCTAGACAATTAGAAATTCATTTTATAGACAGAATTATGGGAAAAAGGCGGACAGGAATTGTATCATTTACGAGTCCAGCATACTATCATTTTAGAGTTCTTAATTCAAACAACGAATTTAAAGCTCAATTATTCGGTCTAATAACACCAGTTTCAACAGGACTCACACGATTACATTTAGTATTTCCAAGTGAAGGTTTGCCAAGTAAAATGCCAACTTGGATTACTCATTTTTTTTGTAATAAATTCTTAGAAACCGATATATGGTTACATAATTGTGAAATAGAGGTCGCAAAAGATATGAAAGATAAGAATATATCTCTGTTAGAAACGTATTTTACACCAACTACATCAGATATAGGCCCTGTTATATGGAGAAAATGGTGGCAAAAACATATGAGCCATATTCCAATATTTTCTAATAAACATGATACAAATATTGTAGAAATGAGTCCTAAACAACAAAGGGATAGGACATCACATATCGAAACCTGTAAACATTGTCAACAAGCTCTTAAAAATTCTAAAAGGCTTAAGAAATTGTCTTATGCGTCATTCTTTTTGATTCCTAAATTTCCATTATATTCAGCTATTTTCCTAACCTTATCAAGAGGAATATCACATGTAATAGATAAAATGGTAATTGGAGAATAAAAATCTTAAATATTGTTATAATTTAATATTTAATGGCTTCAGATTTATTAAGAATACGACACGAGTTTTCAGAAGAATCGGAACAGAGACAATTTTTCTTAAGTAATCTTTCACAACAATTTCGTAGTTATTATATCGGAAAGGGAAGTATAACCGCTCAATATTATGATAATTGGGAAACTCCTGATTCCGAAAATGATACGAAAGCTTTACTAATAGACCCAGATATTTCGGGCCATAACGCACAAATAAATTATTTTGAAGATAATGATGATGAAATGCTTAAAGGATATTACATTGCTCAAAAAGCATCATCTGTAGGTATATTATCATATTTTTCTACACCTGATTTTGAATTAGAACTCGATTATTCATCTGTGTCTACAGACAGCCCCTTGATATCACATATTCTTGAATCTAAAAGTATTGTAGAAAGTATTATATTACGTACCCCATTTCCTCAAAGTCCAATCACAATTACAGAATCAGTTATGAATGAACCTGTAAATGTACTTGGTTCTGCAGATTGGAACAATAGGTCTATTGTTATAAATTCACTTAATACAAATATTAATGCAGCATACTCACTTAACAATATACCCAAAAATATCAATATATTAGTTCTTGTACATGAAATAATACATATATTGGGTGTTGGTACAGACCCTGCTTGGACTTCAAATATTAACAATTTCTTTTATACTGGTGAGAATGGCTTAAGAGAATATAAACAGCTTCTACATGATGCTGGTTATGATATAATTGGTATATCTGGTGTGCCAGTTGAAAACCATTTTGGGAGTGGAACCCAATATTCTCATTTTGAAGAAGGTTTATTCGAGAATATGACACTTGAAACAAGAAGAGACAGTAATAATGTATTACATCCAACAATTCCAACTGAAATTATGACAGGGTTTTTAGACGATGATAATGGTAGTGTTAATGGAAATTATATTACCAGAATGACACTTGGTATTTTAGAAGATATAGGATATGTTGTTGATTATGAATCAGAACATTGTGTTAATACTACAACATATCAACTTTAAAAAACTTAAGGCTTATCTTGGAATATATAAGTATCAATGTATAAGAAAATAATTTTTTTTTGTTTGATGGATTTAGGATCCAGTCTTGTCAAAACATTATTCCAAATACAATCACAACTCTTAAAAGGTGAAAAAGGGATGCTATTTAAAGATAACATTGTCGGGAGTGGAATGTCTCCATCAAATGGAGATGAACTTGAAGTTCATTATAAAGGATGGTATTATTCACCAAATTCTACTTTTGGTGTAAAGTTTGATGATTCAAAATTACGTAATACAGATAAAGGCTTGCTATTTGAATATGGTAAATCTCCTATCATTTTGGGGTGGAAACTCGGATTAAAAACAATGAAAGAAGGTGGCAAAAGAACTATTATATTGCCTCCATCACTTGGATATGGAAATGAAACCGTACATTCTAAGGATAGATTATCTATTCCTGCTAATTCGGAATTATTATTTGAAATAGAACTTGTTCATGTTAATAACGATATTATCCGCAAATTACGAAGAAACATACATGATTTTATTAGACCGAGTGGTATAGACTATTTATAGAGCTTAAGATTTCAAACATTAAATATATTATATAAGATTCATCTAAATGAGTTCTATCACCGAATATGATAGATATATTACGCGTAGAGGATACACAATTAAAAAAGATAGTCTAAATCAAACAGAAGAAAGAAAGATTCGTAAAGAATTACATGTACAACCCTTTGAAAAACAAAAATATATGATGGAAAAATTTGGAACTTTACCTCCAAGTTTTAAAGTCTATTTAGAAAGTGCTAACAAGCTATACATTCCTAGATATTATGGTATTGATAACTTTGGTCCAGCTATAGATAAAATAGGAGATGTTGGTAATAATATTAATCTCACATTTAGAGGTGAATTAAGGGATTATCAGATAGATATTATGGACCAATTTATGAAACTATTCAAAAAAAATAAAGGTGGCATTCTTAATCTTAAAACTGGTGGTGGAAAGACGGCACTTGCCCTATATATCATTTCAGTAATCAAAAAGAAAACGCTTGTCGTAGTTCATAAAGAATTTCTTATGAATCAATGGATAGAACGCATAAGTCAATTCCTTCCTGATGCGAGAATCGGAATTATTCAAGCAAACAAGGTAAAAGTTGATAATTGCGATATTGTAATTGGAATGTTACAGTCTATTTCGCAGAGAAACTATCCAGAAAATACTTTTGATAGTTTTGGTTTGAACATTCTAGATGAGATCCACAACTTTGCAAGTAATTGTTATAGTAGAGCTTTCCCCAAAATTTCAACACAATATAATCTAGGTCTTAGTGCAACAGTTCAAAGGAAGGATAACATGGAAAGAATATTATCATGGCATATTGGACCTGTATTTTCTCCAAATGGAACCTCAAACAATTTTGGTGAAGTTAAATGTTTTATGTTGCCATTCAGTGATCCAAATTATCAACAAACATTCTACAACTTTAAAGGTAATGCCAATATGCCTAAAATGATTAACAGAATGGTAGAATCGCCAAATAGAGAAAAGCTTATAATTGATTTATTAAAACATTTCGCATCAATTGGTAGAAAGACATTGGTATTAAGTGAAAGAAGAAGACAAGTGGAATCTTTACAGAAAAAATTGGATGAAATGGGAATATCAAACGGATTATGTATTGGGGGAACAAAGCAAAAAGAACTCGACGATATTATTAAAAGAGATGTGTTGCTCGCTACTTATAGTTATGTACAAGAAGCATTTGACGTCCCAGAATTGAATACTTTGATATTTGCTACACCAAAAAGTGATATTATCCAAGCTTCGGGTAGAATTCTAAGACAAACTCCTGAAAATAGAAAATATATACCAGTAATAGTTGATATTGTTGACTCTACACCAGGAATGATAAAGAAATCAAATGTTAGAAAGAAATACTACAATAAGTCTGATTTTACTATAAAAGACGTTAAAAACACTAAGGATATAATTATTCATACATCGAAAAGTTAAAAAAGCAGATATTATACGTTAATGATTACCTATATAAAATGCGAGCACATAACGTGCTCGTATTTCTTTTATATTTTTCCAGAGCTTTTGTAAATATTAGAGTGTATAACAATCCATCGAAACTTGTTCTACAAAACGCGTGTAAAAACAATGATTGTATAAATAGTTGTGATTGTTCTTGTGAATGTTCAAGTGAATGCTGTGATGATCAAATCAACAATGACTATGACTATGAATATGCTAAAGAATATTATCAATATCTTAACGAATATAACAAATTTGAAGATACCGAAGTAAACTTTCTCAAAAGTAATAAAGATGATTCTAAAATCGATTATGCCGAATTTGCTAAGAAAAGGAAAGATAAATATAAGACCTTTGAAACAAATCTTAAGCTTATTTCAGATTATAACCAGAACGATGAAAGTTGTGTACTAGAGTTAAATAAGTTTACAGATGAAGTTGATATTTCTATTATTCCAAATGATTTAATGTTAATGAATGAACCATTAAAACATAACAAATTCTCACTCGAGAGAAAAATAAGAGCCATCGCCAAGTTTATATTGAATCCATTCCGACATTTCAATAAATACAAACATTTACCAGAAAAATTAATTTGGGATGATACTGTATTGTCTGAAGTAAAGAATCAAGGAAATTGTGGTTCATGTTGGGCATTTTCTTCTACTTCAGCTATTGAATCATATATGAGAATAAATAATTATACAGTAAATAGACTATCTGAACAACAACTCGTGGATTGTTCAAAAGAAAATCACGGATGTGGAGGCGGTTTAATGCATTTAGCTTTTGATTATTGTATACAAAACAAGGGTTTAGTATCAAATGATGATTACTCTTATGTTGCTCAAGGACAGTTATGTGCAATAGACTGTAATAATACATGTTTACCAGGAAATCATTCCTTTAACGGCGAATACTATCTTAATGTTATTGGTTCAAATATAACCGGGTATGAGTATATTTTACCAAGATCTGTGTTAGATATTATGGCCTCACTTCAAAACGGACCTATCGCAATCGCATTGGATGCCAGTTCATTCATATTTAGATTTTATAAAAAAGGAGTTATTGATATTCCATCCAGAATGTCTGAGCAGATAAACCATGCCGTATTGCTAACCGGATATGATAGAGATGAAAACGGTACATATTGGATAATTCAAAATAGTTGGGGAAAAGATTGGGGTGATGATGGTTTTGTGAAGTTAAGAGCAAGAGATGGTGATGGAGTCTTGTTATCACAAGTATATGGCGTTTATCCGAAGTATAAATAAGAATTCATAATTATAAATGAGAATGAACTTTCTAAAGAGAAATATAAATTGGGTTTGTCATCATTCTCATTTAGATAAATCCAATATCATTACAAGGACATTACTACAAGAATCGGATAAGCATATGCGCGATAAATGGTATATTATGGATGATATTAAAAAAAAATATACAAGACAAGACCTTTCTCGTAGAATAAATCAGTCAATACAAACAATCGTTTCCCAAAACTGTAGATATATTAGAACATTTGTAGATGTAGATAAAATTGTAGGTTTAATGTGTATTGAAGAAACAGAAAAGCAAAAAAGAAAATGGAAATATCGAGGTGTACACATACAAACGGCAACTCAACCTTTACAAGGAATAGTGGGTTCTGATGAAAACTTAAAATTGTTTGAAAAAGCAACAGAAATTACAGATATTGTAGGCTGTTTACCATCAAGAGATTATGATAAGTTTGATGAACATTTAGATATAGCATTCTCAACCGCCAAAAGACTTGGAAAACCATTAGAAGCTCATTTAGACCAACTTAATATTCCAATTGAAAATGAAACAGAACGATTTTGTGATTTTGTTGAAAAATATGAATATCAAGGTAAAGCTCGCTCGGTTCATTCAATTAGTCTGGCATGTAAACCTATCGAAAAACAAAAAGAAATAGCTATCAGATTAAAACAACTTAATATTGGTGTTATTGTATGCCCAAGTGCAGCTATATCAATGACACAACATGGCAATTATAACGCACCAATACATAACTCAATCGCACCAGTTCAAATTCTACATGAAGCAGGTGTTAATATTGGTTTGGGAATCGATAATATCAACGACTTATTTATGCCATTATGCGATGGAAATCTAACTTTTGAATTAAGATTATTAGCAGAAGCTACTCGCATTTATAATATAGATTTTTTAGAAAAAATTGCTAAAAATAAAATGGGTTTTTGTGACTAAAATATAGCTTTTTTACTTGGAATAAACCACAAATGATTCGCTTCATCTGGCATCCATCGATAAGGACTTCCACGAAATGGTTTTATTTTAGATTCTCTATACAAATTTACAATATTTGTGCAAGGACTTTCACTTACTTTATATCCATTCGATTGTATTAGTAACTTTTCCTCTTTTCTTATTTCTTGAGCAATTATCGTTTTATTGATTGCACACTCTTTTGAATTTCTTTTCAACCAAAATGGTAATGCTTTGTTTGTACTTGGTACAAGAATTCCATCGATTCTTCTCATTGCCGCCAAATTTGTAATATCTTTCCAAGTTTTTGACCCAAATCCCTTCTTTTTATCAGAACAACAAATCCATAATAATTCCCATGTAATTGCGATTTTTCCATTTGAACTTTTGAATTGATGCTCTACTATAATACTTGAACACACTATTCTATTATTATCTTGATATGTAACAACAAATGCCCTATATGTTTTACTATCTATTCCTACAAATAACTTATTAATCTCATCCTTATGATTAGACCCAAATGTATCCAGCAAATTAGATAAACTATCGTTAACAATTTGTTTTGGAGTTTGATTATGTATTATACGAATCAAATTGTTACAAGATAAGATACATAACATTTTTCGAAATTCATCCAGAGTTTGTAATTTTTTGGGAGACAAGATTAAATCATTAATCTCTAATAAAACTGTTTCTAACACATCCTCCTCAATATCATTATGTATAGCAATATCATTTGCTAATTTTTCAGAACAAACACTTAGTAACAAGTGTTTTTTCATCTTTCTATTTTCAATAATTAACATTACAATCATTTTTTAAAAGGATTTACAAGAATATAAACACATATGTATGAGTGATTTACCATGGGATATTGTTAATAAAATCATGTCTTACTTACCAATTTTAGATGAGAAGACTATAACACTTAATCAAAATATTAGAAAAGCATCCAAAATTCTTAAATTGATTGATAATTATGCGGAATTTTTCAACACGTTTCCAAACAAAAAACCATCAAAAGCAATAATATGCTGTGCTACATCTTGGATATATAATGATTTATCATACTTTTTAAATCAATGTAATAGCCCTACAGAAATTATGGTAGAATCTTACAAAGACATTTTGTATAAAGTTTCAAATAAACGAATAACCACTTTCAGCGAATTAGAAGAATATGAAAGCAAACAATATGAAACTATAATAAATTTACTATTCAAACATATAACATATATGAGCGAAGATGAAATAGATGAGTTTATCCTTTATTGCACTAATATTTATAATTTATAGACCTTGAACAAAAGATATTTGATTCTTTAACTTTTCTATCTCCTTTTTAGCTTCAGATAATTCTAATTCTGTAGCTGCAAGTTGTTCTTTTTTATTATTTAGTCTTCGTTCTAAGTTACTACACTCACCTATAGCAAACCCCTCTTTAATACCATCGGGCATTTCTTCAGACAAGTTCTTCAAAAGAGATGTCGTAGAATTAAGCGCTACTAAATCATTATTTCCATCACAATTACAAGAATCATCTTTCTCTTCAGTTTTTTTTGAGCCTGAAACCTTATTTACAAGAGATTGTTTATCTTTTTCAGCTAACAAATTTGATTGGTTTAATTCATTATTTGTATGATATAAACAATATGTTATAGAAAGAACAGATGTTATCACCAATAGATTGATGATAGAATTCATTAATATTATATGATATTATTTAACACACTGAACAATAAAGCCTTACAATTTATGCGGAATTACACATATTCTATTAATAAGACACAAATATAATGTTTTTAGGTCAAGTTCCATTTCATTGTAAAATATGTAAAAATGAATATGTTGAAAATATATGGGATAATGATGGAATCTGTTACGTACAATATGAAAATAAATGGTTTAAAGCTGAATACGACGGATATGGTGAATATACCATTCAAAAAACCAATCAATCAATTTTTTCTGCTAAAGCAATCTGTATTCGCTGTTATAAAGCTTTGAAGAAGAAAATTGATTAATTAGGCATACGATTCTAAATCTGATTCAATCCTACCCAATATATTATAAAATCTATTTTCATTCACCGTTGGATTAAAGAGATCTCTATAATAAATAAAAGTATTTTCTGAATGTTCTTCTTCTGAATATTCGAATTCGAATTCTGATTGCGAATCAGGTTCTATTTCTATTTCTGGCTCTGGTGTTAACCTTTGCATAAGCATTCTTTCTTGTTTTAAATGTCTTAAAAACCAATCAAATGAAATAGTCGCCTTTAAATCATTCTTTAATCTCATAAACAATGTTAAAACCATTTTTTCTGGGGACCATGCGGGACTCCAGTCTTTATGAAATATGTTATTCTCTCGAATAATGCCGTTTGTAAGACAACTATATATGTCCAAGTTTATTGGAGAATAACAAAAAAGCTCCCAAGTAAAGGGATGAAATGGGTAACTTCTTGGAATTCTTGCTGTTATTGTAAATCTTATTTCTATTTTTAAATAAGACATTATTATTCGATTCACATCCGATGGAATTTCATAAATTCCAGAAAAATCGTAAGGATTGTAAATAAGCATAGTATCAAAATAAACTTCACCTTGTTTCTTAAAGACCTTGAATTCATTAAAATGAAGCATTTCTTTGATTTCATCCATTTCGCTAAATTCCATTTTTCTCCCACCGATTGTTATAAAAGAATCATCCATTTAACCATAAGTAATGCCTTATATTTAATCCTTTTTTAAGATATTGTGTATGTTCAAGAGTTTTATGATATTATTTTATATTCCTATAATAATGACTATTTCTTCCATGATGCCTTATGTATGTTTAATCATATTAATTCCTATTGTACTATATTTTGTACTTAATTATATAAATTACTTTTCCAATACAGAATCGTTTGCATCATTTAATATGTCAGACTATATACCTTCAGACTGGGAACAAAGTCCTACTGGTTTTGGTAGAAATACTACTGGATGTGGTTCAAACCCAGATAAAATTTGGGAAATAAAATCAGCAGGTGATGTTAAAGATGTGAATGATGATCTTGAAAACAATCAATTGATTCTCATAAATGGCCGCGTTGATGTCAGAAATGTTGGAAAAAAAGATGACATGAAAATATCTGTGAAAAATAAGAAGAATATAACAATTATTGGTATAAATGATGCTGTTTTTAGTGGTTCTATATCAGTAGGGGGAAGTAGTAATAATGTTATTATTCGAAATATATTTTTCGAAGGTATGTTTGAGGATGGAGACACCGAAGATAGTATTAAAGATAAAAAAAACGGAGATCTTGTTACAATTAAAGGAGAGGATGTTAAAAATATTTGGGTTGATCATTGTACATTTATAAAAAGTGCTGATGGACTCCTTGATATGACAAGCGGCGCGACAAATATAACAGTTTCTTGGTGTATATTAGGTGACCCGACTAAATCAAGAAATCGCAAAGACGGAAATTCATCCAAAAAAAGTACAACTCATCACAAAGTTATGTTAATTGGTGCAGGAGACCATAGCGATGGTGGTTCTGATGAAGAAAGAGATATGAAAGTTCAAATAACTATACATCATTGTTGGTTTCCAGGAAATAGCAGAAATCCACGCATTAGATATGCAAGACCAATCCATCTTTATAACAATTTTTACGACCAAAACAGCATGTACACTATTGCGGCGCGTCAAAAAACTATTTCCTTATCTGAAAATAGTTTTTTTTATAGAAGTGGAAGACCATATGATACAGAGAAGGGCGGAACTTTATATGTGATTGGCGATAAATATCAAGATACATGTGTTGAAAATCCACCTAAATTACACCTTAGTGAACATACTTCAGCAAAACTATCTAATTGTACATCAAATCTAATGGCTGGAGGTGGTGACGAACCTGGACCAGATTCAAATCTTATATTTCAAAAAGATTCACAAATAGAGAGTTTGATTAACTATGATTATAATTTAGACGAGGCTGACCAAGTTCCAGAATTAGTCACCTCAAATGCAGGAGCTGGAGGAAAAGGATTTTCAGGTTATACCCTTATGGACCCAACAACTGGTACTACCACTAATACTGGTACCGCCACTAATACTGGTACTACCACTAATACTGGTACCGCCACTAATACTGGTACTACCACTAATACTGGAGCTTCTCAAGACCCATCAATAGCAGTTGTATCACCATCAGAAGATTCAAAACCTGAATCCAATGGTAGTTGTAACCTAAGACCCGGTGGTATTATGAAGAATAATACGTGTTATTATAAATATGGTGATTCCAAGGTTTGTGAAGGTATAAAATGGAAAAAATGTGATGCAACCCGTGGAGACAAAAAAGGCGAACCAGATAGTGGAAGGTATGTAATTGATGGAAGTAAAATCACTTTTTGTAAATTAGATGAATCAAAAGGGGAAGAATCTGATGGAGAATGTGTTGCAGATTGGTCTGAGAATGCGGCATCTGGTTCTAATTCAAATTCTGGTTCTAATTCTGGTTCTAATTCTGGTTCTAATTCTGGTTCTAATTCAAATAATCAATGTACAGAAAGGCCAGGCGGAGTTATGAGAAACAATACATGTTATTATAAATATACCGACCAAAATACATGTACTGGTATAAAGTGGAAAAAATGTGATGCAACACGCGGAGATAAAAAAGGAGACACCGATAGCGGAAGATATGTAATTGATGGTAATAAGATGGTTTTTTGTAAATTAGATGAATCAAAAGGGGAAGAATCTGACGGTGAATGTGTTTCAGACTGGACGGAAGATATTGCTTCATCCTCTTCAGCATCTATTAATTACAATTCTTCTAAAACCTCACTTGATGATGAAGCAGAAAATTTAAGAAAACAAATCTCATTCATTCAACAGAATATTTAATCCTTTTTTGATGAATAATGCTTTACCGCTGCTATGATATTTTCACTTTGTGTTACCCATTCAAGATTATAAAGTTTACAATTAGACTTATCATGGTCTTTGTGATTTACAAATGGTTTGTTATAGAAATTAGGTAGAAATACTTGAGCAACTAATAGATGTATTGAATACTTGCTTTGACCAAGACTAACTCTCCTATAACCAGTATCACCAAACCCTTTTAAGAATTTACGTTTTGGATTTTTTATTCGACCTTTGTCAGATATTTGATAATCTAATCTTCCTCTAATCAATTCCTTTGGAATGTCTTTCCATATTTCGTTTTCAAATATATTTTCTTCTGATGTATCGTAAATCCATTTATACCCATATGCCGTTTTACGTTTGTTTAGACAAACTGCCGATATAGCAGTTTTTACACAACCCTTATATTCTGTATTTTCTCTTACCCATTCCATAGCATCAAGTGCTGTTTCATATAATTCTATTTTTTGTCCATCAAGAGAACAACGCCATACTGCCCGTGAATTTTTTAATCGGCTAACTTCTTTTGATTGAGTTTTTTTATGATTATTTTGTTCTGCTGCAGTTGCCCATTCTAAATTTTCAACTCTATTGTCGGCTCTATTATGATTCTTATGATTCACGGTTTTCTTATTTTCTGGATTTGGTATAAATGTTAATGCTATTAGTCTATGGACACGCACAGGTATTCTATTACCTTCAAGGTTATATAACTTTACTTTAACATATCCAGCTTCTTCTGGTTTAAGTGATAATTCTCTTTTCTGGATTTTCGACCAAACTTTTCCACTATTTGAAAATTTATATTTTGGAAATTGTTCTAATTCTTTCCAAATCTCAGTCATATTACTCTAAAATATGAGTTTTATGGTTATATATATTTTAATCAATCAATCTCTTCTATGGCTGGACCAGAATCTTCTGGAGTAGCTGATTCTTGGGGCATATTTGTGTTGGGGATTTCTTCATCATTCTCCTGTGGTGGCGGGGTAAATGTTTGCATTTTTTCTTGGATTTCTTTAATCTTTTCATCATAAATATCAGGGGATTCATCAGGATTATTTTCAAGCCAAGTTTCTGTTTCCTTGATAAACTCGGTTAATTCTGGGTTCTGGTCGCCTATAGCTTTCAAACTAGTGTAAATGATTTGGTCCAATCCATTACGTTTTTCAATTTTCAAAGCTTGTAATTCATCCTCAGCTTTGAATTGTTCAGCATCATCAACCATCTTCTTAATTTGTTCTTCTGAAAGCCGCCCCGCGTCATTCTTAATAACAAGATTTTCCGATTTTCCAGTAGATTTTTCAACTGCTGTCACGGTTAGAATTCCATTGCTATCTACATCATAGCTAATTTCTATTTGCGGTTGGCCTCGCGGCATTGGTGGGATTCCCGTTAAATCAAATTTACCAAGCAAATTGTTGTCTTTCACCATAGATCTCTCTCCTTCATAGATCTGTATCAGTACACTTGGCTGTGAGTCTGAGAAAGTAGAAAATGTTTGACTTTTCTTACAAGGAATTGTTGTATTTCTTTTAATTAAAGGAGTCATAACCTCACCAGACGTAGCTAATCCCAATGATAGAGGTGTCACGTCCATTAATAATAAATCGCTCAGTTTTTCGGAGTTCTTATCCGCCCCAGTGAGGATTGCCGATTGTACTGTTGCCCCATATGCAACCGCCTCGTCTGGATTAATATTTTTACAAAGCTCTTTTCCGTTAAAAAACTCTCTAAGCATTTCTTGAATTTTCGGAATTCTTGTGGAACCACCGACTAACACAAGTTCATCGACATCATTTTTCGATTTTTTAGCATCACGCAATACTTTTTCTACTGGAGCCATACACTTTCTGAAATCAGCAGTACACATGTCTTCAAAGCGCGCCCGTGTTACAGTAGAATTGAAATCAATGCCATCAATAAGCGTATCGATTTCAATCGAAGCTTGAGAAGATGCCGATAAGGTGCGTTTCGCGCGTTCACACGCAGTTCTTAGACGACGCAACGCTCTTGGATTCTTTGAAATATCCTTTTTCAATTTTCTCTTAATTTCAAGGCAAAAATAATCGACCATTTTGTGATCAAAATCTTCACCCCCAAGTCTAGTATTACCAGCGGTAGCCAATACTTCAAAAATTCCTTCGTCAATAGACAATAAGCTGGTATCGAATGTACCTCCACCAAGGTCAAAAATTAAAACAATTTTTTCCCCTTTATTCGAGTCTTTTTTGTCTAAACCGTATGCAATAGCTGCGGCAGTTGGTTCATTAATGATACGAAGTACTTCGAGCCCTGCAATCCTACCAGCATCTTTGGTCGATTGACGCTGCGAATCGTTGAAATATGCTGGAACAGTAATTACTGCTTTAGTTACGTCATGACCCAAATATGCTTCAGCAGTATTCTTCATTTTTGTAAGAACCATAGAACTAATTTCCTCCGCGCTAAAATGTTTGGTTTCTCCCTTATATTTGACCTCGATCATCGGTTTGTCAGAAGAATCCGCAAATACTTTGAAAGGGAAGTGCTTAATATCATCTTGTACTTCTTTATCTGAAAATTTTCTTCCAATCAAACGCTTAGCATCAAAAACAGTGTTATGTACATTCATTGACACCTGGTTCTTGGCGCTATCACCTATAAGTCTTTCAGTTTCATTGAATGCTACATATGATGGAGATGTGCGATTTCCTTGGTCGTTAGCAATGATTTCAACTCTGTCATTCTGGTATACGCCTACACAGCTGTATGTGGTGCCTAAATCGATACCAATAGCTTCTGAAGTGGCCATATATATAATTATTTCGAAGTTCTTATATTATTTCAGTTCTAAATTAATGGTATATTATGACAATTCAACGAATATAACAAATGTAGTAAATGTAAAAAATAATGACGAAGATTCGGACAAAATATACAGAACTATTACTTTATCATTGGTTATTACTGTAACAATTGGAATGCTAGTTTTTCATTCATACAATATTTATAAACGTTCCGTATTAGTATTTCCAATTGAAATGCCACATGACCTTCCTGCACCTCGCAGAACTTCAAGATTTTTCCGAGATGATTATACTGATAATAATTACTTTAATCGCACTCCATTAGAATGGTATGAATTAGAGAATAGATTATCCAACAAGAATGAGGTGTTATCCAGTAAATAATTTATAATATAGTAGTGGAATTAGATTTTAGTAAAAAAAACTAATCTAAATTAATGGAAATGTCATTTGGAAGATTAATTGTATTAATTGCATTTGTTGGTTCAATCATATCGTATTGTGTTACAAGTTTTATAAATGTAAATCCAACCAGTAGTAAATTTTTGTTACTCGAATTGTTAAGACAATCGTCATTGGTATATGCTTTAATACAAATCATAGGTTTGGCATATTATTTTCAGGTAAAATTTTTGCCTAAAAATCCAACTTTTGCCGTTTTACCGTTAGTATGTATGATATCATTTATAATGACCGTTACAATGGGATATGCACAAACATCAAGTTGCGACAAGCCAAAGCGTGATAAAATTATGACACAAGCTTTAAAACCAGTTGTATTGTTAATAATTACATATTATTGTGTTACCAAAATTCCTGCTATTAGAGGTGGTTTTTATGATTTGGTTTCTGATGGAAATCATTCAGAAATAGGAATGTGGACAGCAATTGGATTTTGGATGGCTGGTTCAATATGGATGTCAGTTACTTCAGCCTATTTCATAATTGAACAAAATGCTTGTAGGAATGATACTGAAATAAACATTAAAGAATTACCAGAACCAGAACCAGTTAAGGAGGTGATATAGTGACATATTGATATAGTTGTTGATATCTTTTTTCACCTATTTTAGCAGACTTCAATGCCTGTACAAAATTAACCTTGTCTTGAATACCATTAATAAGTAATGTCCAGTTAGGATATTTCTCAGCAATAACTTTAGCAATAGATTTAGAAATTCCAGGTATTTGACTAAGTTGTAAAATATAACAAAGTGATGGTGTTAGATTTTGTTTTTTTGAAACATGTAAAGTGTCTATATAATCAGGTTGTTTTTGAGAATGATTGTATAGTTTAGAATCTAAAAGTAGTTTTCTCTTAATTTCCAATATAAGATTTGTAGTATCGTGTATGTCACCTGTAAGAAAAATGACCATTTTATCCTTTAATTGAATTCTGATGATAATTTGTTTTAGTATACTTTCAAATTGAGGCTCAAATTTTGATACTTTGCCTTCAATAATAAAACCTTTGTGAATAAAATTAGAAGCATTCATTCTTTTTTTCTGTTCAGAAAAGCGACCATCTTTTAAAGAATGTTGAAGGTCTTGGATAGTTTTTCTTTCAAGGACAATTATTGGTGTCTTTTCTGGATTATCTTGTATAATTTGAATATCACCAATTTGCAGATTCATATATGTCACTAAATTATCATCTAAAATTGTTTTGATAGCTTGCTCACGATAATCGATAAGAATATCCATTTATAAATTCTTTGTTTTTTATATTTATATAAGTAAGAATGGACAACTTAAGAAAAGTAGCTATAATTGTTGGATTAGTTTTGGCTATTGCTGCACTATGCTTTTTGATAAAGAAAAGAAACGTCGAGTCTTTTGAAGATGCCGCCGAGGTTGATTCAAGCGGTTCATATGTACCATCGTGCTCAACTGGTGTAACTATGCCATCTGAATCAGTCCCAGCCCCCGCTTTAGAAGGATTACAAACTGCCCCTAAAGCTCTTTTAGATGATAAAAGTGATCCTGTATCCGGAAACTCGGCACCTGCCAACGCTTTCCCCAAGGGACAACTCAAACCTTCGGATTTACTCCCCAGCCAAGAAGCCACCGAGTGGAATGCTGCCAATCCTACCGGAAAGGGACAACTTGAAGATCAAAACTTTTTAACTGCTGGATTCCACGTCGGTATCAACACAGTAGGACAAAGTCTTCGCAATGCGAACATGCAAATCCGTTCGGAGCCTCCTAACCCACAAAAAAAGGTTGGGCCTTGGATGCAATCCACGATTGAACCCGACTTAGGCCGCAAAGCTTTAGAGGTCGGTGGTGAAATGTAAATTCAAGTAAAATAAAGTATAAAAATGTAAGGGTCATCTATTTCATATAACGCATCATGAAGTATTCTTTCTAAGAAGAAAGCTTTTTTTTGTAAGTATGACATTTCTAGATTTCTGAACCAACTTTTCCAAGAATTTAGGACTTTCCAACTTAATCTTGTATTTTTAAAAGAGAGGTATGAATAGTGTAGAAATAGATGATTATAAAAGAGTTTTAGTTTTGAATAACGCATCCAACTGGAATATTCATATCTGGGTGTTTTAAATTTGACGAGGTATTCACAATATAACTGTGTTTTAATATCGTCAACAATTCTGAAATGAGTAATTTGTATGCCATATGGTCCAGTTTGTCTAAAGCTCCTTAAGGCCATAACGCTATAGATGTTTTTTTGTATATTATCATAAAAAGAGTTATGTTTCTGATCAGTTTTGATTTGTATTTTACTATTTTGTAACCATAGCTTTTCATATTTTTCCCTTTCTTTTTGGGGTTGTTGATGTCTTTTTCCAGCTGTATCTTGCCATATTTTTTGAAAGTCTACAGATTCAAATGCAACCCAATCTGGTATCTCAAGATATGTTTTTGAGATATTTTCACTTGTTTGTGTTGGTATACTTTCTGTTTCCCATTTCCAATTCCAATCACTGGATGATGATACATACATTTTCAAGTACCTTAACAGTATTTTTATAAAATTTTATCATTATCTATGGTTTCAGTCCCATAACTAAATCTCTGAAATACGAAGGTTCTGTTTAGAAAACTGGCAGTTTGTTCTCCTTCGCTTAGAACAATTTTATTTTGATTTTTGTAATACATTTCAAAATTATTGGAATTTTCTGGTACAATTTTGAATCCGAGTTCAAATAATTTCTTACTAAAGAACTTGAAATTGACAAGATATTCTGGATGGATCATATCAATACTTTGTACTAATACATGTATCTCTTTTCCAAGAGAGGTGGAGTCATTGCTTAATGTTCCCTCATATTTCTTACGTATTCTCAATATTTCAGAATCATTAGAGTCCCGATATACTAAGTCTATATCATCATTTTCAGTTAGTTTTTTGTCAATAATTTCGCCATCATAACAGCATCCGCCGAAATAACCTCCGACTTTAATATTATTAGCAACATTTGCTAAGAATGTATCTAAAGTCTTCTCATCTTTAAAGAAGTAATGTAGTGCGAAGAATACTGTTGCTGCATCGAAAGTGTGATTTTTACCAAATGTGTTGTTGTCTATAACATATCTCTTATAGATTCCATCGGAATTTGGCGAATCAAATGTGGATGGATTATTAAATGGTTTTCCGGCATCTCCTGTTATAAATACAATTTTGTCTAAAGGAAAATTATCATTATGTCTTTTTTTGGATTTTGACTTCATACCATTAATTATATTCAGAAGACGTCTATAAGCTCCATTGTTTTGATGATGTAAGTTGTCAAGACTATTATCAACACCTAATACAGTAGCATTGAATTCAATATATCTTGGAATGTCTCCGCCTTTTCCAGAACCCAAATCTAATAATTTTTTGCTAGTGGTTTTACCAATAGTATTTTCAAATATAGCATGTTTTACATGTAATCTATGGAATCTTCTTAAATTTGAATCACCACCGGTATCATCTCCATTATTATAATATGTGTCGATGACATCATTATTGGAAGGTATTTTGTCTTCACCGGCCATGATTTGTTTAGTAACTGGAAAATGATAGGATTGCCATATATCTAAAGCAACTTTAATGAAATTTGGCTTATCTTTGTCTTTCCTAACTCTTATAGGAATCCATCTAAATTCTGAATCCAAACTTTTGTCATATACCATTTCAACTATATCGGAATTTGTAATTTTTTGCCCATCCCAAGTGTCATTTTCTTTACAGCGAATTTGTCCATCATATATAGGTAGTTGAATAGAACATGCATTATCATCTTCTGGGTCAAATGGTTTAAATTGACTTTCAAAGTGTTTATTATATGACATTGAAGCATTTCCTGTATTATTCATTTCCTCAACGAAATCATCTCTTGTAAATGGTTTAGGGTCTTTATCATAGGTAACGTGTAGAGAACAATTCATAAATTTGGTCATTACATATTCATCTCCAACTTTAAAGGGTTTTTCGATTTCATTTAGAAAACGAATTCTAAAATCGATACTATTAAATGTTGAATCCTTCCATTTCAATAGACGTTTGAACTCCTTTCCACTTTTAATGAATTTTTTTGCAGATACTTTATCATACAAGGAATTACCTCCAACCTTATCGATTGGTGTAAATATTAATCCATCATTCTCATATATATCATTTTCAATATCTTTGAAACATTCTTTACATTCAGAGTGAAATTTATCAGTTGTCATAGGAATGAATTTTTTCAATAATACTCTGGGTGTTACTCCTAAATTAGTTTGATGAACGGTTTGTACTGCCGCAATAATCTCTTTCGCATATTGTAAACGTTCATTAAATAATTTACTTCTAATATCCGTTCCTTTGTAATAATAACAGTCAAACACTAAATAATCGGCTAATTTGTCACCATTTTTAGTATTTAAAATCATTTCACCATCAAATATAGAACCAAAATATTCTTCATTGAAGATATAACCGGTAGGTTGATATAATTCTGATTTCGAACTAAATATGAATAATTCTCCAGTATCACAGATAAACCCAGTCATTCTAAGTCCATCTGATTTTGGAGTAACATAATATTCTAATGCCTTTTGCTTCATTATACGTAATCTATCCATATTAAGTGAAATTACTTGAGGACTAATTTTGTATCTTGATTTATTGTCACGAATTTCTGTAAGATTATTGCCTATATTTTTTTGGAGTATAGTTTCATAATACGCTTTTTCCACATCATTTATCTGTGTTATAGAAGTAATTTTCCATGAGTTTCTAAAGGAACATAATATAGTTTCCATTATTTCGGTCCATAGTGTCATATTATGTTCAGTCCTGGTTTCATTCATTATATCTGGTACATATTCGACTTCGATTTCATAAGTTTCTTTCGAACTTAATGTACCAGATTCTCTTAAAGTATTTGCAACTTTTCCTGTTCTAACCGCAGTTAAATCAACTGAATATAACTCTTCTACTAAATATGAATATCGATTCTTTAGTCTAAAAGATTTCTTTAACCTTTTCCAATTAGCCAATATATTACTAAACTCACTGCTATTTGGGTCGACTGGTATTTCTTTCTTTAAATTTATCTTACATCCAATGCTTAGATACTCAGCTTTTTCGGGAGTTTTATGAATAACACACCACGTCCCTCTCGGCATATTGTCTAATGTGTCATTTCTAAAATATAACTCAATGTAATGTTTTCCAAATATAGTTATTCTAAATGAACCGATGGATATATCAAGACTCTTTGAACGTTCTCTTACATTCCTCCATATTCCATTACATGATTTTTCCTTACATAATTCCATTACTCTCATAAACGATTCCCTATTTGGTTTTGGCTCTTTTACGATACATTCAAACTCATAATTGTTATTATTATATGCGTCATTGCTGAAATCAGTTATGTGCGTCTCATCAAGTGTTGATAATCTCATTATTGTTTCTACCATAACTATATATAATTTAAGTCATTTTTATTATGTTTTACAAGTGACTTGTATTTTATTTTTTGTCTTTAATCAAACGTACATTCACAGCTTTTTGAAAATGTTGTGTATCTGTATCTTTCGAGGTTCTAAACTGAACTTTGTCTCCGATTTTGATTTTCTTTATTTCTGGACAAACAAAACTACCCGTATTAGAAGTATCATCGCTTTTTATAAATACACACCCCCCCTTTACAACATTAGTTACAGTACCATACTTTGTAATTTGAGAATTTTTTGAATTTGTCCTTTTATTTTTTGAACTTTCCCTATCAAGTTCTTTTGTATCAGAAGTATTAATATTTCTCTTATTATTGTTTGTTGGCTTGTTGTTTGTTGGCTTGTTGTTTGTTGGCTTGTTGTTTGTTGGCTTGTTGTTTGTTGGCTTGTTGTTTGTTGGCTTGTTGTTTTTTGGCTTATTGTTTGTTGGTTTGTTATTTTTTGGTTTGTTATTTGTTTTTTTAGTATGGTTGTGTTTGCTTTTTAGTGCTTTTTTGTCTGAGGTATTTTGTTTAGATTTTTTTGTGTGTGAAACCTTTTGTTGTCGCTTTTTTGTTTTTACAATACACCATTCTTCAACATTCGGAAGTTCAATTCTTAAATCTTCTTTATACATTTCTTTAAGTTCTTGAAGAATTAGCATATCGTCAAGAACTTCTGCATCACCCCACCATCTTCTATTGAGTTCGTCAAAAATAGAGGGAGCAACAGACATATGGGTTATATATTATAATTATATAAATGGTCTTAATATTTTATATAAAGATTAGGTGAACATAATATTATTATGATTGTATATAGATTTTTGTTTATAGTTAACTCGTTGTTTGGTAGTGCTTTGGTAAACAATAATGTTCGCGTATGTAGGAATAAGAATGGTATAATGGTAAGGAATAAGTACACGCCATTAATGTCATTTAACAGTACATCTAATAATGATGTGAATGAGCCTGATATTATAGAGAAATATAGTAATTGGTTTGGATGGTTTCCTCCGGAAAAGAAGTGGAAGAGTGTTCGTTTCACTGTATATTCGATGGTGGCAGGATATATGGTTGCGGATAGTATTCAGAATTTGATAGATTATTCGAATTCTCCAAATTTAGATTTTTAAGTTAATACGTTTGAGTATAAGATTATTTAATCTAAATGTAATTATTGGTAATGTCCTCTATTTTAGAAAATGATAATGAATCAGTTGAGGACATAAATCCGAATGATGATTCGGATTTGAAATTTGAACATATGGGGTTAAATAAAAATATTTTGAGAGGTATTTTTGCGTATGGTTATGAGATTCCAAGTCCTATTCAAAGGAAGGCAATACCAATATTTTTAAAGAGAAAAGACATACTTGCGCAAGCACAATCTGGTACAGGGAAAACGGCAACATTTTCGATTTCAATTCTACAATCAATAAATGAAGATGTTTCAAATGTTCAAGCGATAATTATGTCGCCAACACGAGAATTAAGTGAGCAAATTTATACAGTAATAAAGGGGTTAGCAAAATATACAAAAATTCGGTTTGCGTTATTACTCGGTGGACAATCGAGAAATGATCAAATAAAAGAACTAAGAAATGGCGCTCAGTGTGTGATATGTACGCCTGGGAGAATTAATGATTTTTTACATAACGATTGTATAGATATAACAAATGTGAATTATCTGGTTCTAGATGAAGCAGATGAACTTTTGGCAAATGCATTTATTCATCAAATAAGAAATGTTGTAGAGATTTTACCAAACCAAACACAGATATGTCTATTTAGTGCGACTTTACCTAGATATTGTCATGACATTGCGGATAAATTTCTTGTAAATCCCGAAAAGATTATTGTTAGAAAAGAACAACTAACATTAGATGGAATTACCCAGTATTATATTGCTACGGATAATGATAAGTTCAAATACGATGCAATAACGGATTTGTATTCGTCAATGATAATAAACCAATTGATAATATATTGTAATACAAAGCAAAGAGTTATATATTTAGCTGAGAATTTGATAAGAGATGGCCATACCTGTACGTGTATACATAGTGATTTAACAACAAATGAGAGGATGGATACTATGTATAAATTTAGAAAAGGAGATAGTAGAGTACTTATTTCAACAGATTTATTATCAAGGGGTATTGATGTACAACAAGTTTCTCTTGTAATTAACTATGATATTCCAAGAAATATTGAAAGTTATATTCATCGTATAGGAAGAAGCGGAAGATTTGGAAGAAAGGGAATTGCTTTAAATTTTGTTTCAGGAAATGATAATGAAACAATGAGAAGAATAGAGCAATTTTATTGTACACAAATTAAGGAACTTCCATCTAATGTAGATACATTATTTAATCAAACAAGGTAAATGTACATTTCAATGATTCGTTAACAGTCATAACGCCACCTTTATTATCAAATTCGCCACAATATCTTGGTGCAGAAAAGATAGTTACAAGTTCACGATTTCCATAGAACTCATACCCATCTTCAACAACTTGATGAGCTCTACAAATCATTTCAAGTTTGTTGTCTTTTAAGAATTTGTGTAGTACATCTCTACAAAAAAGATAAGAAACACCTCTATCATTCGGATGCCAACCTTGTAAAAATGTAGGACCTTCTGTTTCTGGGTCAGACCAAAGTAAATCACATAATATTCCTTCGTCTGAAACTTCCGTTGGTCTTTTTATTTTGTTAATATCCCTGTAATCTTTTAAGAAAGGAGATAAACCACCATGCATACATAAAATTACTGGTTCTTCTGGGGGTGCTAATCCAACAGTTGCTGCTATAGGCATTACATTAAATACATCTACAAAATGTTTCCATAATTTGATAGAGCCTCTTCTCTTACATTCATCATGAAATCCATATACACGAGATACATCGGCTGTTTCATGATTTCCTCTTAATAGGAAAACATCATTATGATATAATATCTTAAAGCAAAATAGTAGACAGACTACTTCTATACTTCTTTTTCCGCGATCAACATAATCTCCTAAGAACATATAACGATTTTGAGAAGAAGGATATCCTAATTTATTAAAAATTTGTAGCAAATCACTATATTGACCATGAATATCTCCACAAATATGAACTGGTGCTTGTACATTCAGTAACATATTGTCTTGTTCAATGACTGTTTTGGCTTGTTGGATAAGCCAAAACATATACTTTATAGGTATTGGTAAAGTATCACTATTAGAAATAAGTAAAGCTTGTATTATATTTTGTATGTTTTTGTGAATAATCCTTAGATCACCTATGGTATTTTCCATTATAATTTTGAATCTATTTTTATATACTAAAAAATTTACCGTTCTCTTTGTTGTATAAATGAAATCTGTTTTCTTAAATCATCCATATCGGCATGAATACCACAAGTATCTGGACATTGTAATGTAATAGGAGCTTGAGTCTGTGGTATTACAGCAGTTTTAACAGGTTCTATTTTAGGTACAGGTATTATAACCGGTGCAGGTGTTGGTACAGGTGTTGGTGCAGGTGTTGGTACAGGTGTTGGAGCAGGTGTTGGAGCAGGTGTTGGAGCAGGTGTTGGAGCAGGTGTTGGAGCAGGTGTTGGAGCGGCTGTTGGAGCAGCTGTTGGAGCGGGTGTTGTATCTGGTTCCGGTTCAGGCTCTGGTTCTTCTTCTTCTGGAGTTTCCTCACACAGCCAGGTAGGATTAACTTTATTCGCGCCCTTACTCTCCTTGTTGACTTTAAAGCTACACTTATTTGTGCTACCGTCGTAGTTACATCCCATAGGCTCTCCCTCATCTTTCATATCATTTCCGGTGGGGCCCTTCTTCGGCACCTTCGACCAATACTTATGACAGTCACTCGCATCTTCACAATCTGATATATATTCCAAGCCACTACAGTTTTTTTTACCTCCAGCAGCAGCAAAAGATTCAGTCAATGTATTTTTACAGGTACACATATATAAAACCTTAAGAAAAACCAATACAAAAATTAAAAATAGAATAAGGTTAGTAGTAATTGACGTGATAGATAGAAGTGGTTTTATATAATTACTTTCCATTAGTACTAATTTTTATTTTTATATATACTTTAAAGTGTTGGTTACAGTGTTTAAAAAATTTAAACACTAATAAGTGAGTTTTGTACGAATGAAATTTGTTCTCGTAAAGAATCCATATCTCCATGAATTCCGCAGGTATCTGGACATTTGGTTTTAATAGGGGCTTGAGTCGGTTGTATTGTTGCAGGTGTTGGCGCAGGTGTTGGCGCAGGTTTTGTCGCAGTTTCTATATTTTCCTCAAAATCGGTTACACATTCGCCTTCAGTATCACTTCCCTTTGTTTCATCAAGTCTACAAAAGATTCTTTTATTGCCATTAACTACATATCTTCCGCTATCAGGGTCTCCTGTATGGTCTCCACGAGTTGCATCACATTTTTTCCATTTTATACCACTACAAGAATTTTGATCGGTATATTTATAATAGCATGTATTCCTTCTAATTAGACCATCTGGTCTTTCTAGACATGTATTTTGATTATTAGAATTTGTATTTGGAGATGAGTTGTTTATATTTTCTTCCCAATCTGATACACATTCGCCTTCCGACTCGCTTCCTTTGGATTCATCAAGTCTACAAAAGATTTTTTTATTGCCATTAACTACATATCTTCCGCTATCAGGGTCTCCTTTATGGTCTCCACGGGATGCGTCGCATTTTTTCCATTTTATACCATTACAAGAATTTTGGTCAGTATATTCAAAATAACATCTACCATCTCTCATTTTTCCACCACTACGGGTTCCTCCACAATTGGAATCATTACCTTTCTCTCCTTCTTGTCCTGGGTTTTTTTGTGTAAAAGATTCAATTAATTTAGACGTATTAATAAAGATTAATGGTAATAGGAGTATTAAAAATAGAATAATGGTGGTAGTATTAGAGGTACTCATATTATTTATATGAAATAGTTTTTGTAGAATTAGTACGAAGAATATTAAATTTATGAAATTATGAATAATTTCATAAATGTAAGTGTAATTGTATCATTAATAGTGTTATTGTGGTATTGTTTCAATTTTAACGAAATAGAAGAATTCATTACAATACAAGAATTGCAACCAATAGAACAGTTTAGTGATGTGGACCTGTGGGAAAATAGTAATAGGTTGTTATACGAAAATAAGCAGCTTATTGAGAGAATAAATATCATGGAAAAATACATCAAAGATATTGAAAGTTCGAAAAATAATAATCAATATAAGAAGGAAGAGGATGAAAGAACAAGTGAAACAATATCTAAAGATTGAGAAAGAAATCGAGGCACTAAATCAGAGATTAAAACAACAAAAGAAAGAAAGAGAAACAATTGGTAATGAAATAATGAAGTATTGTCAGTCAGTGTCTAAGAATCAGATAAGTTTACCAGATGGAAGTAATTTGAAAATATATAATAATAAGACGTATCAAAGTTTGTCATATTCGATGTTAGAGAAAAATTTACAGCATTTTAATAATAGACACAATTTAAATATTCCAATAAAACAATTTATAGATTATTTGAAGTTACAGCGTGAGAGTAAAACAAGTATGGAGATGAGATATTTTAGGCCTTAGTTTACACTAAATCATACTGTTAACTTCACTATCAATTTCATTTAATATTTCTTGCTCTTCAGTTGTCAAATTTGGAGTTTCTGATTCTATTAATTTGGTAATTGTTTCTATAATTTTATCAATAGAATTGGTTGATGAGGTTGATGTTGTACTACTCGTTCCACATACACCTGCTGTTTTTTTCTTCTTTTCGACTACGAATTTAGACATGTGTTCACATTCTATAGCAAAATCATATAGATCGCAATGGCAATCATACTTACTTGGAAAGTTATTGTTGTGAACGATTTTATGTAAAAATGTTAATTGATGTTCTTGTTGATTTAAGAGTATATCTGTACCGATGTTAAAAAAGTACATGGGGTTTTTCACATAAAGACCATATAAGAAATACATTTCAAAAATATAAGGTACACGAAAATTACCTGTAGTACATTTATTACATTTTGCCATATATACAATATTTCTAATAATGACACTAAATAGTTTTTTTTTCTCTGTAGATACTTTCAAAACTTTATCTTTAGCTACAAGTTCTGTAACTATTGTTGAAAATTCATTGCTTGAAAATAGTGAATTATTCCAATATAAGTCATAAATTGCAATATCTACAAATTTTCCAAGTAGTTCTTCAATAAATGTATCTACATCCATTCTATATTAAAAAGTCATAATATATTAAATTTACATAAAGAGCGTGTAACATTTTTTTACTTTTCGAAAGTTTAAAAAATGGTATACTATATAATGTTAAGTACAGATCCATCAAAAGTGAATGTAATTATATACTTGGCAAAAAAATTACGTAATGAGGTAACTGAATCTGAGCTAACTGACCCAGTTATGTTAAGATTAATAGTTATTTTAAATTATGTTGTAATTGTTTTATTTAAAGTACAAGGAACAGAAAAATCAAAAAATACACCTCTACACTTGAATGTTATATTACGTTTACTTGTTAGACTAAAATTATTATCTGGCGAGACTACTCAACAGTCAGATTTCCATAAATATTTAAGAGAGCATTACCCAGATGTATATAATTCGGTTATAAATAAAAATATTGACCCTAAATTGGCATATGATTACTGTTGTAATGAAGATGAAAAGTCTAGGGAATTTGCATATAAACTTCAGCAATTAGTAAGCGCTGAAGTGGGTTATGACTTTCAATATGGAAACACATCGGCGAATGAGGAGCAAATTTTTATAAGAGAACTTGTAAGAATTATAGCTCGATATAAAGCAGCAGGAGTTATAATCACATCTTTGAATAAAAGTATTGTAAAATTAAAAGGTGAACTTAATGAATTACAAGTTGAAAAGACAAATTTAGAAAACACAATATCTGGACTGGTACAACTAGGACAAGTCCAGAATATTAAAGTATTAACTCCGATACCTGATAATATAGAACAAGAAGGAATAGCAACCGTGAATGTAGATAGTGATGGTATCGGACTTACCATTAGAATAAGTGGGGGTGAAGTATTCATAGATCAAAAGGGTGATGGGTATAAAGCAAATGATGTCGTTTCATTTCAGCTTATTTTGGCAGTAGATGCATTAAGTAAAATTAATATGGGTATTGCCCAGTTATTACATTACTCAGATAATTCTAAGTTTGTAAATAGTTCACAAAATTCAGCTGTCACTGCAACATATTATATTAAGATAGTAGATATAATAACGGCACAAACATATGCTCAAGAAATTGGTCTTGAGGACTTGTTATTCAAAGTACCAATATGGACACGTATGTATCAGAATATTGCTCCAGATGTTTTTGATATTAACTTATTAATTGAAATCAAAGAAGCTATTCAAAATTATGATGTACAATATGCTATACTCAAATATGGTGCATCGGACGATAAATTTAATACGGAATATATGTAATATAGCTAAAAAAATTACTCTTTTTCCTCAGGAATACCTTGTAGTATTTCTTCAGTAGAAACATCGTCTTTTTCCTCAGGAATACCTTGTAGTATTGCTTTAGTAGAAACATCGTCTTTTTCCTCAGGAATACCTATGGTGTCATTTTCTACTAAATTTTCAATTTTATTAGAAAAGCCTTTCGCGTTAATAGAAATATTGAGAATGTCTACATCAAGTACACCATTTTTCCAAATTAGCATTAAAAAACATGGTTGATTATTATAGAGTGTTTGATATGCGTATAAAACCCCATTATCTTTATCAAAAAAAGCTGGAAATGGTACATTATCTTTAATATCATCATATTCTTTTGAATATGTAATTACATCAAGTATATGTGATTTTATTTCATCAATTTTATCTAATACATGCTTTTCTTTATTTTTTTCAAGACTATAATCTCGAATTTTATCATATATTCTTTCTAAAGATTCCATCTTATATACAATATATAAAATACCATGAATTGCCGCATGTTAAAATTCGCAAATTTAAAATTTAGTAATTAAAATTTAGATATGATAAATTATACACGATGGCTTCAACAACATACTTGCATCCTGTGACAATTTCTCTTGCGGACATTGCCTTTTCTAAGGTAGATGTTAGCTCCCCTGGTACAATGGCTGGTGCTCTTTTTGCGCTTAACAGTTATGGTGAAATAAATACTCCCTCCATTACGGTTGATCGTGTGGCGGGAACAGTAACATATGCTTTCACTACGATAACTCAGAAGACAGCTAATGTTTCTATGATTGGCCAAGTCGAAGCCGCCGCGTCTATTAATGAATTTTCGTGTACGGAAGTCTCGGCCGATTATCCAACTACTGTGACAAATGGTTCAGCCGAACCAAAAGAAGTATTGATGGGAATGATATTTAATTATATGGTTCAGGCAATTTTCTCCGGTGGGGCGGCACTCACACAAAATTTAGATGTAACTGACCCTAACGTAAGAGGAAATGGGTTATTCTTCGATGATGATGCTGGTTCCGAAGTAGCTGCTGAGGTCCTTGCAAAAACAAAGGGTTTAGATTCGCAAGGAGCCGCAGCAAATTGTGGTTTTGGCAGAGTTGTTACTCACACCGGTGGCACCGACGCCAACGCTGACGCCGAATACGACTACTGGAATGTTCGTACTGAACATACTAATAGTGGTGCTTCCAACGCCGCAGAAACCAACACTATTCCATTCGCCAATGGAGATGTTATCTACATTAAATATGAATGTCTTGGTACATTCGAGGCTGGTACCGCACTTGCTAATAATGCCAATCTATCAGCATTAGAAAGCAATGCTGCGGTAATTAGCCCATCGCCTTTCGCTGCGGCGAATGTGACGGTTTCATTTATCCTTGGATGGGATATCGCAATCTAAGATGAGTCTTAAATTGGTATCTTGACTAAATGAATGATTAATATGATTTATCGTATTAATATTTGTTTAAACTATTTGTGGAGAATCCTGAAAAGTATGTCTAAGTGATTGGATATTAAATCCAAAGTTAGATTGAAAGGAAAGATTCATTAAGAAACCATATGTGTTTTGACTATTGTCAATAAGACCATAATCTGCGTTCGATGGTTTATTAATAGTAATTTTCTTGTTATTTGCGACAGAAACGACATTATGTTCGTTATTTTGTAAAAAGTCAATTATACTTTGACCATTACCGGCATCAAATTCTAAGTGTCTAAATCCGATTCTATTTTGAACATGAATTGTGTCAAGTATGAAATCTTGAGTGCATGTAATCTCAATAGTATTGGCTTTTTCTTGAATGGTGGCGATTTGAAGAACATCTTTTTGAATTTGTATAGGGAATCCATTGGGACTGAGTATTCTCAATGTAAGCTTTGATAACTTTGCGATTGGCGTATCTACGTTCCAACCAACGGAAGGTTTTGCACCATTACCCTTGGTATTCATGAGATTGTAGCTAATATTAGAATTAGTATTTTCTGACCATTTTTTGTCTTTAATTAATTTAACAAATGAGCGTCTACCGTGGTCAGATGTTGATTGATAAGCACCTTGTAATTCGTCAATTTGTAAATAAAGAAAAGGGTATTTATCTAATGAGTTAGATAAAGTATCTGGGATGATTGCATGAGTAATATTGACAGATACTACATTTTGGAAATTGGTTGGTGTTCCGATTCCGGGGAATGTACTACTTACTCCAAGATTAACAACAAATTCATATGGGGTATCGGATGAGTTTGTAGACCATTCGCTTCTGTCAGAACTACTAATATCTAAATCCCGGTGTATATTAGAAGTTTCGGGTTGTTGTTCTTTTTCAATATTTAGGACGGTTCCTTCAAGGTCTTCTTTATAATGATTCACAGGGTCATTATTTGATTTATCAGAATTAATAAAAACATTGACTTGTTCATCTGCAATAGGGACTTTAGGTACATGTTTAGCAAATTCAGGTACGCAATCTCGAAGAACCATTTTATTAATGTCTTCAATAGACATATCTTTAGTGCGTTGAGTGAATTTTTTTTCCATAGAATTAAATATTAATCCCCTTGCATTGATATGTAAACTATCAAGTGATGTTTGATTGGTTTTAATAATATGGTCATCAATCAAATTATAAAGCATTTCAAAATTTGACTTGTCGAAGAACTTTTCATCCATTACTATTGAATAGATAAGTTTAGTCCTTAATAAACTAACGCATAATTATAAATAATTTCGGTATAAGCAGAAATAGTTAAAAGTATTTCATACTTCAACAATGTTGTCAGTTAAGAAAAGAGGAAAGTCAAATGTAAAAGTAACTGTATCTGATGCAGTTTCTATACATAATAAAACAGTTCTTAGTCCGGATCAATTACCTTCAAATTTGATATTACATCTAAAAAGAAAGATAATTGATGAAACAAATAATGTATATACCGAGAATAATATCTTGGAATATAATCCAAAATTAACAACACCTAGTGCATATGATCCGATAGACGTTTCTAAATTCAGTTATGTGGAAACCAAACATAAGGAAAAGGAGGAGGATTCTAATGAAAATACGCAACCAATAAGAAATTTGTGTTGGTGGTGTTGTCATGAATTTTCAAATAAACCAATTGGATTACCAATAAGTAAAAAGAATGAAGATGTCTATGAATGTGTAGGCAGTTTCTGTTCTCCGGAATGTACATGTGCGTATATAATGGATTCAGGTTCTCGATATGGTGAGCGTTGGAAGGAATATGAGTTATTACATGAAATGATAAATGTAAATGAAAAAATAAATCCGGCACCTCGAAGAGAATTGCTTACAGTATTTGGGGGTAAATTAGGTATAAATGAATTTAGGGGGGATACAAACTGGAAGATAATATATCCTCCAATGGTTTCACTAAAAATGCAAATGGACGATACGCCAACTGAAAAAGATGAGCATTCTCCTTTGTTTCTTTCATCAACCTCTTTGAAGGTAGGTAATTTGAATTTAGATAATATCGATGATATTATTCCAGAAAAGAGGAAGAAGAAGGGTAAGGCAATAAATACTAATGGAAGTTTGGACAGATTCTGGGGAATAGAGGAATAAAAATGAAATACAAGATATAATAAGTGTTAATAGGGGATGGGTGGTGAAACTTTAATAATTGTCGAAAGTAATGGTAAGTGTAAGAAGATTGAGAAATTTACAGGACATAAATGTGTAGCTTCATTTGGTCACGTATTTGCATTAAAGCCAACGTTGAAGTGGTTTAATCCGAATGATATTGAGCCAGAGTATATAATTCACAAAGGAAAGGAAAAAATAATAAAGGATTTAAAACTGAAGGCGAACAATGCGACAAGAGTAATAATTGCATCAGATTTGGATAGAGAAGGTGAGGCAATAGCTGCACATTTGATGAAATTACTAAAGCTAAATGTAAAAAGTACTGAAAGAATAACATTTAATCAGATTTCGGAAAAAGCTTTGAAGGAATCATTAGAAAGGTCTGGAAGATTAAATGTAAATTTGTACCATGCACAACAAGCGAGAGCTGTAATAGATATTGTATTTGGTTTTATGGTTTCTCCATTCTTGTCGCGTCATTTGAACATTAGAGCCTTATCGGCTGGAAGGTGTCAATCACCTGCTGTACGCATATGTATGGAAAGACAGAAAGAGCAACAAGTGGGTGAAATAGGAATAAAGGCAACATCAGATTCAGATAAATTGAAAAACATAATTCATATTGAGCCAGAATTAAATTCTAAAGATGTTATAATTTCATGGTTAGAAGGTTTAAAGTCACAAAGATTCAAAGTGATTAGTGTAAAAGTGAGAGATGTAAAGGAGACTCCTCCTCCGCCATTTATTACATCTTCTTTGCAACAAATGGCATATAATAGATATTCATATAATCCGAAAAAGACTATGGGAATTGCTCAAAAGTTGTATGAAGGAGGATATATAACATATATGCGAACGGATTCAGTATCATTATCCTTACAATTTCAAGAATCTGCAATATTGTGGATAAAATCTGAATTTGGAGAAGAATATGCTTGTAAACGACAATATGGAAAAAGAGGAAATATGAAAACACAAGATGCACATGAGGCGATAAGACCAATAAATATTAATAAAGATTCACCGAATGATTCGGAGCAATATAAATTGTATGAATTGATTAAATTAAGAGCGATTGCTTCTCAAATGAGTCAAGCAGTTTATTCTGAATCTAAAATAATCCTTGAAACAATTCACAATAAATTTGAAATGGATAAATGGGAGTCTGTAGACAAAAAGTTAACATTTGCAGGTTTTAATCGTCTAAAAGGTTGTATACCTTCAACAAATATTGAAGAGGAGAAAATACAATGCGGAGATATATTAGAGATAATGAGTGTATGTGTTCGCGAAACTGCAGCAACGCCGAAGGCTCCATTTAATCCTGCAGGTTTTGTTAAAATGCTGGAGAAAACTGGGATTGGAAGACCTTCTACATATAGTAGCATTGTAGAGCGTATTCAAGAGAAGGGGTATATAACAATAGGCACAAATCCAAAGTTAGATTTAGAATTATTAGAATGGAATATGAAGATGAATCATGAAGAAATAGACGCATCTAAATACATACAAAAAATTGGTGGACAGAAGAACATATTTGTGGTATCTGACCTTGGTATAAGGGCGTGTGAATTTATGGATAAAAGTCCAATAGAACCTATGGTAAATTCTTCATTTACAAGTAAATTAGAAGATAAATTGGATTTGGTTGCAGATGGTAAATTAGATTGGAGAAGTCTGGTAAGAGAGTTTCACAATGAATTATCAAATAAGTTGGCATTACAACCACCTCCACCTGTTTCAGGTTTAAAGCAGATAAATTGGGTAAATATATTGAATGAGTCTATTGATAAAGGTAAAATTGGTATTGTTAGAACTCAATATGGATTATGTATATGTAAAGAAACTGATGGGAATATAGTTTATTCAAAAATGCCACCAAATAGTACTAAAGATGATTTAGAATTAGATGAAGCAGAAAATATGTTTAATTATCCACTGGTTTTGGAAAATAATATGGAGATTCGCTTGGGTCAATATGGATGGTATGTGACAAATGGACAAAGGAGTGTTAGTATTGGAAAAGATAGAAATCCGCCATCGATTGAGTATGCATTAAAAGCCTTTGAAGAAGGTCCTCAAAATAGTATTATAAAACAGATTAACAAAAATTGGATATTGCGTAAGAAGAATGAATCCTATTTCTTGATGTACTTAAAAGGAAAGAAAGCAAGATTCTATCCTGTATCAGATATTACAGGTGAATGGACGGTTAAAAGATGTGAAGAGATTCAAAAAAAAAATAAAAGAAGGAGTTAATGGAAGGTGATATGTTAAAAGTTGTTATAACAATTATTGCTTTAATAGTTGTATTATACTATTTGTCAAGTGGTGTATTTAATTTGTTTGGAAAAGGTGCAAGCGCATCATCAGAACATGCGGATCGTATGTCTGATTTACTAGGAACGGCTTAATTTTTGTGAACGAGTGATTCTTTTTCAGTAGTTGGAGGATGCTCAATATCGCTCATAATTTTTTTAATCATTTCTTTAGTTTCATGAGTGTCGTTGCTACCCAAACACTTAGTGAGTTTTTCTTTCATCTGTTTTGTAGTTAGAGATTTCTTAGATTTTTTTGTAACCAATTCAAGAGAACCTCCACTTTGTAGTTGGTATTGCGGAATTTCATTTGATTTCATCGAAGTAATGATTAGATTTTCTACAAGTTTTTGAGCAGACTTCAATTCATTAATTTTTTTCTGATGAGTTTTAATCGCTTTCTTAAACTCAAGCCATTTAGAAACATTATTTTCAGCAACATTTTTCTCATATGATGCCATGATTTAATATTTATTCGTTTGTGTTTAAGTCTCATTTTTATGTAGAATTCAGATATGTTTAAAAGGGACAGAATAGTGGCACTAATAACTTTAACAGGAACATATGTATTATTTGAATACTGTATTCATAAACTTAGAACAAAACAAATGAAGAAACAAAAAAAAGTATTCTCAAAATCTCCTAGTTTAGGCGATTTAGAAATGTTAAAAGAAGATATTAGGCGCGCTGAAGGGATTGAAAAGAGAGACATGTTGATAACGTTGAAAGAATGTTTTAATGTTAATGATAATAGTTTAGAGTCACTTGTGAAAGAATTACATGATAATCATCCTTATAAAAAAGAGCCAGAGATAGATGACTATTTACATATGCCATTGCCCTTTTCATTTCAAATTATGATGAGTTTGGCAAATTGGTGTACATTTCAGATTTTATCAAAATATTGTGATATTGAATTGTATGATGGAAATTGTAAAATATATAGATTAACTCCCAAAAATATAAGTAATAATTCAAAAATTATTGTATGTTTTCCTGGATTATCCGGTTCAATAGTACAACTATTGAATGGCATTGGTGTTATGTTGAAAAATGGATATAGTGTTATATTGCCACAATATGGTCCAGGAGATGTTTCTCTGAATCATTCTCTTTGTCATAACCAATATGATTATTGCTATGAAATAATAGACTATTTAAAAGAGCGAGGATTATATGAGATTCATATATTCGCATGGTCTTTAGGGGGTATAAAATATTTATGTTTTGAGGATATTATATTAAATAAATTAGAATCAAAGATTAAAATAAAGGCCGTATATTTATTTGAACCTCTTTTAACATCAAGATCAGTAATAGATATGCATTTTACAAGCAAACGTTCAATATTTAGAACAATAAATGTTGTGAATTCACGCACGCCACATCTGAGTTACAAATATTATTTACTGAACTGTATAATGGGATATTTTGTACATACTGCTCTTGGGATTGGCTGTGCAAATAGTACGGATTATTTATTTTATACTGAACGTAAAAACAAAAACTATAAATATCCATATAAAAGATATTTGTTTGTTTCACATAGTGATTTTCTTATAAATGATATTGCAGATACAAATGTAATTCAAAATAATTTTGATTCTAAATGTGTATTTTACAGAGAAGGATATCACGGTGGTTGGTTGAAAAGTAGTAGGTTAGAACCAATATTTGGTAATATTCTTAATCAGTATTCGCACGATTAGATTCACATAACTGCTAAATTTCATATATGTGATGACTAGTTTTTCTTGCCATCTGGACCACTCCTTGCCATTACCTCAAAATTATTACCCATCATTTCTATATCTTCGTCTGAAATAACTTGATTATCAGGTACTACCTCAAAATTCTTATTTTGAAGTTTGTATTCCAAGTCATTGAGAATGTCTGATTTTTTGTCTTTTACAGTATTAACCTGTTTTTGTACTGATTGGGGTACTTGAGACTGCCCGTTTCTGGTTTCTAAACCCGTTTGGTTGATGGAAGAATTCTTATCTCTATTCTTTGCTTCTAATTTTCTTCTTAAACGATTGCGAACACCATGTCCTCTACGTCCACCTCTCATTCCGGGTGGTGGTAGATTAGTTGGTATTTTTCCCTTTTTAAGTTCCTTACCACACATTTCTTCAAGGGCACTAAAGTCATCATCATCATTAACTTCTTCTCCCTTTTGTTTCATAAACTCTTTAAATATTCCTTGAACATCTTTCGATTTGAACATTTTCTTGAATTTTTTGTCGGATTGCATTTTTTCCATCATTTCATGAACTTCGCCTATTAATTCCTCTTGATTAATATCACCGGATTCCATTTTGTTTTTGAGTTTATCAGCAACTGTTTTGACAAGATTTTTGAGTCCACCGCCACCGACTAATTTTTGCATAACAGCTGATACATCAGGAGACTGCATATCTGACATATCAAATGCGGACATGTCAATATCTTCGGCTATTTCCTTAGCCAAAGTACCAATTTTAGTGTCCTTAAACATATTTTCGTATTCTTCTTGTTGTTTTTGTGTGTCATTTGCAGTATCCTTTTCTGTATCAGTATCTGTATCACTATCTGTATCACTACCGGATTTGTCTAATTCTTCGATATCAATATCTTGTGTTTGTTCCATCAATTTTTGTACCATATTCATCATTTGTTCTTGAATTCCTTCATTTCCATTCATAAAATTTTCATCTTCAAATTGTTGAAAAAAATCTTCTAAATTTGCTGATTTTGAACGGACAGTTGTTCCAATGAGTGTTAGAGTTTGTAGAAATTTCCATATGGCGTCTGTATTATTATTGTTTTCCGAACTTTTAATAATAATCGAAAGGTCAAGATCAGATATACATACGAATGGTGTATCGAATAATGTTGGGTCTTTACTTGATATTTTATCAGTATTGTTTACAACACATTTCATAAATTGTTGCAATGGTCGCGTATCTTGAATCATTGTTATTACTGACAATTTTTCAGTGTTTTCTGGAAAACATCTTTTTAAATTTCCAATAAAATCGTTAAGGGTAGTGTTAAAAGTTTCTACTAATTCCATAATTTTAATATCAAAAAACTTATCAATTTTAAGCGCAACTCTGTAATATTTTATTGAATATACTTAATGAAGTATACATCTCCTTCTATTAAAGTTAATGTTGTTCGTCCTGATACAAAAACTGTAATTCTTGAATGTGAACTTACAAAATTTAACAAAACTACAACTGTGTCATATATTGCCGCACAATCACCGGACTATTTACAAAGTTATACTGGTGCGGGTTTGCCATTTCCAGATGCTATTTCCGCGTATGAAAATACAAGAAATAGTGGCAAATTTCAACCAAGATCGGGAAAATTTTCAATTAAGCTTCAATTCCCAAATTCTTATTATTCACATCTTGGTACAAGATTAATACCCCCACATGTGCGTTTAACTATATTTCATAATTCTGAATCTAATGTCGAATTTATTGAATTAGGTGAAAATGCTCCATTTAGAACATTGAGTTATCAATCAAAACCTGTACCACGTATGACTCCTAAATTTTATGATAGAAGTCATTTAAAAGCTCCTCGCAGTCAAGAAAGTATACTTAGAGCAAGTGGTTATCAACTTGAAACACCTATTAATTTCTGGGGGAAATCTATACCACATCCGTAAAAAAGTATAAAAGTTGTTTCTTGGTGTAATATAAGTAGATGATAAAGTTACATTCCGAATGGAGTTTTTGGTATCATTCTTCTAAAGTAAAAAATTGGGAACGAGAGAGTTATAAGTTTATATATAAGACTCAATATGCTGAAGAGTTTTGGGGTATTTTTAAGGAATTATCTTTAAAACATTATGAATCAGGTATTGTATTTATAATGAGGGGAGATATTTTTCCCGATTGGTCAAGTCCTGAAAATAAGAATGGTGGATTTATATCAATTAAGATTGAAACTAAATCAAGAAATTATAAAATTGAAAATATTACCAAAACTTGGTTTGAAAGACTAATATCCGAATCTGTTACAAATAATGAGAAAATGATTACTCATGGAATATCTTTAAGTCCAAAGAGTGGGCACATTATCTTAAAACTATGGTTGAAAGATAGAATAAGAAATGCTAATACAATATTACCACAAGATTTACCACTAGTTAAAACTAATAAATTTACAGCATTTACACATAAATCATCATAATTAGACCGAACCTTGTTGGGTCATATATTTTTGATATTCATCGGCAGCAGCTGCAGCCTTTAACTTAGCTTCTTCAGCGGCAAGCATTAAAGCCTGTAATGTTTCATTATCTATTTTCTTTGATGATTCATTATCTTCTGGCTTAGACTCTTCCTTAGGTTCTTCTGTATTTGTGCTTGGAGTGACCTCATCTGGAGACACCGCAACTGGAACCGTTTCTTGAGTAGCTTCAGTGGCTTGAGTTTCTTGAGTAGCTTCAGTGGCTTGAGTTTCTTGAGTAGCTTGAGTTTCTTGAGTTTCTTGAGTTTCTTGAGTTGGTTTTAAACTGGAATCAGGAATTTCTATATTTTTTGTTTCCACTGGAGTTATTGGAATCATAGTCTCTTCACAGTCCGTATCCTCATCCTCTGTAGCATAGTCATAATAAGCATAGCTATCATCCTTGTCTGTTGTATGGAAAAGACGAAAATCATCATTATTTGGTGTGGTAGTTTTTGTAGCTGGCGGTATTTTTACAAGACCACGCAAAACAATATCTGGATTATATCCGTGAGGTTTCATAAAAACTCCTTTAACTTCTACAAGAGGAACTACATTACAATTTTGAATAGATTCAAGACTTATCATATTCTGGTCAGTATCCATACATTGTAGTTGATAGTTGCCTTTACGAATATGAACACGTGAACAGAAGATATTATCATCCCCAATCATTGGATGATACATATTTTTAATTGCAGAAGGAGATGGACGAGTATAACCTTCTAATGGACCACCAGTTTGCCACATATATCCAAACCATTTGTCATGGTTATTCACAATTTGACTTACAAGCCAAACTTCCAATTTATTAATAAATTGCTTATAATCAGAATGTTTTGTGTTACTATCATCTAATTGTACTCTGAAAAAACCGTTCTTTGATGCGGTCTGAATATCAACAGAATCACCAATCCGAAATACTGGAAGTGCAAATTGTAAACAAAGCGTATCATCTCGCTTATGTTCTACAGGTAATTCCCAAGAACCACCCGCTAATTCATCTCCCTTTGTTAACTTAAAATCATTTAAATCCACCATATCATAATCAGGAACAAGTTCAGTATCTGAGTCATAATCTTCTTCTACGTTAGAAGCCATGCGGTTGTATTTAGCGGTTAAAAAATATTTGTAAATTTAAACGCACAAGATGATTATTCGTGAAATCATACACGATCTATTACATCATACACTTGATGAAGTTAGAGAAAAAAAGAATATGAAGCGGTTACAAAGTGATCTTATTGACCCAATTATACATTACGCCTTCGCCCATTTATACCCCTATATCATTATAACGTCTATTCTGTTTTTTTTCACATTTATTCTTGCTGTTGCTATACTTATTTTTATACTTAGAGGTAAGTAATCATCATTTATTTTCATCCAGGAATGGGGGCGCTATTTTCAACGCATGTCTCCGCCAACTGAGTGCGCCGCTGCTGTATGCGTTGTCGCCGTTCCGGCGAGTCGAGCCGCCCAAATTCATCATCTTTCACCAAAATTAACGGTTCTATCAGTTCACTAAACTTAATAAACTCAATACCATGTTTTTTTGCTAAATCTAAATGAGCTTGCTTCTTTTCTGAAATATTACCCCATAGTTTTGTAGTTCCATGCGTATATTCATATTCTTGATAGGCAACACATACAACCAGTAATTTTTTACCATAAATATCAGGTATATCACTGTACTTATATATAACTCCGGGTACCTTTTCTCCTGCCGTTCCAGTTGTAGTCCAATTTCTTGTTTTAACTTCTACTATTTCATCATCACATTCCCAATCTGGCCTATACCCACCTCTTTCAGGTGGCCTTCTCGGATTCTTTCCCAATAGTTTAAGGACTTCAAATACCAAATTTTCACCAAGATTTGTTGTCCAATTACCATTATTTGTTTGATTTATAATCGCGTTTCCCCACTGCTTTTCTGCTTTTTGAGCTTGTTTTCTTAACATTCCAACACTGTAATCTTCATTTCGCGTCACGTTTGTTGCCATTCCATTCGGAAATGGAGTTATCGCCCAGTCTAATAAGTTTTCTATTTTTTTGGCTTCTGGCGACCAAAGCAAAACTTTCATCGTCATTTGTATATTCGGTATTATATATTTACGTACTCATTTTTATCGCAAAAATTTTGTTCAAAATATTTGTTTTAAAATGACATGTCTAAATTTTTGGCATAAATTAAGAAAAAATGAACTTAATTTTAAAGTTATAAAGTAAACTAAAGGACAATGAAACCAATATTGAAGTGGGTTGGTGGTAAAACTCAGATTCTGAACCAAATATTAGATACTTTTCCAAAAATTATCAATAATTATCATGAATTGTTCTTAGGTGGTGGGAGTGTTTTACTTGGTTTGCTTGAAAGAATTCAGAATAATCAGATTGAAGTCAAAGGTAATATATATGTATATGATAAAAATCCAGTACTCATCAATATGTTCATTAATATCAAGAATAATCGCGAATCATTAGAGAATTCTATGAATGAATTTCTGAATATATATACGAACTTATCAAATGGAGAACCATTATCTAAGGAAAAGATTCTTGAATTGTCTTTAGAAGACCTTAAAATTCAACTTAAAAAGCGTTGCCTTAAAAGTAATGATAACACAAATGATAATGAAACTCTTATCCGGTCAGCATTAATTGACGAATCAGATGCATATTTCGCATCTATTTCTGCATTAAAATCCTTAGATAAAAAACAGAAAATTGTTAAACCGACCACTTATGATGAGGCATTAATATCAAAAGAGTCATATTATTATTGGATAAGAAAGAAGTATAACAATATGAATGACGAAGATAGAAATAGTGTTATTGGTTCTGCAATATTTATATTCTTAAATAAAACTTGTTTTAGAGGAGTTTATCGAATGGGACCGAATGGATTCAATGTTCCATTCGGTAACTATATGAAATTAAAGACTATAATTAGTTCGGATGAGCTACAGAATATGAGTAATATGATACAAAATGTTGATTTTAGAACTTCTGATTTTACAGATGCAATCACAAATATCAGAAATGAAGATTTTGTGTATATGGACCCACCATATGTTCCCATAAACAAGAAATCCTTTGTTAATTATCAATCTGGGGGTTTCAATGATGAAAATCATAATTCGTTATTTACACAATGTCATCAATTTAAAGACAATAAAATCTCTTTTGTAATGAGCAATTCTGATACTGAGAAAGTTAGAAAAGCGTTTAGCAATTATGATATAGTACAAATTAAGTGTAGAAGAGCCATAAATTCAAAAAAACCAGAATCTTCTGCAAACGAGGTAATTATTAAGTCTTACTCGTAATACATATAAGTTTATAACTATTAAAGAAGAGTATAGATTTTTTTAAATGAATGATTTTGACGAATGGTGCGATTATGAATGTGATGATGATATAACAAATCGAGAATATATTAACAAATTCATAGATCAATACCTGAAATGGATTTTTAAACAAAAAACAATTTCAGGTAATGAAACAAGAAAGTTAGTATTAAAAGATTATACGAGTATTCATAGAGATAAAATTATGAAGATGATTTATAATATGAGTTAAAAAATGATTAGAAGCTACATAAAAATTATATAGAAAGTTAGAAGATGCCTACATTCTGCGATAGTATTATCGATAGCAAACCCTTTTACAGACATGAGTCCGAATATACTGAAATGGCTTTGAAAGATATAATTTTACCAATAACTGAATTTGGTCAAGGAAATATTGGTGTAAAGGATATAAATATTGCACTTGGTGATACGTATACCTCAAATATGATAAGTTATAAAGAACCAAATATACTAATCGCAGTGCCTGTATATAATCATAGTCTTGAAGAAGCAATACCTTGCGTTGAAGGTGTAAGGTTGTATTAATATGAATGTGTGTTTGTTTTCAAAAATTAATAATGTGTCAAAAGTCCATGTATAATCCGAACAACATTGTAATTGGTGGAGCTTTAATTTTTTTAGTAGCATACGCTTTTTTTATTGTAAGAAGGATGTATAAAAGAAGGATCCAAGTTCTTGAACAAAAAAACATACAGCTTGAAAAAGCGTTAAAGACTATTTCACTAAATTTGAATCCAGAACCTTTTGAACCAGAACAAAACGTGGTTTTGGAATTCCCTTTCATGAATGGTAATATGAATAATCAGATGGCAAATATGAGTAATGAAGAAGTTGAAGAAGTTGAAGAAGTTGAAGAAGTTGAAGAGTTATCGAATGAAGGTTTAAGTACGATTCCTGAGGTTCAAGAAGAAGAAATATCCTTATCTGAACAGAATACTGATATTGAAAAGCAAATTGCTATCGAAGAAGAACCAATTGAGAAAGTTGAACTTATTGGAGAGGGTAAGTATAATGAAGTTGAAGAAAAGTCTGTGTCTAATGATGCAAGTGAATCTGAAAAGGATTTAGGTATATCAAAAGATGATATCAATTCAATGACTGTAGCACAATTAAAGGAAAAATTAGCTGAGATTGGAACACCAGTTACTAAAGGGATGAAGAAAAAAGAATTACGTGCAATACTTCTTGCATTATGAGATAATAAGAATAACTTTGTAGATTACTATTAGTCTAATGCGGAATACAATTCGTAAAACACCAACCCGCGCTGGAGGAATAATTTTTGATAAAGATAACACTCATATTATTTTGGTTCTGAATAAAGATTCTTATTATAAAAAGGAATATAAATGGGGACTTCCGAAAGGGCATTTATATGATTATGAAAGAAAGTGGCCTTATTTAGGAGCACAAAGAGAAATTTGGGAAGAAACCGGTATATTTTTGCCTATAGCAGATGGAACATTTTCCATATCAATTTATGACACTTTATATTATGTTTTGTCATTAGATAGGCATTGGAATCCTACGTTCATTCCAAATGATACTGATGAAATATTCCTTGTTCAATGGGTTCCAATTTCGAGTCTTGAAACTCTAAATGTTAATAGGACTTTGGCGAAGTTGATAAAAAAATGGAGAAATATATTTCCAACCGTTATACCAACCTAAATTGTTTGAAAAATGATTAAGTAATAATTGATTAATACAAACTATAATGACAAAAATTAGTCTTGAAAAATTTGGTGTTTCTGTAACTATTTCAGATAATGATAATGAAATCCTTGAAAATATTGGATTTGCAACACTTGGTGAAGTTGCAGACAACGCTCTAAAAAAAATTTGTTCTAAGATTCAGAGTTATAGATGTAATAAATCCGATATTATGAGACTTATTGGGGAAGATAATGAGGAGGATGATTCAAATGAGGAAGAAGATGACGAATCCGGAGAATGGGCAGAAGAGGAAGAGGAAGAGGAGGAGGATGAATATGAAGAAGAGGAGGAAGAAGACGGGGAGGAAGAAGAGGGGGAAGAGGAAGACGATGAATCTATTAATAAAAAGAATCTAAAGAAAGCAGTAAATTCTTGTATGAAAATGATAAAAAAGAATAATGGTGAGGGTTTCTTAGAAGTAATACGCGAAAACGCCGGTAAAAAGATTAAAATTACGAATACAACGAAAGATCAAAGAACTTGGGTTTATAAGGTAGTGACAAATGTAAATGATATTGATGCATGGTCTTTACCAAAGAAGGGTGAACGTGTATTAGTAATAATGTGTGCTAAAAAAGAATAAGTATAAAAAAATGATTTTAAGTATATTTTATATAGTTAATAACACGAATGGAAGAAACTGCTCCGATTATGACAAAATATGAATTTACTCGCATTAAAGGTATTCGTATTCAGCAATTGATTGATGGTTTTCCACCATTTGTGGATGTTAATCCAGATGATAAAGAGGAAGATACATTTCAAAAAGAATTAATTGAGAGAAAGATACCTTTGAAGGTTACGCGCCCATGTGGTTTTAAAAAATTCGTTGAGATTCCTGTTTCTAAAATGAATTTTGAAAGATTTACATAATTTAAATTCTGGATATACTTGAAAATATCGTTAAGTAACATGTTTTGGTGTACTAAAGATAAAGATGATGAGCTAAAAAAAAGAGTTGAAAAAATGGAAAAGGAAATAAAAAGTAGTTTAGCTACAATAGAACTACAATCCGAGTTTATTAACAAACTATTGAATGAAAATGAGGCATTAAAGCAAGATAGTTCAATAAATGGAGACTTAATTCGGGAGAATGAATTATTAATGGAAAGACTCAATGAATCTGATAATCAATGGGCAAAGAATATTGATGTTTTTGTGGAAAAATGGTTCGAAGAAAACAGAGATAATATAGATATTGGTGTAATTAACTTTGGTTTATTTAAAGTTGATATTTTTCCAGACTATCTGGAGAAACACATATATAAAAAGGTTATAAAAATAGTATATTCTTTTATTCAGTCAGCCATTGCTCCAAAGATAGTATGATTAAATATTTAGTGCAAATGAACTGGTATCTGGTCTTTCAACTCTATTTTTTGGTGGGCGTCCACGGCGTTTTTTAACTGGTGCGTCTGTGATAACTTCGCGTGTTGCCGGAGGATTCATAGGTTCTGGCTTAGGTACATTTATAACTGGTTCTGGAGTATCGCGAAACTCTTTTATTTGATTAAGGATGCGTTCCACATCTTGATCTTTAGGACCACTCATTTCTTGATTTGTTGGAGGAGGTGGAGCATCTGGTACGAAACTTGGCTGGGGTGGAATAAATGTTGGTGGAGTATTTGACTCAAGCATATCCCCTAAAATATGACCAAGTCCTGGATTTTTCTCTGTTGATGAAGATACCGCGGCGGATGCGAATTGTCTTGCTAAATCAGGATTATTTTTTAGAATATCATCCATTTGTGGCATGGAATTTTTGAATAGGCTGTTTGTCATATGGAACATAACCGCACTTCCGCCAAGCATCATAAGTAATTTTAATTCTGGGGCGATATTTGTTTTTGCCTTATATTTTTCGTGTAATTCTTCAAAAACGTCATCATAATCATTCAAATTTTCATGTAAGGATTCCGACCAGCCATCTAATTTTACATCAAAAGGGTCAAATTTACTATTTAAAAATTCAACACCTGATGCGAAGGCAACCATTGTTTTTCTTTGAAATTTGATACTATTCTCAACATCTCTTTGATTTTTTAAACGCGAGTATTCTTCCTTCATTTCTTCAAGACTGGATGAAGCACTATAATGTTTTGAAAGAGGTATACCTCTTGATTCTAGTCTTTTTAATTTAAATAACATTTCTTGACGTTCTACACCATCATTGATTGTGACTCTATTTGGAACAGGAGTAAATGTAGACGAAGGCATAAATGTGTTTACTGGTCTTTCTGGAGGACGTTCCACCCTTATTTGGAAATCTAAATCATCATCATATTTCTTCTCAATAATTGATGGTGGAGATGATGAACGTATTGGTAAATTTGCAACAGGCTCATTATTTATATCATTCCGTGGTGGAGGAACTGGTGACCTTGATTTATTTGGATCGACTAGAAGATCCAGATCTTCTATACCATCGACGGAATTTTGCTGTGAAATATCATTAAATGATTCGTCAGTCTTTTCTATAGATACACTTGATAAACCAGAATCTAAATCATCAAGATTAACTTCTGTTACACTATCCATCTTATGATTTATTTAACAATATTAGTTTATACAAGTTTGTCGCAGTAAGCAAAAGCTTGAATTATAACATCTGACAAATCATCCTTCTTTTTTGACTTAATCCAACATTCTGGCGGAGAATCCCCAAATAATTTCCCGACTACATTTATCGAACATTCCTTCGTTTTAGCATATCCTTTTGGTATACTATCTATCCATCCAATTGATTTACAAAAATGCATCTTTCTTGATGCAGAAACACATTTTACGATATGTTTAGTATCTTTCAATAAGCAAAAATAGGCAAATACGATCATTTGCATAGATTTCATTTGTGGGTTTTTCATACATGGCTGGTTTTCAATTATTACAGCATCACACAATAAGGGAGAAAACACAGAATTAAAATGATTTGCAACATTTTTGACTGTGGTTTGAAGGTCTATAGATGTTATTTTCTTTACCTTTTTCATTTTTAAATGTTTTTTTATTATATCGTGTAAATCTTTCTTAGTAGATTTTTCAGGTATATGTGTTGTTAATTCGCCATTTTTTGACAAATATTCTAAAAATTCAATTAATTTTGGTTTTGACCATTTCAAATACTCTAAATAAACATAGTTAAGATCCTTAAAAGACTCATTTATACTGACATTATTCCATTCAATAATATTCCACTTTAATTCTGGGCGTATTGAATCAACTTCTATCAATACATAACTTAAATTTTTAATACCAACATCAATTGACAAAATACGCATATTATGCTTTTTAATGTACTAATGTTAAGTTATAATATTAATCAAAATTGTGGAAAAAAATGATTAAGATATATCGAATGTTAAATATAACTATACCATGGAAGTAATGCATGTTATTAAACGTGATGGCACAAAAGAAACCGTATCATTTGATAAAGTCTCTAATAGACTTAATACATTAGTACAAGGAGATGGAAATCAGAAAACTTTGAAGGTAGATTACATTTCACTTGCTCAGAAGGTATGTGGAGATATGTATTCGGGAGTTCATACATTTGAACTTGATGAATTATCAGCTCAAACTTGCGCCGGTCTTATAACGGAATGTGTTGATTATGGTATTCTTGCCAGCCGTCTTGCGATTTCAAACCATCATAAAAGAACTTCCCCATCATTTAGTGAGACTATTCAAAATTTATATGAAAGCACAAATAAATTAGGAAAAAGAGTACAATTAGTTACAAAGGACTTATATAACACTGTTATGAAGCATAAGGTAAAATTGAATCAAATTATTGACTATTCAAGGGATTATAATATCGATTATTTCGGGTTTAAGACTCTTGAAAAGAGCTATTTATTGAAGGTAAATGGAGAAATTGTAGAAAGACCTCAACATATGTTCTTGCGGGTTTCTCTTGGAATCCATGGCTCTGATATCAAATCCGCGATTCAATGTTATAATGCTTTATCACTTAAGAAATGTATTCACGCAACACCAACATTGTTCAATTCGGGTACGGTTAATGGTCAATTGGCTTCTTGCTTTCTGATGGGTATTAATTCCGATAGTATTAGTGCTATTTACGATGCCTTGAAAGATACGGCACTTATTTCTAAGAATTCTGGGGGAATTGGTATCCATATTCACGATATTCGTGCAAGAGGTGCTGAAATTGCCGGTGGTACGGGTATTTCAAATGGAATTGTACCTATGTTGCGCGTATTTAACAATACTGCACGCTACGTTGACCAATGTGTTACACCAAACACGTATATTTATACGACAGATGGACCATTGGCAATACAAGATGTTGTAGAAGGTAATACACAAATTTATAATTCAACAGGAAATATTGAGACTATTAAAAAAGTATTAGAACATTCACATAATGGCACAATTTATAATATTAATACAATGCATTGTATTGACTCTCTAAAAGTAACGGGAGAACATCCAGTGTTTGTTCTTTCAAATCAAAAGAAAGGAGTAAATTATGATGTAATTAAAAATCGCCTTGATAAAAAACTGATTAAGATGGAATGGAAGGAAGTAAAAGACTTGAACGAGGATGATATGATGATTTATAGTATTCCAAAATACGAAAAAGACGATTCATCATTAAGTGAGAAAGATTGTTACATTTATGGTGTTATTCTAGGTGATGGTTCTCTATCAAATGACAAAGATTATGGATACATTTCATTAAATCACACTACCAAACAACACATTCTGGAAAAATGTGAAGAATATTTCCAAAATAATTATACAGAATATTCTATTGAAGAATCGAAAGATAATTCCGATTCGGTAAGAATTCGATGGAATAAAAGCAATACATTGCCATTTAGATACTCGGATATTTATGATTCAAATAAAGAAAAACATATTTCTAAAAGATGGATTCACCTACCAATAAAAAAAATTCAATACATTCTAAAAGGATTAATTGATACTGATGGATGTAATGGTGAAAAAGAACTTACGTTTGATACTACATCCCGACAATTGTGCGAATGTTTTCGATTCATTCTACTTCGCATGGGTATTCCTTCAAGTGGATATACTCGAGATAGAATTGGAGAAAGTCACGAAACAAAAAGAGGAGCTATTACGAATAGAAAACTTAGTTATTGTATTCGTGTTCCTAGAATTGAATTGATTACTAAACTAATTGATACAAAAAACGACGGACAGTTCTTCAAATTCTTTACTTATAAAGAGGATTCTGAAAGCTCTTTTGTAATGTCGCGCATTAAATCTATTACAGAAGAATCTTATTCTGGAACTCTGTATGATCTACAGATGGAAAAAACACATGATTATATGCTTCATCAAGGTCTTGTACATAATGGAGGGGGAAAAAGAAACGGTTCTTTTGCTATTTACTTGGAACCATGGCATTTAGATATTCATGAATTTCTACAATTGCGTAAGAATCAGGGCTTTGAAGAACAACGTGCCAGAGATTTGTTTTACGCAATGTGGATTCCAGATTTATTTATGAAACGCGTTCAAGAAGATGCTATGTGGACACTTATGTGCCCACATGAATGCCCTGGTTTATCAGATGTATATGGTGATGATTTTGAAGAGTTATATACAAAATATGAATCTATGGGACTTGGTAAACAAGTTAAGGCTCAAGAAATATGGTTCAGTATTCTTGAAAGTCAGACTGAAACCGGTACTCCCTATATTCTATTCAAGGATAGCTGTAATCAAAAATCTAATCAAAAGAATCTTGGTACAATTAAATCATCTAATTTATGTTGTGAAATTGTTGAACATACATCCAAAGATGAAACGGCTGTATGTAATCTAGCAAGTATTAGTTTACCATCTTGTGTTATTAAGCCAAGTGTTCCTGATAAAATTAAAATTACGGGTATACCTAAATGCCCGTATTGCTATCTTGCTAAAGCATGGTGTGATAGATGGAAACTTGATTATGTATATGACCAGTTACCTGCACCAGAGGTTGGACAGAAATATCCACAAATTCATGTTCAAGAATGGTCTGGTGGATTTACTGATTTTGCAGAAAAGTTTCCTGTTAATTATGATTATGAAGAACTTGCGAATATTACAAAACAATTAACAAGAAATCTTAATCGTGTTATTGACAAAAGTACTTATCCAATCGAAAGTGCCCGACGCTCTAATATTAGACATAGACCAATCGGAATTGGGGTACAAGGACTTGCGGACGTATTCATGATAATGCGCATAGGATTTGATAGCGAACGCGCTAAATTTCTAAATGACAAGATATTTGAGACAATTTACTATGCGGCTGTTCAAGAATCAATGACTATGGCACAGAAAAAAGCGGAAAAAAAGAAAACAAATAATAATGCCTCTAATTTCCCTGGAGCATACTCATCATTTGAAGGCTCCCCATTACAGAATGGTCAATTCCAATTTGATTTGTGGGGAGTAACCCCTTCACAAGAAGAACCAAAATATGATTGGGATTCTCTTCGTAAAGATGTTATGACATATGGCGTTATGAATTCTCTTCTTGTTGCACCAATGCCAACTGCTTCTACTGCTCAAATTCTTGGTAATAATGAATGTTTTGAGCCTATTACTTCCAATATTTATGTTCGACGTACTCTTGCAGGGGAATTTGTCTTGATGAACAAATATTTACAAGAAGACCTTGAATCACTTAATATTTGGAATAATGACCTTAAGAACTCTATTCTTCAATTTGATGGAAGTGTACAACATCTAAAGATTCCTCAGATTATTAAGGATACTTATAAAACGGTTTGGGAAATTTCTCAAAGAGTGTTGATTGATCTCGCTGCTGATAGGGGGAAGTTTATTTGCCAATCTCAAAGTTTAAATTTGTTTGTTAAAGAAGCGAAATTTAACGTAATTACCTCTATGTTGTTTCATGCCTGGAAAGTCGGACTTAAAACAGGTGTATACTATTTACGTACAAGACCACAATCTAAGGCACAATCATTTACGATTGCTCCTAAAGAAGAGGCCGTCTGTGAATCATGTAGTGGTTAAACCCGACATAACTCTGAAGACTTATAATTAACATCACAATTTATGTGGTATCGTGTATTAATTACATTTTTGATAATATCAATCTGTTCATTCGAAACATTCAGTAGATTAAGTTCTAAACTACATTTAATATTTTGCTCACCAATGTTTGATTCCTTCAAATCATTTGAATATTCAAATGATTTTATAAGTTTCAATTGATTACAGTGATTTTTTACAACAGAAATAAATTCCATTTCGTCTATATTTTTATGATTGGGCAAATGTATAGATACAAGATACATTACATAACAACATAATTTTATTCTATACATTTAATCTCTTTTCTGAATCTTTAATGCTATATATTTTGCTAACTCACTATTATTGTCTACAGAATACATATTTACTTTTGAAGAAGTATCATTAATACGAGGTTCTATGACATTCTTGTATAATTCACTATTTTTGTAATTTACACATATTTTTACATAATTACTCAAAAAAGATTCTTCAATGTTTCCACGAATTTCTGCAGATTGATACATCCTTATAAAGACTCTTCTTAATTCATCTGTTTCTATATCTACTTTTTTACCATCTTTTGATATTTTCATTTTTGGAGGTATTAATATCACTTCTGAAAGTATTCTATACATATTTTCTAAAGGAGGATACGTTAATTTCTTTAATTTTTTACGTATAGAATTCATGCTAGTATCCATTACATTTGTTATAGCATTATTTAGAAAAACACTATTTAGATGTTTATCTACACCCAAATATACTCTATTTTGACTCTTTAAAAATAATTCAACATCCCTTCTAGCTATCTCAGACGAACTATCACCTTGTTCTAATACCATTGTTGCAATCGAGTGTATCATTCCAATATCTCCATTCATCTCTTCTGATATTTTACGAAGCGCTATTCCCATTTCTACTATCCCACTATACAATTCCAAAAATTCTCTATCATTATTTCGAAATAATACATCTATCTGATTATAAGTATTACTTTTGATGCTAGAACTTAATAAGCCCTTATTTGAATTTTTTGATATACCTGAAAAAAATTTCTCATACTTGTCTGAATCCAGTAGAGTATTCTTGTATTCGCATATTATTGACATTGTATCTAAATTTTTTACTATTAAACTTATAAATCTACACAAATATATTGATACTAATTCAGATTCGGAACGTGGATAACTAGACTGTTCCATTGAACATTTTGTAAATACACAGTATAATTTTTTGAAATTTACAAATAATTCTGTTGTATTAGAAGAAACAGACATGTCTGTTAACATGTCATATAAATAGAAGGGATTATCTATTTCTAAATTTGTTTCAGTCCATATATTCCAACGATACAAAAATCTTTCTAGCTTTCTTAATCGCTCCTTTTTATCCAAAGACATGATAATAGTCCTAAGCCAATTGTCCATCATATTTAGAAATATAAATACAACATCTTCCGCTTCTATATTCTTGAAATCCAACAAGTATCTTTCGCTTGAAACTTCATATTTATTATCAGGTACACCCATGTATACATCTGAAGCAGTTTCTCTATTTTGATATTCCATGATATATCAATTATTTTTTTAACCCTATTCGGAAAACACAAGAAATATATTTAACCATATAAGTAATGGCTATGTCCAAAGTATGGCGTTATAATTGGAAAGGATTTGATGACTCTAATCAGAATCAACAACAAAAATCATTAACTACATTTGAACACTTACTTGAATACTATAAAGAACCATTACATATTCATGTAAATAACAAATACACTCACAATGATTTTAAGCATTCTGATGAATTGGAATCCATAAGAGATTTGTATATTGATTTTACAAATAAGATTGATGACCTTGATTCAGCATGTGTTATTGACAAAATCTCTAATATTTCTTCCATTTCCAAAATGGAAGAAAATGTGTCTAACCTTTGGCACCAGTCACTTATACTATCTTGGTTCGCATATTCCAAACAAAATTCATGGTATTCTGATGAAAATTACTATAATCCTCTATTTATTGCAATTAATTTACTTAGACAACTCCAAATAAAAGAAACGAAAGATGGTCATTTTGTTACGAAATATACTGATTTATCTGATAACGTACTACATAAATCCTTCCCTATCCCCGAAGGAACTCCCATACTTCAATTACCTTCACATTTATTACCTATATATTCATCTACAAAGGTACTTGAAGTATGGTTAACTACCGAACTTGAAAAAATCGCTATTAGCCTACAATGGGATAACACATTCTGGAATCAAGTATATGATGAACTATTGTATATCATTCCATACTCACTATTCGATATGTGTCCCATTTTATATCAAATGTACGGCTACGATATAATTTCCGGTTCTATGAATCATGGATTAGTTGTACGCTCAGTATTATTTGGTACTCATAACCGAATTAAAGTTAGGGCTTCCAATACTATATCGAAAATATGGGGTAGTCATCAACCAGATTATAACCAATATTATACCCTTAGTAGCTCATTTGACATTAAAAAGAAGATATTATTACAATTACCTCCTAATATTTATTACATTGATGATAAAAAATATGATTTAGATTCGTTGCTCAAAAACTCAGAACAACAACAAAATTTAGCTATTCATTTTGTACATCAAAGATCTTATGACGCAAGTGATGATATCGAATTTCATGCTATTAATTTTGCTCGTAAAGTTAATAGCTTAAATTATAGTTTGCTTTGTAAGCAAAAATTACTTAAACATATTGACACTTCATTGGAAAATATTCAGAAAATTTTGACATATCTTAGAAAAGATGAGAATAATAAATTCTCATGCCTTTATGATATTACAGAACCTTCCCAGTTACTACAAACTCCTGAATTTGCTAATTTTGAAAAATTAGTCAATAATGTACTCGGACATTCTTATTCTTTTCAACCTAATATATCATTCCTCAATTTTGAGGTTCTTAATCGCAGATTAACTAAAATTATTGACCTCTCTTCGAATAAAGAATTTGAATTACAAGACAAAAAAATTAATATTTTCACTTCATCTAAAGATAATATTATACCTATCATTTCACCTACCAACAACAATAAAATTCCTATGTCAATTCTACAATTCGCATACAATTTATTCGACCTATATAACGGTAACGCTAAAATAAGTATTATTAGAGGAAATATTATCATTGGAGATATATATAAACATGACCCCAACACACCGGATACTCCAGATGCTATGGGTAATTTAATCGCTCATGAATTTTTAGACAAACTCAAAAAGGCATCCGAATTCTTCACATTTGTAAATCTTTGTAAAATTTATAACAAAGAATACTTCTCTCATGTTATGGAATCTTTTAACAATTTCACATTTACAATCGTCAATTCCCCTATATATTATGACACAAATACAGTTGAATCTAAACTCTTTTCAGATATTTTAAACACCGTTAATCCACTCCAAAACACACAACTTAAACTTATTGATCTTGTTTCAAAAGTTAAAATATCATTAAACATTGCTTCTTCCGATAAAACATATGGTTTAATGGGACTTAAATGGTTTTCAGCAGCCATATCCAAATTTATTATATCTTTGAATGAACTTACCGAATAAAAACATTCCTAATATTTTCAGTTTCATTCAGCATATTTGTTAAAATCCACCTATCATCTAACTCATCGGATGCCAGAATTTTTACTGGAACATTTCCTCTTAATGCAATACTGCTCCACTCTGGTCTATCATACCTATTTTCATAACCCATTTCAGAATTGAATTCTGGATTTAGTTCTTTTGTTACAACAATTTCATATTTTGTGTTCTTAGAAGGACGCCTTACACTTTGAATTACAATCCCCTTCTTATTTGTATATCTATATGTTGTCTTTGTCTTAATATTACCATAATCGTCACAAACATATTTGTTCTTCCAATGCATCGGCTGCGAATTATATACTACACCATTATTCACTGAAACAACGCCAATTGGCTGAAGCTTCTCAACAATACCACTGCCTTCCTGTTCAATCAACCTTATCTTACCATCATTAGTTAAATACACTATTCGACCATCCCTATTTTCATTCGATTCATTCCCATCTTCCCACTCAAACATATGGCTCTCACAATTTCCATTACATATCTGAGTCCCATTTGTCACAATATTATTTGAATTTAAACTCAAATTATTAATACTGTTTATCTCCATATCGCAAATATTCTTATCGTTTTTCACAACACCATCTTCTAAATTGAAAAATGAATCCCCATCATTCCCCTTTAAACCATCCGCACCCGGAAAACCACGAGGACCTTGTTCACCCTGAATACCTTGAATACCCTGTGGACCTTCGTCTCCCTGTGGACCCTGTTCACCTTGAACACCCTTCTCACCTTGAACACCTTGTCGACCAGGTGTACCCTGTCTACCTTGTGGCCCCTGTGGACCCTGTTGGCCCTGGAATCCACCAGAATTATTATTTTCCACATCAACATTACCATCACTCCCAACATTCTTACTCGCTTTGAATATTATGGACATCAATCTACAAACACTAGCAATCGTTTTCTGTACATCATTCATATCACTACTCGGAGGCTGCTGACCTGTAAACAAACCCGCAAGTTCAGATGGGTCATTCACTCCCATAATTTGACCTATTGCGGCAGCAAATTTATCTACGTTTACATCCATTCTTTTTAATATTTTTCAAAACTTATATTGTTTTTTATTGAACATTATTGTAAAACTTTAGTCTTGCTAATCTTAATTCCTTAATATTTAATTGAATATCCTCCTCTTCTGTCTCATCCATATCTTTATTAGCACTACCCTCAATACTTTCTGATAACAAACCTATTAAATCACTCTTCTCAATCACATTCGTATAGCTTATATTTTTAGAATCCATATATAACTTCATATCTGATATTGAAATTTCAGAATATTTCTTCTCACTAACCAATCTTTCAACCCCCTTTATTCTATCTTGTCTTAAACCTTCTTCATATTCCCTATCTTGTTCTTCTCTAAAAAAACGAAAATCTGGATCAGAAGTTTGTTCTAAACCTTCTTGATTCGCAATTATTGATTCGTCAACCTCCCCCTCATCAACATCAACATTGTTAATTTTATCATTTATACGTTTTAACAAATCTTTCTTTCTACCGCATGTAGATATACCTAAACCTACACAAATATCTTGTAATTCTTTTAATTTTAATCTAGTTGAAACCAATCTTCTTATTTCTGGCATTTTATTATATTATAGTAGATTCCTGTTATTGTTTATTTCATAAAAACTTATTACAAAGTACTCCAATTTTGCCCATTTGCCGAGTAATCAGAATATGTCCAATTCAATCTCTCCAAAGGAGGATTATTGTCTCCAATCTTGCCCATTTGTCCTGTAATCTTCAGCTGTCCAAGTCAAGTTCGTCCAAGAACCGTTGCTTGCGTGCCACCCACCGTTGTTAGGCCACCCATGGTTGTAGCCTTCTCGCTCAATAGGGAAATTGTTGATCGTGCTCCAGTTGCTCTCCGGGTAGCGACCGAGATAGTAATTGTACATTGGATAAGAACCATGCGTACCATCACCCGCTAGATTGCTCCTAAATTCCCCATAGTAAGATGCTGTATGCTTCAACTTGTGCTGCATAGTTTCGAAATTAAATTCCATCTTAGCATAAGAAAATAGCCCATTAAACGTATAACCGCCGCCGCCAAAGTGATTGTCCGCATTATTAAATGCTGTATAATCGGGATGTTCCTGTTCAGCATATGTAATATTCGGATTCCAATTGAAACAAAAAGAGGTGCTGTTTGCACCATTGCCATGGTCTCCATCGTCACCAGTATGGTACATAAAATATACTGAATCAAGTTCTCCACTTAAAGTATAATTAAAAAATTGGTGATCCATGTAACCTTCACTATTATGACCCCCCCTTTTAAAACAAACTAGACCGTCAGAGCGCCACATGTTGTTGTTGTAGTATTGCCGATTGGCCGAGTAGCTGCTGCCATTATACGAAACTGTCGCCCCAGCGGAAGGAGCAACTTCCTCAACAGTGCCATCATTATATGTAAAGACCATATTCATAATGTAAGTTCCGTGGCGAGAACCACCAGAACCGCCTGCACGAATTAAGATTTGATGTGGATAACTTATCTGAAGTACATTAAAATAGTTTTTATCGGAACTTGTGAATAGAGAATCGCTATGAGAAGACGATGTACCAAATTCATTCAATCCGTCCGTTATGTCTACGTTAGCTAGATTCCAGTCTGTAATATTTCTATTAAACGAGCTTTCTTTAAACATCTCCTCTATTGTTGTCACGTTACTTACATCCCAATCAGAAATATCTTCATTAAATGTTTTACCTTTGAATAATCGCTTCATATTTGTTACTTCAGAAGTATTCCAATCACTAATATCACCATATATATTTTCCGCAGCTGTTGAATCTGAAAACCATGATTGAACAGCATGTTGTAAGTCTGCGTCAGAGAAAGGTCTACCCGTAGCATAAAAATAAGTCAGACTGGGGTCTGACGACGAAAAATATGTTGAATCTGAATGACCAGAATCTATACCATAATCACTATAACTAGTCACACTGGATACATCCCATCCTGAAATATTTTGATCGAAAGATGGAGCGTTATAGAACATCTTGCTAATAGTCGTCACTTTGGATACATTCCAACCACCAATATCTTGATTGAATGATGAGGCATCTTGAAACATTTTCTTCATATTCTTCACGTTGGATACATTCCACTTATTCATTCCCTCTTTACCTGAATAAAGTACTACTTCGGCTATACGAGTGTGTAGATTTCCGCTACCAGAATATTGATACTGAGTCATCATTTCTATTCTATAATATGTGTATGAACCTTGATTGCTTTCGTCAATATCAAAGCTTTTACAGTTAACACCATACTCAATATCAGTGTCCAGTACTGATTCAACCCAACTAGTGAGACCAGTGCGTGTGTCCAGAGTTGTAAATGACGAACCGTTATTACTACCCTTTATAGTAAATCCGTAAGGGTAGTCATTGTATGTGTTACCATACCATGCTTTATAGTGTGTTATTGTTTTCGCAGTTGGAAATTGCATTTGTACAAACTCGGTTTCGTTGGCAGCCGTTGCAGCACCATGCCATTCATAAATTACACCGCCATCAAAAAGATTGTAACCTGAGGTACTGCTCCACAAATCCGTAGACTGAGTCATGGTTCCTTCAGTTCCACCAGTTCCCCGTAAACCGTGTACTCCGCCAGCTTCTTCCTTCCAACTATCACCTCCGTTGTTGAAAGATGTATTTTCTACGAACATATTTTCCATGGTTGTGACTTTGGATACATTCCAATTAGAAATATCTCCGTTAAAATCACTATGTCCGAACATATCTTTCATATTACTTACCTTCGCTACATCCCAATTAGAAATATCTCCGTTAAAAGTACTAGCTCCGAACATATCTTCCATATTCGTTACATTCGATACATTCCAATTAGAAATATCTCCGTTAAAAGTACTATCTTCGAACAACCCAGTCATATCCGTTATTTTCGATACATCCCAATTACTAATATTACCATATGTTTGTTCTGCAGTTGATGAATTTGAAATCCATGCATTTAAAGCGGAACCAAGAGCAGATGAATCAGCCAATGGATATTGGAAATAACCATATAAATCACTGTTTCTAAATTCCGTAGGCATTAAACTGGCATTATTACCATACTGAGTAAAATTTGAAACCTTGGATACATTCCAACGTCTGATATCTTGATTAAAAGCTGTAGCGTTTTTGAACATATAATCAATATTTGTTACTTTAGATACGTTCCAATCGATAATGTTTCCATTGAAAGCAGTATTTGTCTGAAACATACCGTGCATATTACTGACGTTCGATACATCCCAGTTATTAAGAGATTGATTGAAAGTTGTGGCCGAATCAAACATACTAGCCATATTACTTACTTTCGATACATTCCAGTTATCAATAGATTTATTGAAAGCTGATGCGTAGTAGAACATTGCACTCATATCTGTGACTTTCGATACATTCCAATTGCCAATGTTAACATCTCCATTATTGTTGAAAGCTCTAGCTAATAGAAACATACCTAGCGTAGTACTGACGTTCGACATATTCCAATTAACCGTCTGATTAAAAACTGTAGCGCTCTTGAACATATATGTCATATTAGTTACTTTCGATACATCCCAATTATTAACTTCTCCATTGAAAGCTGTAGCGGCCTCAAACATATTATGCATAAATGTGACCTTGGATGTATCCCAGCTGTTAAGAGACTGATTAAAAACTGTAGCGCTCTTGAACATATGTTCCATAGTTGTCACTTTAGCTGTATTCCAGCTGTTAAGAGACTGATTGAATGAGGATGCTTCATGAAACATATAGTTCATATTGGACACTTTAGCTGTATTCCAGCTGTTAAGAGACTTATTGAATGAGGATGCATTATAAAACATATTATTCATAATTGTTACATTGGATACATTCCAACCAGAAATATCTTCATTAAATGAATTATTTTTGAATAAATTACTCATATTTGTCACTTTAGAAACATCCCAATCAGAAATATGTCCACCATATTGTCCTTCTGCAGTTGCTCTTGTTAAAGTTGATTGCCATTCTCCTATCGCGCCACTGATATTGCTGTTAGTAATATCCACAGTATTTATATCAAAGTAATATTGACTGGAAGTTTTAAATAAATTATCACTATGTGCATTTGCGCTAATACCATAGTTTCCAAAATTTGTTACACTGGATACATTCCAATTGGAAATATCTTGATTGAAAGATGTTGCACTCGAAAACATATTAGCCATTATTGTCACTTTAGAAACATCCCAACTGGAAATATTTTGATTGAATTTTGTTGCATTATAAAAAACATGATCTGCTACTATTACTTTAGATGTATTCCAATTATTAAGAGGTTGATTAAAGTTAGTACCACTAAGCATAACGCCTATATTTGCAACCTTGGATATATTCCAATTATTAAGAGGTTGATTAAAAGGTCCCGCACCCCAGAACATACCGCGCATATTTGTTACTTTAGATGTATCCCAATCAGAAATATTTGAATTAAATGTACTTCTATTTTGGAATAAGTTTTCCATATTTGTCACTTCAGAAGTATTCCAATCATTAATATTACCATAATTCGCTGTCGCAGTTGTTGAATTTGAAATCCATGCACTTACAGCAACTGGTAAGTCTGTATTAGTCAAGGGTCTTTCCTTAATGTAAAAATAATGTGCGTTAGACCCCGTAAAATATGGGTCTTGATGACTAGTGCCATAACCATATTGAGTAAAATTTGAAACCTTGGATACATCCCAAAAGGTGATATCTTGCTTAAAAGCTGTAGCGTTTTTGAACATATAAGCAATATTTGTTACTTTAGATACGTTCCAATCGCCAATGTCTCCATTGAAAGCAATATTTGTCTGAAACATACCCTGCATATTACTTACTTTCGATACATTCCAGCTATTAAGAGATTGATTGAAAGCTTTGGCCCAATCAAACATAGTAGCCATAGTACTTACTTTCGATACATTCCAATTATTAAGAGGTTGATTGAAAGAATCTGCGTAGTAGAACATTTCTGTCATAGTACTGACTTTCGATACATCCCAATTGTTAATGCCAGCATCTCCATTATTGTTGAAAGCTCTAGCTGATTTAAACATATTAGCCATGGTTGTAACTTTAACTGTATTCCAATTAATTGTCCTATTGAAAACTGTAGCTCCATGAAACATTTGTTTCATATTTGAAACGTTACCTGTATTCCAACTATTAAGAGGTTGATTGAAAGATTGAGCGTTAGAAAACATTTCTTGCATATTTGTTACTTTAGATGTATCCCAATCAGAAATATCTTCATTGAATGAAGTGGTATAATTTGTACTTCCAATCAAAATACTCATATCTGTTACCAAAGATACATCCCAATTACCTATATCTCCACCATATTTTCCTTCTGCAGTTGTTCTTGATGAAGTGTTCATCCATTCATTTATAGCATCTCTAAGGACTGTCTTATTAGTAATATCCACAGTATTAGCATTAAAATAATATTTACTGGAAGTGTAAAATAATTCAGGCATTTTATTAGCGTTAAGACCATAACTGCTATAACCCGAATCTGGAACACTGGATATATCCCAATTGCTAATGTCTCTATTAAAGTTGCTTGTACCTGAAAACATATTAGAAATTTTTGTCACATTGGATATATCCCAACCAGAAATATTTTGATTGAAACTTGTTGCGTCTTTGAACATACTGCTCATATTACCCACTTTTGATGTATTCCAAGTGGTAAGTCCTTGATTGAAAGGGGTTCCCTCGAACATACTTGTCATATTAGTTACCTTCGATACATTCCACTGATTACCATTTGTAGGCATTGGTCGATTGATTTTAGTGTTACGGAAAATACCGTTCATATTTGTCACATTACCTGTCTCCCAGAGACTAACACCTCTATTAAAATTGGTTGCACCTGAGAACATATCAGACATATCAGTCACTTTTGATACATTCCAATTATTTACATTTTGATCAAAGTTTACAGCATCAGAAAACATCCCCCACATAGTCTTAACGTTAGACACGTCCCAGCTTTCAATATCTTTATTGAAAGAAGTAGCTTTATAAAACATAAAACTCATATATGTCACATTGGATGTATCCCAATTGGAAAGGCCTTGATTAAAAGAACTTGCTTCTCTAAACATGTCTTGCGTTTTTGTTACCTTAGATATATTCCAGCTACCAATAGGTATATTGAAAGATGTCGCTTTATTAAACATGTATGCCATATTTAACACGTTTGATACATCCCATCCAGAAATATCTTCATTAAATGTGGTATTATTACTGAATAAATCATTCATTAATGTCACATTCGAAACGTTCCAATTGGAAATATGTCCACCATATTCCCAAATTATATTATTTGAAGGCAATGCATCTATGGCGCTTTGTATATTAGTATTATCGAGGGTAGTTTGTCTTGATATAAAGTAATATTGATTTGAATCAATAAATGGTTCTGAATGACCTGAATTATTACCATAATCTGTTAAAATTGTACTACTTGATACATCCCATCCAGAAATATCTTGATTGAAAGCAGTCGCTTTATAAAACATTAATTCTATATCTGTCACACTCGATACATCCCAATCACCAATATCTTGATTGAAAGCAGTCGCATCATAAAACATCCATGCCATAGATGTCACACTCGATACATTCCAATTATTTAAATTTTTATTAAAATTTGTTGCGTTATGGAATGTGGCAGCCATAGATGTCACACTCGATACATCCCAATTATTAATATCTTGATTGAATGGTGTATCTTCAAATGTCCTCCATAAACTTTTAACTGAACTTACATTCCAGTTTCCAATGTTTTTATTGAATGCAGATGCCTCGCTAAACATAGCATTCATATTTGTCACACTCGATACATCCCAAGCATTAAGAGCGTTATTATATCCAGATTTGTGGAACATATATGTCATATTTTTCACATTTGATACGGTCCAACTGTCTAGACCTATGTTAGGATTGAAATTAGTCGTATCAACGAACATATATGACATATCTGTCACACTTGATACATTCCAATTATGTAGTTGTCTATTTAAAATAGATGCCCCATAGAACATATAATCCATTCTCGTTACACTTGATACATTCCAATCATTAAGAACTTTATTATAAGATGATGCTCCATAGAACATATAATTCATATCCTTTACACTTGAGACATTCCAATCTCGAATATCTTGATTGAAAGCACTGCTGCGGAACATAGAGCCCATATGTGTTACACTTGAGACATTCCAATTAGCAATGTTTCCATTGAAAGGAGTATTGCGAAACATATTAGTCATTCTCGTTACACTTGATACATTCCAACTATTTAAAGGTTGATTGAATGAGCTTACGTTTTGGAACATAGCAGACATATCTGTCACATTTGATACATTCCAACTACTAATATCATCATTAAATGACGATTTATCTTTGAATAATTCCTCCATATCCGTCACTTGAGATACATCCCATTCAGAAATATGTTTACCATATTGTGCTGTATTAACACCATATCCCCCATTATACCAATTATTTACAGCGGTTTGTATCGAATTTGCAGGAACAGGTATTTTATTAATAGTAAAGTAATATTGATTTGAATCTTGAAATACAGGATCCGAGTTTACAGATAATAAGCCATAATATTCATAATTTACATTAGTGGTAGGTAAATTCCAATTAGAAATATCTTGGTCGAATTGTTGTGTAGAGTAAAACATTCCTTGAATATTTGTGACTTTTGATACATTCCATCCACTAATATCTTGGTTAAAAACTAAACAAGTATGTAACATATGCATCATATTTGTTACTTTTGATACATCCCAATTGTATAGGGGGTGGTTGAAAGGATGGCATCGTATGAATATACCGGACATGTTGGTGACTTCAGATACATCCCAATTATTAAGATTCTGATTAAAATCTCGCTGATCGGTTAACATTCCTTCCATATTTTCCACATTTGATACATTCCATCCACTAATATCTTGATTGAATATTCCTGAGGTTTCTCCACCATCGCTCCAACAATCAAACATCTGGAGCATATTTGTTACATTTGATACATTCCAATTAGAAATATCTTCATTAAATGTGGTTTTTAGTTTAAATAACTGGGACATATCTGTCACTTGTGAAACATCCCAATTACTTATATGTTCACCCTCATATTTTTGTAATAATGGATTATCAATCCATTCATTCACAGCAGTTTGTATGTTTGCGGTAGTTATAGCTACTTGTTGTGCTAAAATCTCAGTATAATATCTTATTTCTGGTCCATTCACATTCCCGTCTGAATTGCTATCTAACAAGCCAACAGTATTATCAATACCAATTGTATTTGTATTAGTATTGTCTACAGTTCTAAATATATGTTCAATATTATTGAAAGTTATTTTAACTTCATCAAATCTTACACCATCAGTATCATTATTATATAATTTAACTTTAACTTCATTATACTGTTGTGGTATTTGAAATGAGTTAGACCTAATCGTATTGTTATTAATTCCATAAAATAAAGGATTCTCAATTAAAATATCTTGATCAGTTGTTGTTAAGAACGACGCATACACTATCCCCGCGGTTGCACCGGTGTCTGATACCGAAACTGTTATATCAATTGGATATACTGGTCCGGGGTCCGGTTGTGGTTGAGTTTTTGAAATATTTGTATAATATCTTATTTCTGGTCCCACAATGTTCCCGCTTGAATGTTTATCTAACCAGCCAACTGTATCTTCTACGCCAATTGAGCTAGAATCCCAAGTGCTGTTAAATTTTGTGTATTTATATTCATAAGAATTAAAAGTTATTTTAACTTCTGTAAAATATACAGCATTAGTACTACTATTATATAATTTGACTTTGATATTTTCATGCGATGGGTCTATTGCTAATAATCTGTATTTTATCTCATCATTATCAATATTGTTATATAATTTTGCATCAACTAAAATATCTTGATCATTTGTTGTTAAGATAGATGCATATATAGCCCCAGTTGTATCGCCAGAAGGCATAGAATCTGTTGTTGTTGATATAACAACCGTAGATGATACATTTATGATAAAGTAATACATACTTGAATCTTCCTCAAATAAAGTATCGCTGTGACCGGAATTTAATCCATAATCTGTATAATCTACACCAGTTAAGGATAAATTCCATTCAGAAATATCTTGATCGAATTGTTGTGCCCCCTTAAACATCTCACTAATATTGACGACATTCGATACATCCCATATACTAATATCTTGGTTAAAGGCAATTGCTTGATAAAACATTCCCTTCATATTTATCACATTTGTTACAGTCCAGTTACTAATATTTTGGTCAAAAACAGAACAATCATAGAACATATTTTCCATTCTTTCTACACTTGAAACATCCCAACTGTTAAGAGGTTGATTGAAATTATGGCAACCAAGGAATACAGCCCACATACTAATAACACTTGATACATCCCAATTATTAAGAGGTTGATTGAAATTTGATTGATTAGCAAACAAATCAAACATATTTGTGACATTTGATACATCCCATCCTCCAATATCTTGATTAAATACACCAGTAGACGGCCAAGCTCTAAACATAGCTCCCATGTCTGTTACACTTGAAACGTCCCAAGTTCCTATGTTACCATTGAATTGTATAGCTTGGTCAAACATTGCGTGCATGTTTGTTACACTTGAAACGTCCCAAGTTCCTATGTTACCATTGAATTGTATAGCTTGGTCAAACATTGCGTGCATGTTTGTTACACTTGAAACGTCCCAGCTATTAAGATTTTGATGGAAAGATTCAGCATTATAAAACATCTCACTCATATTTGTCACATTCGATACATCCCATCCCGAAATATTTTCGTTAAATGAAGTGGTATGATTTGTACTTTCAATCAAACCGCTCATATCTGTTACACTTGAAACATCCCAATTAGTAATATTATGTCCATATTTGTATTTGTTTGAACCACCAGCTATCCAATCATTTATAGCATTTACCACCACATTTCTATCAGTAATAGGAGTATGGTTTATTGTAAAGTAATATAAATCAGAATCATTGAATATATCATTACTATGATTCGTACCTTCACTTGCATATGTATCTAAACCAACTGTTACACGTGAACTTGGTACATTCCAACCAGAAATATCTTGGTCGAAGTCATTAGCATATCTAAACATATGTCCGATACTTGTTGCACTTGACATATCCCAATTATTTATGCTACTCTCGCCACCATTATTGAATTCCTCTGCCGAATGAAACATATTGTTGAATAAAACTACATTTGATACATTCCAATTACCAATATCTTGATTAAATGGACAATTTGTGGCAAACATATAATCCATTCTATGTACACTGGATACATTCCAATTTCCAATAGGTTGGTTGAAGGCTTTAGCTTCTCGGAACATACTGGTCATAGCTGTAACTTGTGATACATTCCAATTATTTATGCTACTATTTCCACCATTATTAAAGACTTCCGCAATATAAAACATATTTTGCATGGTTGTCACTTTTGATACATTCCAATTAAGTGGTTGATTAAAAAGTTTCGCATTACAAAACATACCCTTCATATCTGTGACATTTGATACATCCCATCCAGAAATATCTCCATTAAATGATGTTGCTCCATTGAACATAGAATCCATTTTTGTTACACTTGAAACATTCCAATTGAGTCGTTGATTGAAAACAAGAGAATTCTGGAACATAGATGACATATCTGTTACACTGGATACATCCCAACCAAAGACAATATCATTAATTATTGTATCAAAATCCGTTCCTTTTACAAATGTATAATCCCCAGACGTCTCGGTAGCACTATTATATGCGTTGATTAAGTCTTGTGCAGTAGAATATGTAGTGTCGTGACTATATTGGATATCTGGTACGACTCTACCCTTTGTCGAGTCTAATACTAATGTTCCTGTATTTGTGATTTTAACAAAACGTATATAATCCGGATCATTGGCAATTTCCATTAAAATTATGTTATCATCGGTATCTACTGCGTACTGGTGAATGTTACCACCATTTCTCTGGCCAAAATCACTCGAAGACGATATTGTTCCAAATGGAATTCCACCAATAGGTTGATTGAAAGATTCTGTATCGTTAAACATTTCATACATATTCGTCACTTTGGATACATCCCAACCAGAAATATCTTGATTAAAGTCTTTATTGCCCGCAAATAGGTTTCCCATTTCTGTTATATTAGACACATCCCAATTGTTAAGAGGTTGATTGAAAATGTCACATCCATGGAACATATGCGATAAAGTAGTGTATTTAGATACATCCCAATTGTTAAGAGATTGATTAAAAGCCTTCTGATGAACAAACATCCAACTTATGTCTGTTGCACTTGCCAAGTTCCAATCATTAAGAGGTTGATTGAAAACTCCTCCACCTCCAACTGAACTTTCGATTCTAAACATATTAGCGATGTATGTTACACTTGAAACATTCCAATTATTGAGAGGTTGATTGAATGATAAATTATTTCTAAACATATTAGCCATGTGTGTTACACTTGAAACATCCCAACCAGAGGTAATATTATCAAAATCATCTCCTTTTACCCATATATAATCAGCAGTCGACTCTATAGCACTATTATATGCGTCTATTAATTCTTGTGCAGTAGAATACGTGAATCTGCCGGTGCCGTTATTATGTCTACCCTTTGTACTGTCTAATACTAATGTTCCTGTTTTTGTGACTTTAACAAAACGTGTAGTGGGGTTCTCCCCATCTACAATTTCAGTTAAAATTATATTATCATCGGTATCTACTGCAAACTGGTGAATGTCATTGCCGTTTCTCTGACCAAAATCACTCGAAGTCGATATTGTTCCAAATTCACCAGCAATAGGTTGATTAAAAGGTGTGCCCTGAAACATGTTTCTCATATTTGTCACATTTGATACATTCCAATTGTTTAGAATTTCGTTAAATAGTGTTTTATCGGCGAATAAACTATCCATATTTGTCACTTGAGACACATTCCATGCACTAATTGGACCACCATAAGGAGTATCCCATTTAGCATTGTCTTTTCCAATATATTTCAATTCAGCAATACATAGTGAATGGTGGTTACTGGATTCCTCACCTGGGTGGGCAATTGTAGGACCAACAGTTTTTGTAATAACCATTGCAAAATGATTATAACTATTATTTGAGTTAATTCCACTGTATATAGTTCCAGAAATACCATCTTCTGGTGTAGCACCAGTAATATCTAATAATTCATCCCAATTATTTCCATCATTACTACCATATATTTTGAAATTACTTGGACCTCGATTGCGGCGCTCTATTCTTCCGGTTACTTCTATACTATGAAGGAAAATTGCTTGTGGTAATTGTGTAGCTATCCACTCACCATATGGAGTATTTGATGCTAACTGTACAGTTCCAGTATACGCGCCATCTGTTCCATCATATAACTCTGCACTTGTATTGTCGGCGTGCCAAGTACATTTCCATCCCCCTTGTACATCATTATAATCTCCATTATGAATCTTCCAATCAGGCTGATTGTCTGAGCTGGCACTGGATGTTACAATTATACCATTTTGTTCAGCACTTGAGATATTCTCCAAAGGATACATTTCTGGATCAGAATCATTTACTGCCGTTTGTATATTGTCATCATTAAGAGGTATTTGGTTTACTTTGAAGTAATATTCTCTAGAATTGTTAAATAAAGGATCTGAATGATCGACATTACTACCATAATATAAATAATTTACACCACTAGTAGGTAAATTCCAATTTGATATATCTTGATTGAAAGCATTGTTAGGGCTTCCTGTTCCTGATATAAAGGCTTGAAGATTTGTCACACTTGACACATTCCAGCTATCAATAGGTTGATTGAAAGAATTTGCAACTCTAAACATACCTTCCATAGTTGTCACACTTGATACATCCCAATCATTCAGAGGTTGATTGAATGCTATAGCCATTTTAAACATAGATTCCATAGTTGTCACACTCGACACATCCCAATCATTCAGAGGTTTATTATATCCAGAATTGTGGAACATATATTGCATCTTTTTCACATTTGATACGTTCCAACTGTCTAGACCTATGTTAGGATTGAAATTAGTCGTATCAACGAACATATATGACATATCTGTCACACTTGATACATTCCAATTATGTAGTTGTCTATTTAAAATAGATGCCCCATAGAACATATAATCCATTCTCGTTACACTTGATACATTCCAATCATTAAGAACTTTATTATAAGATGATGCTCCATAGAACATATAATTCATATCCTTTACACTTGAGACATTCCAATCTCGAATATCTTGATTGAAAGCACTGTTGCGGAAAATAGCAGACATATCTGTCACATTTGATACATTCCAACCAGAAATATCTTCATTAAATGAAGTTTTATCTTTGAATAGTTCATTCATATCTGTTACTTGCGATACATCCCAATTTGAAATATGACCACCATATAGAAGTATAGATGGGTCAGAAATCCAAGCATTTACAGCATCTTGTATATTGTCATTTGTAAGCGCTGTTTGTCTTATTATAAAATAATATTCACTTGAAATTGTAAATAAATCATCATCAGAATGACTTGAATATAATCCATAATTAGTAAATATAGAGACTTTAGATACATCCCAACCAGAAATATTTTGATTGAATTTCGCACTCCTAAACATACTGCCTATATGTGTTACTTTTGATACATTCCAACCACTAATATTTTGATTGAAAACCATTTGAGAAGATCCAGAATCAGATTCACTGTAAAACATACTTTGCATAGAAATCACATTAGCTGTATTCCAACCACCAATATTTTGATTAAATATTCTGGCATCCCTGAACATAGCTTGCATATTTGTTACATTACCTACATTCCAACCACCAATATTTTGATTGAAAACATGTGCAGATCTAAACATATAAGTCATGTTAGTAACACTGGATACATCCCATCCAGAAATATCTTGATCAAAAGATTCTGCCTTATGAAACATATACGTCATATTGGTAACATTGGATACATCCCATCCAGAAATATCTTGATTGAAAGCTGTAGCACTATAAAATGTATATTCCATATTTGTGACACTGGATACATCCCATCCAGAAATATCTTGATTGAATTTAGAATTTTCAGAAAACATATGGGATATAGTTTCCACTTTTGATACATCCCATCCAGAAATATCTTGGTCAAATGGACAACCACCACTGAACATATGGAATATAGTTGTCGCGTTTGATACATCCCAGCTTCCAAGTGGTTGATTAAAAGAGCCTGCGACTCTAAACAATAAGCTCATATTTTCCACTTTTGATACATCCCAACTATCTAAAGCTTGATTGAAATCTACTGCATTACCAAACATACGTTCCATACTTATCAAACTTGACACATTCCAACCAGATATATCTTGGTTAAAATTAGAGGCTTCATTGAACATTCTATCCATATTTTCCACGTTTGATACATCCCAATTAGAAATACTGTCATTAAATGATGTTTTATCCAGGAATAATTCAGACATATTTGTAACATTGGATACATCCCAATTATTAATGGGACCATATACTTCTTCTAAATCAATAATATTAATAGTACCATCTGGTACCCCATATGTTAATTGAGTAGGAGTAGTTTCTGTTACAGTAAGTGTAGTTGTTTTTGCATTAGTATCTATTATTTGAGTTACTTGACCCTCAGGTCGTAGGGAAAACGTACCATGATGATTTGCATTTGACCAATCAAAAATATACGTTTTACCTTTATATATATTAATTGATCCATTTCTGGCTGGTACTCCCCAATAATTGTTTCCGTAAGTTACTTGTATTGTTTCAGTAGTAGAACAGTATAAATCAATGGCACTTTGAAGAGTACTATTATCAAATATATATTTGAAATAATTCCATTGATGTGTATCATTAATATTTATAAATTCATTACTCATAGATGTTGCAGTGTTTCCAAAACTATGAAAATCATTTACATTTATAATTTCCCAATTTGAAATGTCTTGATTGAAAGCTGTCGCTTTATAAAACATCTCAACCATACGTGTCACTTTCGACACATTCCAATTATTAAGTGGTTGATTGAAAACAGAATTATCTTCAAACATTTGACCCGCGTCTTTCAAACTAGAAACATTCCAATTGTTTAAAGGTTGGTTAAAAATTGTAGAACCACCCCGGAACATACTTTTCATAGTTGTAACACTGGATACATCCCAATCAGAAATATCTTGGTTAAAAATACTAATACGGCCGTGGCTGCCAGTAAACATTTCTTGCATATTTTCCACTTTTGATACATTCCAATTATTGAGAGGTTGATTAAAAGTTCTTGCATCCGCAAACATAGTGGACATATCTGTCACACTTGAGACATTCCAATTATTGAGAGGTTGATTGAAAGATTGGGCACCATTAAACATACGATACATAGTAACAACATTAGATACATCCCAATTACTTATGCTACTCTGGCCACCATTATTGAAATCAAATGCTAAATAAAACATATCACGCATATCCGTCACATTTGATACATTCCAACCACCAATATCTTGATTAAAATCGTCTGCGTAGCTAAACATTGAGAACATATTTGTCACTTTAGAAACATCCCAACTACTAATGTCTTCGTTAAATGATGTTTTATCCCTGAATAAATTGCGCATATCTGTCACATTTGATACATTCCAATCCGAAATATTTCCATAGAAAAGTTCAGCATTATTTGAGTCATATATCCATTCATTAACTGCTGTTTGTATATCATCTTCATCTAATAGTTTTACGTTAGCTATAAATACTGTTTGATCTGTGTTATCAGTTGCATCATATTCAGAACCATTTTGATGATCATTTCTAAAAATCAATGTATAATTTCCAGACTCAGTAATATTATATTCTTTTGAATATTCTATAAAAGTATTTGGACTCTTAGAATGTTCATATTGTTGAGAATCCCCATTAAATTCTACTACAAATGCAAGTTTATCGGGTAATTCAACGCCGGCGTAATTGCTGCGAGCACCACCCAAAAATTTGAGAGTATAAATACCTGTTTTAGTTATATTTATCACTTGACTTATATATGAACCATGTCCCTGTATACCAATGAAATGAGTATCAATATAATGAGGAGATGGTACAGCTGGAGAACCCCATTCAGAAGCACCATTTTTAATAACATGAATGGAACCCTGTATATCATCCCATGATTCTATGTTTGTAACAAAGGCAAATCCCCAATCACCAACTTCTGGTGTTGAACCAGTTATTGAATCAGATTCAAAAAAACCATTTCCAACAAAATTATCCGTAAATACTGGTGTCATAAAATAAAGCCTACTACTATTTCTGAAACTTTCAGAAGAATGTGTAGCACAATTATAGCCATAATTTTCCCACACTAATACATTTGATATTTCCCAATTACTAATATTTTGGTCAAAAATTTGACAAGCATAGAACATATTAAGCATTGTTGTATTCTTGGATACATTCCAACTACTAAGAGGTTGATCGAATTGATGACAACCAAGGAACAATGCCCACATATTAACACAATTTCCAACATTCCAATCATTAAGAGGTTGATTAAATGTGTTTTGATTGGCAAAAACATTAGATAGAATGCTTACATTAGATACATTCCATCCACCAATTGGTTGATTAAACGAGCCATATGTTGGTGTGTCGCCTTCTGTCCAACAATTGAACATACCAAACATACTTGTAACTTTGGATACATCCCAGTTATCAATAGAACCATTGAATGACATTGCCCCTTTAAACATCCACTCCATATCTGTAACTTTTGATACATTCCAGCTATTAAGATTTTGATTGAAAGAATTAGCATTATAGAACATCCAGTTAGTATTTTCTATTTTCGAAATATCCCAACTACTAATATCTTGATTGAAATTTGTTGCACCATAAAACATAGCAGTTGTGATAAGAGCATTCGACATATTCCAACTATTTAGAGATTGATCGAATGAACTTGCATTTTCGAAGGTACGCCAAAAACCTGTATTTGAACTTACATCCCAATTACTAATATCTTGATTAAAAGACGATGCACCAGAAAACATACCATTCATGTATTGTACCTTTGATACATTCCAGTTTCCAATTGGTTGATTAAAAGAATATGCATTTTCGAATAGAAAGTTCATATTTGTCACATTCGATACATTCCATTTGGAAATATTGTCATTAAAATTAGCGGCGTTTATTCCATCTGAGTATACCAATTCAGTAAGACTATTTATACTTGTAGTCGCAAAATTATATATTCCTACTTGACCAATTGTTCCATCGAAGTGATTTCCATTACCCCAAGCATCTCCAAGTGTGAAATTATTATTTGTATGTGTATTCAAATTATCCGAAGAGTTCACTTGTTCATGTTGCCATTCTTGTTCTGATACACCTTTAATATAAAAATGTATTTCCTTTTTATTATCCACACTCACTGCTACAATAGTTTCAACATTAGGACTAACCGCAATAGTTGAATATATTGATGTATTATTAATCCATAATTTTAGACTACCACCATCATTTATTTGTAAAGAAAATGCTGAACCAGTCCCCGAACTTGTATGACCATATGTAAATATATTTTTATTAACAGTAGTTTCGGTCCAGTTGATAACCACAATAATAGTTCTATCCTTAGAACCGGTTATTCCAATGGTAGATGTATTAAAATATGAACTTAAATCAATAGGTAGATTCATTCCATTTGCATTATAATTAAATGATGCCAAAATTGTATTGAGAATATTTGAAAATAGATTACTCAAATCTGTCATATTTGATACATCCCAATCTCCAATATCCCCATATAATTCTAAGGCAGATTCCCTATTTTTAAACCACAAATCAATTGCGTATATTAAGTAATCTTTATCCACAAATCTGGATAAATTGTTGATTTGTGCTTTTTCATACAAATCAGTTGCTTCATTCACAGAATATCCATTCAATATATTGACACTTCTTATTCTAGAAAATCCAGAAGAAAAGCTTTCAGCCCAGTCCCATGGCATCGAATTATACGATGGTGCATCAAAAAGTTTCGCATTTTCTCCATAAAAATTCGCATTTGTAACACTATGATTATATATTATTACTTGGCCAATTTCTCCTTTGAAAAGTCCCCATGTCAAATCACTTACACCCGTTGGAAGAGCTCCAATTGTAAAACCTCTTCCAAGAGCTGTATTTATCTCACTGCTAAAAGTGTGACTCTTCATTCCCCATAATCCTGTAGTTGGATTCTTTATGAATATATATCCGGTTTTAGATGGACCATCATAACTACAAGCAATTGTAGTTTGAACTCCCTCTTGTACTGTTAAATCACTACCACTATAAAATGCCATAGGATTAGAGTTGCTTCCATAATTATCGTCGCCAGAAGCTCCATTAACAGCCAATCCAACTGCCCAATTACCTTCTGCGGTGCCATCACCACCATAAGTAGTACCATTTCTAAGTCTTATTTCAAATTTACTATTAGTTATACTTCCACTAATATCACCATATGCGCAAACAATATATTGTGAATTAGTACCAGTTCCGTCAATTTTTATGTTTGCAATAATTGTACGTGAATTATTTCCTAATATGTTGGCAGAAATTACATCGAACCCATTACCTAAATCAATCGCGCTCCCACTTAGCCCATTAAAAATAAATCCAGTTGCGTCATAACTAAATGCACAATCTTTAGCATCACATAAACCAAATTTCAATGCAACCAAATCTTCTTCGTCATCATTTATAGTTGTATCGTTGTTTTGAGTTATTGTCGCATTTCCCATTACTTCTGTATTATTAATCCACAATCTGGGTATATGATCCGGACTAAATGTATTTACTAAGTGAAGCCATTTGTTATTCAAATTCTCAACATTATATTCATAAATATTTGTTCCACTATCAGGATAATATGCTAATTCTCCTATAAATACTCCTGCCGAACGATTCGTTGATACAACATATAAACGATAATACCTATATGTTCCTGGATTCTGCATTTTATACTCAGAATAAGGTATGTTAAGCAGACCCA